TGGTTCTTCTGTTACCGTAACCCAAGACCAGGTAGGTGGTCCATTTACGTCCAATATCAGTCAAGCTGATGCCAACAAAAAAGCTCAAGATGCTGTAAATTCCCAAGGTCAGGCTTATGCTAACAAGAACGGTGATTGCGTAGCTGATAGCACAACTCCTTCTTGGTCGGATACCGGAAGTACCCGTTGCAGCGGTTGTACATCTCAGAAGCAACAACGTGACACTAATCCATGTTCTTCTTCTTACAACAACACAAGGTGGGTTAATGGAGGTGGAGAGTCTTGTACTGACTGGTCTTACTATGGAACAGGAGACTGCGTAGGTCATACTCAGTACAATGCTTATCGTGATAGTTGCTCTGGTAGCATAGATCGTCAATATTCTGTAAGTTGTAGAAATTGCTGTAATTGCGGATCTTACGGTTCTTGGCAAGAAAATGGATGTAATGGAACCAAAACTAAGTTTATTCGTTACGATGATTGCGGAAATTCTGATACTAAAGAAGAGTATGTTATTGGAAGTTGCGGATATGCACCATATGAATTTCAGTTCCATGATGGAAGAACGAGCAAGTCAAGGTCTGTAACTGGAGAATCTCAGGATATTGAAGAAGTTATCATAAGTACTAAGAATGATTCATATATAGGATATTCTGTTAAATCGAAACCTTCTTGGTGTTCTGTTGATTACAGAGACCAGACATCTGAAAGCATGAAGGCTGTGGTGACATTATCTGCCAATACAACATCTTCTTCCAGATCTGGTGACATTGTTTTTGTTCAAAATGAATCTGGAAAGACTGTTACTCTTAGCATCACACAAGATGTTGCAGTTACTTACGAATTTAGTACCAACCAAAGCACTTGGAATGCCGATGCAAATGGAGGTGCAAATAATTCATATTTATGTATCCAATTAAAGAGTAAGAAGAATGGAAGCAAGATAGGATACACTGTATCTTCTAAACCGAGTTGGGTTACAGAAGTTACAGAAAAACCATCAGGGGTATCCTGTCCTGTTTTGTCAGGTTATGATTATTCATTTGTAATAATCTCATCCGCAAACAGCTCTTCATCTTCCAGAAGTGGCACTGTGACATTGAAGCAAAATGAGTCTGGGAAGACTGTTAACATAACAGTCAACCAAGAAGGCAAGGCAGAGGCTAAGCCTGTTCCGGCGCATATTACATTGAAAAACGGTTCTTGGGCTACATATAGGAGGGATAATGTTTCTTATAACCCTGGCGCCGGTAAGTGTATTGCCGGATTCGAATGGACTGGTGATGAAAATGGAAATATCCGAATCTACACCTGTGATATTAAGGTGGTGGATGCTAATTATCGTGAGATATCTGGAGCTACTATAAGCATCGGAACAACAACCCAGAGAAGACAATCCGGAAGCTCTTGTTCGTATTTCGGGGCCGTTAATGGAGGAATATTAGCCGGATATGTTCATTCTGGAGATGAGAATGGATATACTACATGGTATATACGAACTATAAACGTGTCTTACGAAGGCAAAGTGTATAATACCTCTACTGTTAGGCAGTACGAAAAACAAAATATCTCTAAGAAAGGTGGTGTTTTCAATGTATATAATGAATCTCCTGCTTCTTATAACTTTATAGTAGATGGAGCTGAGTGTGGAGATGAAAATGGTACTTTGAAATACGCTTATTCTCAAATGGATCTTAATCCAGCATAATTAGCAAGGGGAGGGAATTTAGTTCTCTCCCCTTGAATATTTTAGATTATAATATTGTGTTTTAAGTATTGTCTATTAGAATAAAAATGATTAATATTGCACATCATTCAATTTTAAAATTTTAGTATCATGGCTTGTAAAAAGAAAGCTCGTCAGGGTGGTGAAGTCGATAAGAAAGACAAACCTAAAATGCGCCAAGGCGGTAGCGTTGGAGGCAAGATGAAAAGAAAGAAGACGAGCACTAAAAAGTGATTGAAAACCAGGGGAAGGTACTGATCGCCTTCCCCATTTTAATAACATAACAACATATTATGAGCAACAATTTTATTAGCAAAGGACAAAGGAATGTCTGTGTGACGTTTGTGAAGTATTATCCTGTGTTGATGCAGGTTATTATGTTAGCCAGCATTTTTGATGAGTTTTATCCTTTTAGTATCACTAATTGGCTGTATCCGATATTAGGTCATTCTCTATCATTGGACCTATTTCTCTTGGCTTTTTCAAGAATGTTCAGGTTTTGTATATGGCATAGGTTATTGATCTATAGCATGATTTTTAATATCTGTGTAGAATGGGTTACGGTTAATATTGAGATGCCTATTGAGCACAATATCGTAGTGTGGTCTGTTATGGCTGTTACTCTGTTGATAATCATTGCCTCTATTGTTTTAAGATTTAAAAAGGGTTGCTTTGAAGAGGATGAAAGAGATTCTGACAGAGACGCTGCGTAAAAGCGGTGCGGCGGTATGCGATAAGATAAAGGAGATGTTTTTAAGCGGGGAATGTGATCATCTTACAGCCAACGATCTTGAGACATGGACGCAGCTTGCTAATCCGGCTAAGTATTATACCGGAGAAGAGGCTGTTTCTTATCTTAATGTAACTTCTAAAAGATTTTATGAATATCGGAAGGCTAAGTTAGTTCCTGATCCGGTTAAGATAAAGGGATTCCCTAAACCTTTATATACGAAAGTTATGTTGGATGATGCTATAAAAACCATATCCGGCATGAGTGAAAGAGAGATTTATATGAGGATCTTGAATGCTAAATCAAGAGAATCAAGAGCAAAAGAAAGGAGGGGAGCATGATCACTAATGGTGAATTTGTATCAAGAGTCGTAAACGGTATTCATGCCCTTGACAAAGATTCGCATGTTAGTCGGAGATGGATATTGAATATCGGCAGAACTAAAGCCGAATCTTATACAGCCCAGAGATGGGATGATGGGACGTTGCTTGGCGACCACCGGCTCCTGACTTACGTTACTTGTCTGGAGATGATTGAAGTTGACAAAATAGTTTGTTGTGATGCCGAATTTGCGTTATGTAATACACTTATGCGTTCAAAGCATAAGCTTCCAGGACTTCTTTATTCTGCCCTTAGACCGGCTATTACTAAGGTGACTAACGTAGATAACACTATATTTTTTAAGTTCGCTGAAATAAAGTCGTATCGCAATGAACAAAAAAGACCGTATGCTAAATACGTTAAAGAACGTCGTCCTTTTTATTATGTAGAAAACGACTATATTTATATACCGGATTTCCATATAGAGCTTATTAACGTAGAGTTCTTTACAACAAGAAGAAAGAAGGCGCTGGAGTTAATGGCCTGCGATCCTACACCTAAAGGGTGTGAGTCTGAATGGGAATACGAATTTATCTGCCCTATTAAGTTAATTGAGTACGTAGTGGCAGAGACGATAAAGGAAGTAGCATTCAGGCTACAGATTCCTGTCGATGAAAATCCGAATCTTGATTCCAATCAGAAAAGTCAAATTGTTCAGTGATTCTTTTTATTGGGCACCCGGCCATAGCTATGTAGCCACGACCGGGTGTTTTTTGTACTATTTCAATGCAAGAACAGGGTTTCCCCATTTTCTTTTCCATTTATCTCCGAGGTAATTTATCAAGGAATTGTAGTCTTTAATAAAACCGTCATCAATAACAGAGGCTATGACGTTCTCTATGGCTATTATATCATTGAGCTCATCTTTACTGGCAGTATTCCTTATCCCATCTTCATGTTTATTAAAAACAATGAAATTAATAGCTTTAGCAACTCTTTTTATATTGTCTTTCAAGTCATTCTTGTTTGAAACTATTCTACTTATCGCGCTGCACATCCTGACGTATGCATCACCGGCTTCGTTCCGGTTTTCTATCAATCCATCGGTAAGCCATATAACCACCTCAGCGTAAATTTCTGGATCCATCTCTAATGCAATCATAACAAACAGATATGGATTTACATACCATTTTTGATCTACTCCTTTTCCTTTTTTGTAGGCAAGGTCTAATTTTCCAAGATCCATTACACTGCTGATATTCAATTTGTTATTATTGAGTAGAAGATTTCTTCTACTCAATAAAAGCTTATTTTCCAGCTTATTAACTAATTCAGTACACCTTTCTTTAAATGATTCAGTTTCTATTATATGACTCAATTGTTTTGGAGCCAAACCTAATTTTTCTCTTTTAGCAGACAAGGCTTTCATTGCGTCAGTTATACATATGTAACCATCTTTAGACATAACAGACACATTCATTCCTAACAAAACTCGATCTTTTGATTGTAAAACAACATTTGATTTCATAACTTTACTACGATTTTAATTTTGTAAAATATAAGTCTACCTGTCCGTGAGGATCGGTAGACTTTGCAAATATAGAATAGTATTTTGATGCAACAATACATTCTAATGTTAATTATCTGAAATGTATAATTTTAATTTTTGAATGATGAAAAGAACATCAATACAATCACCGTATTTTGCAGCCTACTACCATCGTCTTATGAAGAGAAAGAATGGTTTTAAGAAAGGCATGATAAGAGACAGAGGAGAGGTTTTAAGACTGTTGTCTATTATATGGAAAACCGTATCAGAGCATTATGTGGAAGCTGATGCTGGTGTTTATATAGATAATGTGGGTTACTTATGCCATGTGCTTATACCCGGCCAGCGCTTTCCCGTAAGGCGGGACCTGGACATCGTGAGCAGGCTTGGCACCAATGGCTACCTCTATAACCACTTGGCTATGGATTTCGCAGACTCCAAAAGATATTACCATTTTGTAATACAAGATAGCTTGAAAAAGAAGTTAAGGGTTAAAATGAATAAAGGACGAAGATACCGATTTATGTACAATGAAATACTTGCCAAAAGAAGGGTGTTTAAAGATTTCCAGATTAAGAGAGTTTTCGAAGACAAGGAATTAGGTCATAGAAATAAGTAGAAAAAAGTAGCGATCATCCTTTGTGTATATAGAATAATCGCTACTTTTGCATATCCGTCTACTTTCTCAAGCGGGCGGATATAATGCTAACAAAATATCTTTATACAAATAAAGCTCTATGGAGGCAAAGGTAAACAATTTTCAAAACAATGCGAAGGGTAGTAACATTATTTTGACGTCAGAATCCAACGAAATGGATTTATCTGTAAAATTATCTAAAATTTTTAGCTATAATGGCCATAATGTTTCTTTTATAAAAACTTCTTATGGTATATTGTTAAATGCCACGCAGATGGCAAAAGCATTCAATAAGAAACCTGCCGAGTATCTAAGGTTGCCGTCTGTAAATCAATTAATTAAGTCAATGGTGGGATTTTCCCACCTTTCTGAGAATCAGATAGTTACAACCATGTTTGGAAGTCCTGAAAATGGAGGAGGTACATGGATGTTTGAAGATCTCGCCATAGATTTTGCGAGATGGTTGGATACTGATTTTAGATTATGGTGTAACTCGAAGATAAAAGAATTTTTAACATCAAACTTGGTTTCTATTCCAAATTTTACTGATCCGGCAGAAGCAGCCGAAGAATGGGCTAAGCAGTATCGTAGAGCTCAGCAAGCGGAATCCATTGCTTTGGCTGAACATAAAAGGGCGGAGCAAGAAAGAATGGAAAAAGAAATAGCTGTAAATACGTTAGAAGAAAAGAAAGGGGATATAGAGTTTTCTGAGTCATTTAAAAAGGTGGATCATGAAAACATGTGGCTAATCAGAGATGTGGCGAAGAAGCTTGAGCAGAATGGAATCATCATCGCAGAAAAGAATCTTCGTTTGTTTCTTGAGGAAGTCAAGTTCATGTTCAGAAATGGGCAGGGTAGATGGGAGCTATACAGTGATATTGTCAAAAATAAGTTTGGTGTTTACAGATCATATTTTGTTGACAAATATTCTGGGGAAAGAGTTAATCAGCAAACCATCTACATGACTGGTGCCGGATATGAAGTCACGCTTAAGGGGATAAAGGAAAAGTGTAGGAGCCTTTTCTTGAAGTACGGCAAGTTTGAAGATCCTAACTTTTGAAAACACAAAATATGGCGTTATACATATTATTCATATCTTTGTGGAGGTCAGGTTCGTTTCCTGTCCTCCATTTTTTTTAAGAGATGACAGTCGAAAATTATATCATAGAGTTAAAATCGTCTTTAAGATCATTTGACAAGCGTGATCTGATAGATGAGGTATCCATCTACAAATGGATAGAAATTGCCCTGAAGAAGTTTGGAGGCGATATTACTATGCGCAAAGAAGCGGTAGTGGATGTCAAGCGAGGGCAGGCCCGTATGCCTGGTGATTACTTTGATCTTATTTTGGCTTTTAAATGCGATTTTAAAGGATATGAGGTGCCGGAAGGTGACAAGGTGATATCAGAACTTCAAAATACAATAGCTTGGAAAGAACGTACCGAAAGAAGTTATAGGTGGTGTTCTTGCGATGAATGTTGTAAAGACGAATGCGAGAAAGTGATAGTTGAAAAATTTTATATCAATGTTCATGATCGCGATCATGAAGTTCGTTGCTATTATGACCGGCCGGTAATGTTAGGTCTTGCTAAGCCTATGCTTCGTGATTCTTGTTTAAGTAAATGCCGGAATAAGGTAATAAAGGATAGTCCGTATGAGATAAATATCGTAAACGGATTCCTGTATGCTAATTTCGATGGTCCTATTTACATGCAGTACCGGTCTCTTCCTTTCGACGGAGAATCTAATATAATTATACCAGACACGCCTCAAGGTCTGGTATTGGATTATGTGGATAATTTTGTAAAGATGAGATTCTTTGAGGAACTGATGTATAATGGAGAGGCACAAGGAGCGGCCGATTTGTTCAAGTTGTATGCACAGCAAGATTTGGTTAAGCTGAAAAATGCTAAGACCGAACTTAAGATGATGGGAATGACATTGAAAGGTATGTATGAACCTCTTAGGCGGCGTCGTGCCGAGTTTGAGATTTATTCTAAGGCATATCCTGTAATTGATAATATACTTAAATTGGTATGATTGAGGTAGTTTTATTTATATACTTGTCTGGCGTTATCGCATCTATGATTGTTTGGTCAATCAGGCAATTTAAAGGAGATGCGAGTTTGGTAGAGACAATGTACTGCCCGGTAGTATTTTTGTTGAGCTGGATATATGTATTTGAAATATTTAAAATTAAATAAGATGTTAGAGGTTAAAGCAAGCGAAATAGTAACCGCCGACAAAATGAGAGGCATAGGACCGGCAAACATCATCTTCACAGCCGGCCCTAATCCGGTAGCTGAAGATCGTAGAGGCGTAGCTAAGGTAACGGCTGGTGGAGAGAGTAAGAACGTTACAATCACACAAGCTGCCGGCGAGCAGGTTGTTGTAATTCCTGAGTTCGATTATCTTGTTCTTAGGTATGGATGGGAATCAGAAGACGGCTCCGATTTTGATACTGCAACCGGTTTCACCAATACAGGCATCTCAGATGTAGATAATAAATACGTTGGATGGAGTAAGCAGTGGGCTACTACCCAACAACAGGTAGGTGATTACCTTGTTTATGGTGGTGATAACATGCAGTCTGGTCTTGAAGGCGCGCTTATTAAGATGAAGACCTTGCTATCAGCGCCGGGCATGGACGAGTCGGAGCCTAATATCAATGCTGATATCTATGGTAATTGGTATGGAAATAGAGGGCGAGGAAATGTTGTTGTGTCTTTTACAGCCTACCTTGGAGGAGAGATGGTTAAACAAGGATTTAATTTCATTAATGAAGGAGGTACGGAAGTTTACTCCGACAGCATCACTACTAACGTTTCGGCTCATGGTGAAACCAATTACCAAAATATAAAAGGTTTGTACACTAAGATGGGTACGATGGTTTATAATAAGGAAAAGCGTGATTGTGTTATTGTTATAGGTTAAGGTGATGGAAGGTCTTTGGGATAAATACAATAGGATTAAGGAGGTGTTTTACCGGGATTTTGTTTATGATTCCAGCTACACAGAGCAGGCCTCGTGCATCCCACTGTCGTCGGTGAAGAACGGGGCAGGCTGGGTCGGCGACGGAACTATCAACCTGGCTCATTATCTCCAGTTTATATACACGGAAATGGTTCTTGGCAGCAAGACAGAAGATGATGTGCGTAATTCCATATTGGTACTTACCCGTCTTGCTGATACTACTTATGATCTATTTTTTAATAACAACAAAGGTATTTATTTCAAATTCGAAAAAGGATTTTTCTTAAGAGACGATATCCATAGCGAAGATGCAAGCAAATTCGGTCTTACCAAAATAAGTTCCGGGTACACTAATGGTATAGAGTTAAAAGACGAAGATCCATGCTTCTCTCCATTCACTTCACAAGATCAGATCTGGAATCTGGCTCCTATATTAGCTTTCTTGTCAGAAAAAGGATTTGAAGAAGCCAGGCAAGTAGGATACGATATTTTTGAGTACGTTATTAGGAACAGACACAAGATATACAATCCTTATTACAGTGCCTTGCTTCATCATTGGACATTCCTTCCTGATATGGATACCGATAAGGTCAAGCCGTGGGATAGGGTTAGCAACCGTAACAAGAATCTTAAATACAAAGTTAAGGTTAAGAGAGGAGCCAACAACTGGTATTTTTCAGGAGGATTCAGATGGGCTTTTAAGAAGTTCGGAGGCGAGTGTAGTACATTCTGGCATTGCCTATGGTATAAGCCATTTATATTCTTAGCAGATAGAGTATATCATCCATACGTATGTAAATGGTTTGGTATTAAAGTTAAGAATAATTCTTACTATTGTCTTGGATCCACAAATGAAAAATCATGGTACGGCCCTAAATTCAGAAAGAGGCTGGTTAGTAAGTTTAACAAGTCTTTGGAAGGAGGAGAATTATTCATGCCTCATCTGGTTTTTCTTCATGGATGTGAAGGTGTTGATGGGAGTAGCTTAGAGTCCTACCTTAATGAATGGGAATGGGATGGAGTTAATTCTCCTATAGAGTTTTTAACTTTGTGCAATTGGTATAAAATTATTTTTTAGCAATGAAAATATACTATAAATCAAAAATAGCTAAGTTATTTACGTTCATTGACGGCTATAAAACAATTATGCTGTTTGGAGCCGTATTTACCGAAAGCGATGCTGTGTCATTGAGAACCGAATATCATGAGGAGGCACATTGCAATCAGTATCATACGTTATTTTATTTTGGTATGTTTATATCATTGCTTACAATAGGATTGTGTCTCTTATTCGGTAATGTAGGATGGTGGATGTTGTGGCTGTCCCTTATTCCGATATTTTTATACTATGCATGGTATTTAATTGAGTATCTGATTAGGCTGTGCATATATCGCGATCATGACAAGGCGTATCATAATATCGTATTTGAAAGAGAAGCATATAACTTAGAAAAGTATTGGAATCGGCATGATGTTTTTAGAGAGGAGTCTGAAGGGTTTAGTTTCTTGAAATATTACATAAAAGGAGGTGGAAGATGAGGAGAAGGGTGATGATGGGAAAGAGAGAATTGGTAGAAGTTGTGGAAGAGTTAAAATCATCCGGTACATGGATGGTGCCAGCTGGTTGTAAATTTGTTGATGTATTCATTGTTGGTGGCGGTGGCTCTGGTGCATCGTCAGGCCCTGAAAGAGGTGGTGGAGGGGGGGCGGATCGGGGTATGTTAAAACATATCTTGATGTGCCTGTTACTCCAGAAAGTGTTGTTAGCTATTCAATAGGGAAAGGGGGAGATCGTGTAGTTTCGATGTCTGCTTACGATGATCAGAAGAATGGTCTTCCAGGGTCAGAGTCCTGGTTTAAATCTAATTCAATAAAAGCTCTTGGCGGAAATGGAGGTCGATATTCCGGAAGAGGGGGCGATGGGGGATCAGGTGGTGGTAGTGGAAGACCTGAAGAAAAGACGACAGGATATATTGGTGGAAGTGATGGTTCTAATGGAGCAGGTGATATGCCTGGAATCGGTCAAGGGAGTACTACCAGATGCCCGTTCAATAATAAATTGTACGCCGGAGGTGGTGGAGGTGGTGGAGAATATAGTTCCGGATCAGCACCAGGTGGCGGTGGTATCGGTTATGTCGGAGATATTTCGAGAAGACCTACTAATGGAGAACCCAATACGGGCTCAGGAGGAGGTTCTTTTTATATAAGTGGTTCCAATGTCTCAGGAGGATGCCATTCGGGCGCAGGCGGTTCCGGTATCATAATACTTCGTTACATGAAATATAAATAAGACAAGGTGATTATCTGCCATTTTACGCTCACTTTGAAAGCCCATGATTAAATCTCTTTTGCTATCTTTGTGACAAACAGTTACAAAGATGGCATCAGAAGATAACAGAAACATAGCGGTTCCTCAAACAGGTATGAACCGCGATCTGCATCCGTCGAGTCTTACGGATCAGCATTATACGTTTGCCTTGAATGCCAACATAGAATCCGAGGATGGTAATGTTGGGATGAGATCTAACGAGCACAGTAACCTTAAATGCATTGATTTCGATGGGTTTAAAGTTATTGGTTACAAGAATGATCTTACTTCAGGCAATATCTATTTTTTTATAACAAATCCTGAAACAGGCGTATCTAAGATAACTTATTTCAAGCCTGAATCCGATACAAGTATCTTATCTGATTCCGATATAGAATCTATGGTAGAAGGATCGGAGTCGTTGTGCTCTGGCATGAAAACCCTGCTTGAAGACAACGAGCAAGATCCGTGCCTCAATTTCTCTATCTATCATCCTATAAAAACCATAGAAATCAAGACAGAGAAATGTGGTAAGTGTATTTATTGGACTGACGATTATAATCCTCCCAGGTATGTTATTGTAGACAAGGCCCTTACTCCTGATGATGAAGGTGATATATGGTATCATTATCATGGGTATAAGATATGCGATAAAGAATACGATAGAGACAAATTCATGCAGGAGAATGGTTGTTTTCTGGCATGTGAGAAACTTAGGGTGTTTCCGCTACTGGACCAGCCATGCGTAGAGCCGGTACAGATAGAGTACGGGGGCAGCCTGCGTGCGGGCGTGTATCAGTTTGCTGTGGCCTTGTGCGATGAATTTGGTAACGAGAAAACTAACTATACTTCATTAACTAACCCTGTTCATATATTTGACGAACAATATATTAGGATAAATGATGGTAAATGGGGAGAAAGAACTAATCTTGGTATAAGACTTAAGGTGTCTAATCTGGATAGGCAAGTCAGCCATTACAAGGTGGCTGTTATTCAGAATACTGTAGGATACAATGGCGAAACACAACCTGTAGTGGATTATTTTATAGAAGGTATTCATCCTATTACAGAGAAGACCATATACTATTATTCTGATCTTAATAATAAGAGGACAACATTTGAACATATTTCTTTAAAAAGAGCCATATATAATACATCAAGAGGAATAGTGTCAGTCGGAAACCGTCTTCTTCAATATGGTCTTACGGCAGAAAAAGAATGGAATTTACAGCCTGTAGTTTCCCTCATGGGTCATTTCTTGAAATGGCAGGCGTCTGTAGCCCACGAAGATTTATATAAGGATGGTAATGCTTGTTCGTTGTATGTGGGATATATGAGGAATGAAGTGTATCCGTTTTCTATCTCGTTTAAGACATCTACTGGTTATAAAACTCCAGCATTCGTTCTTGTTCCCCCACCTTCTGATAAGGCAAGAGAGGAAATGAACAAAGACAGTATCCCATACCAGTCTATAAACGCATATGCTCCGGATTGCTCAGGTGTTGATAGGAAATATGTATGGCAGTATAGCAATACGGCAGGAGATGGGGTATTGATTGACGACGATGCGGTTGTTATAGATGAAGAACAGAAAGAGTGTAACAACCCGGCTACTGTAGGTCAAACTGTTATAGTGGAAAGCAATTTCGCTACTTTTAAAGGGAAATCAAGATTTATTATCGATTATGATGATATTGTAGGAACCCCTATAAATTATTTGTCTGAAAATATAGGTCTTGTAGCTTGTAATAATAAGGAGAATGGAAACAATGAAAGACAGATATGTGATATAGCTACCAAATACAGAGAAGATGGAACACAGGATTATATGGAGCCAATTGATCATATTAGGTTACCAGAAATGGAAGGAGACTGCGAAGTCCCTCATCGTCAAGAATCTATATTGTCAGCTCCAGTTCCACTAATAACAGGCCTTGTAGAAGATTATATCTATAAGGTTCTTAGCGAAATGGAACACGTCTCTACAGATTATCTATATACCACAGGAGGAGAAAATCAGAATAAGTATTCTGTGTTGTTTAATTACGAGACAATGGATTCTTTATCTGAATGGATGGAGGAAGCATTTTTTGGGTATAGCGCTGGCAGCATATCAGGTGATGGCAATCAACACCTTTGTTCTGAGTTTTATCCATACTTACAACCTGGATCTGTTTTAAAAACCGTGTCTGATGCTATATACGTATTAGATACCATGCCTTGTACATGCGGATGTTATATTGAGAGTTATTGCTCTGATCCTACTGTGTCAAGAACTGATTATAATAACTTTCAAAATTATAATTATCTTCTTGGAAGTTACATCCTTCATATAGATGGATGGAGTCAAAAGATAAATGGTGTAGGAGATTGGAGAGCCGGCAGATCTACCAGTACGGTCATAAACAATCAGTACAGATCTAAGAATGGTCCAAGATATTGTATTGAAAAATTCTGGCCTGAAGCTTCTGAGAAGTTGCAAGATATGATATATAAAAATTCGGATACTGGTATAGATGAAACTGATTGGAAATTTGAAGGGTATGTAAACAATGCTACATTTAATAATCCTACAGGGGATAAGCTTAATATTGGATTCGAATCTGAATTTGTGGTATGGAAGTTTGTCAGAAATGTAATGACAAATGCAAGATTTATTAGGATTAATAGACCAGAAGAGTGGGACATAGAAGGTTATAAAGACGAGAACAAAGTTCTTTATCTTGAAGCTCTTGGAAAGGTAGATGGCATAATGGATGCTGTGTCTACCAATTACGTTCGTGTTTCTTTTTGGAAGGATGTTGAAACATGGTCCCCTCTTGGAATAGTACCAGTTGAATTTGATAGACCTGAGTATGAATCATCTCATTCTGTTATTATTAACATAGCAAAACCAGCTTTCGGAGAAATAAATGAAGAGTTTTTTGATTCTATAGGTCAAAATTATTTTTATGTTACAATAGAATCTCCTATTGTGGCAGTTCCTTGGATAATGACGTTTAGACAAATTCAATTTTGTTCTTATAAAAATTATGATACCCCAGAAGAAGAGGAAGAAGAAGGGAAGAAGCCTTCCCGTGCTATTCTTGGAGTCGCTTTTGCTACGGGTAAAACCATATATCCTTATATTTTTGGTGTAAGAGAAAAAGAAATAAATAAGGTTGATTTGTCTGTTGATTCAATAACATTAAGATCAACAGTCGTATTTGTATCAAAATGTCAGACATGTGGAGATAGGCCCATCAATTGCAAGCCTCGTCCTTATAAATACGGAGATTTTGCATATTGGGAATCATCTGAGAAATATCCTGCTAATTTTGAACTTTATGATAGTAGTAGGATGAAAATAGACACAGGCAGATCTTATGATGATCCAAAAAAATCAGAAGCTTATTCTAATATTATGAATAAGTTAACAGAATATTATGGTGCTCCTTTGTCAGACAAAGATGGATTATCTTATTTCAAGGGCCATTCTTATGGAGGAGTAGATACTTCTACCGTATTTTGCCAACAACCTATACGTCATTACCGGTTCCCGGATAATAAGCATATACCTTTTATGAACAGTGATGAACGTGGATATGACATAGCTTCTGAAATATATCCGGTAGGTATTATGGTAGATGAGAACACCATACAAGTGTTTTTGGATTTTGCGGTGGATTCTGGTTTGATTACGCAACAACAAAGAGATACGATTGTAGGATATGAACTGTATCGTGGAGATAGGAGGCTAAATAGGTCAGTTGTGGCTTCAGGATTAGCCTATGATATGCTTAGATACATAGGAGACGATGGTAATGTAAATATCTATCCTAATTACCCATATAATGACCTATCACAAGATCAATATAATTATACGTCTGGCAAAAGAGACGAGTTTATATCCCATCCTTTCGACAAAGGAGGAAACGTGTGGTATTCATTCTGTTCGCCTGATATTTATTTCAACAAGCCCGAACTTCCAAATGAAGTATGTATAGACGGGTTTCAAAGAGGAATGTCTGTGGGCAGTTTCGTACCTGTCGAAGATCATCCAAAATGGACTATCTTAGGTCCTGCCGCATACACGATGGCTGCGTCACTTGCCGCAGTTGAATCAAGTGCCACAATAGCCGCTATGATAGCAGAAGAGCTTCAGATAAGGGCGCAGTCTGGATACATAGGAGGGTCGGCTGGTCTTACCGGAGGAGGATTCCTAACGAATTTAAGTGTGGCTATGCTGTTTTCTTCAATGGTGTCAACCATCAGTCAAACTCTTGCTAAGGGACCAATATTGTACGGTAAGTACCGTTATGATTGGCTTAATACGTTTATAAACAATGGACCAAGACGTAATCATGCATGGTATTATACTTCTGTAGGATTATATAATTCAATGATAGGTGTAACAGACCAGGATAAGTATGAACGAAATTTTGCTCGTGGTTTATCTTCTGTTAAGTACATGAAGTCCGGTGTATATCCTATGATGGATGCCAGTATGTCATCTAAATGGGGAACCGGTAAAAACGATAATGAGGGACGATTCTTATTTGTTAATAATATAGATCGTGAATCTTCATTATTTTTATCATTTGGTGATCCAGGTGAAAAAGGAGATGGTAAATCGAAATATTTATTGGAATATCCTAACTATGTCTACAACTACGACAGTAGCCGTATAGATGATTCGGTTATTGCTGGAAGCGATGTTGTAGCAGGAAGAACATTCGAGCAATCCAAATCAGTTTCATACATTTGCTCTCCGTATATGAGGCTTATGCGATATAGACCGGATCAATATGGTCAAATAGAAGATATAAAGTGGATTTCTATAGGAGGGTGTGGCTTTTTCACTAATGAAAAGAAACTGATGTTCGGTGGCGATACGGTGATAACCAGATTTTCGTTAAAGAGAAAATTTCCTATTTTTTATAATAGCGCTTTTGGTATTGGAGATATGATACCTTTCCCTTATATGGATTACAGAAATGTCGGATATCCTCGGTATTTTGTCAATTACGACACCGGGGAAGACGCTCTGGAGGTTACGGACAACGAACGTTTTAACAGTTGGACATCTTCTAATAAAGGACGATATCAGTTCTATCCCAATAGGAAAAGCTTATATGAGCTAAATGGTGATACGGCCGGCAAGTACGTTAATGGAAGATTTTACACATGGTTCTATGGGATACCTCAGTTCCTTGTAGAGTCTGAAATAAATTGTAATTTCAGATTAGAGGGACCTCAGCCCCATGAATTATTCTACCCAAAAGTAGGAGATTTCGTTTGGTGGACACAAGAAAAGAACGTATCTATCCATAGGGACAATGATTATAAGATAAGTCCTATATACTCATCAAGAATGACATTGACACCTAATGTACTGCCGGCAACATACGAACGTCGTTTTTATGACTGTGCTTACCAGCGACCTAATGGTGTTATATGGAGTAGGGCTGACGTATCTGAAAACAGTCAAACAGATCCGTGGCTAACGTATAAGCCTATGGACTATCATGAGTTTCCAACCAGCAACGGGAAGCTTATTCACATGAAGCGTATTGAATCCGATCAGATTCTTGTCAGGTTCGAGGATCAGGTTTCACTCCATAACGCCATAGACGTAATCAAGGAGCGCACCTCCCCAGGGCAGGCTGAGATGGGCACCGGCGGTCTGTTCGCGTCCCGGCCTCTGGAGTACAACACGACCGACCTTGGCTATTCTGGAACCCAGAGTACTGAAATAATTAGTTCAGAATTTGGTCACTTCTGGGTGGATACTAAAAGAGCACAGGTGTTTATGACCGATCCAAATGGACGCAATCTTAAGGAACTTAGTGTAGGTATCAGACATTGGCTTAAGCGTCATCTTCCGTTTAAGATCCTTAGATACGGAATAACTAATATCTTAACCGGTACAGAAATGACAGAAGAAGATACGGATAATAAATTTATCGGTCTTGGCCTGTCTCTTGGATGGGATAATAGGTATAAGAGGGTACTTATCACGAAAAAAGATTATATACCTGTTAAGAACCCGGCATATTACAAATATGATGGTGGAAGGTTCTTGTACAATGAAACAGAGGTGCTGTCAAACGATAAGGAAATATCTTTAAAAGACGAACAGTATTTTAAAGACGTGTCGTTCACTATCGGATATTCGTGTCTGAAGCAAGAATGGATTTCTTATTATTCGTTCTGCCCTGACTATTATATAGAACAGCAACAATATTTCCAGACAGGAATAAACTTCCCGGCATCAGACGAAGAAGGTGGCTTATGGAGCCATTTGCTGACGAATAAGAGCTTCCAGACATTCTACGGAGCAACATATCCATTTATATTAGAAGTGCCGATAAAAGAGAAATATAATGGCTCTACGTTGGCTTCTGTAGAATACGAGCTTGATGCAAGGAAATACGTCGATGATGTGAATTACACTCTTGACAGGAAAGTAGGTTTAGATACGATAACTATCTACAACGACACAAACAACTCAGGTGAAATTCATCTTGTTCCAGAAGAAAAGAATAATTTAGCGCAACGTATATCGTATCCAAAGATCGTAGGTGACCATACTGAGGTCCTGGATACTGAGGTATATAGAAGACATAAGTTAAATGACTTCTTCAACAGGGTTGACGATGACCTGTCAGAGACCCCTATTTGGATCAAGGACGATAACGATATAAATAAGTCAGTTAATCCTGATGCTCTTAATTTCAGACGGTCATGGCTGGATAGGTTGCGTGGTAGTTGGATGCTGATGAGGATAAAGAAAGTAATTAGCAACCGGAAAATCATATTTCAGTGGTTGATTTCCGAAGATAAGATTAAGAATAGATAATATCGTATTACCCTCTGCCTATTAGCAAGTAGAGGGTAATACTTTTAAGTACAAGGTTGTGTATAATCACCTTATGTTATTCACTACATTTATTTATCCAAATTAATACATTTTAAATCATTTTAATTTGTAAATCATATTTTAGTGTCTATATTTGCATCGTAATCAAGAGAGATTATGATATAAGACAGTGGTGATGGAAGGTGATACTTCGGTTTGTGTCATAGGTTCGAGTCCTATATTTTTCATGTAAGAAAAATTAGATCAGTTGGTAGATCAAAACCTCCTTTCATATCAAAACACCTTCCAGGTTCTCCCTGTTTTAATAAAATATACAGATGGTGAGGAGTTCGGTTACTTCGAAAATTAGCGTAGTGGATAACGCGGTATTCTGTAATAATACTTTTCATTGGTTCGAATCCAATATTTTCATTTTAATTATCCGGCTCCGTTTTTCCTCTGTTTGAAATATATAAAAACTAATGAGTGGTGATGGGGTTAGTTACTTCGAATTTAGCTCAGATGGATAGAGCGATACTCTTTTAAAGTATAGGTCGATGGTTCAAATCCATTATTTCATTGTTTACACTAACTTCAGCTTTTCCCTCATTGAGTATTCATTTTGATATATTTTTTTCAAGCAGTGGTAGTAATATCACTGCTTTTTTTTGTATAACACTTTAAAGAAAACAACAAATGGGAAAGTTTAACAAAAGGATGAAGGTGTTAAGCCTACGATCGTGAATCACATGGGAGAGAAGGCGTATAAGCCTAACGCAGAAGAAGAGTTGGTATCTACGGTAATGACTACCATGTTGTCTGATTCTTATTATGAGAAAGAAAAAGATAAAGTAGAAAGAATTAAGAACCTTATGGATCAGGTGGATCCGTATTTTGCAGCACAAACAGCATTGTATGTTAGGAAAGAAGGAAAGCTTAGGTCAGTAACGCATCTTATGGCTTCTGTCATTGCCAGCAAAGCATCGGGTAAGGAATGGGCTTCAAGGTTCTATAACAAGATCATTATGCGTCCTGATGATATGAGTGAAATTCTTGGCTGCTATGCGGCTCTTAACGACAAAAATCCAAAGAAGTTAAGAGGTATATCCAGTGCTATTAAGAAAGGATTTAAGACGGCTTTGGAAGGTCTTGATCCGTACCGGATTGATAAGTATAAGATGGACAGTAGGGTCATTACTATGGTTGACTTAGTAAACTTATTTCACCCTAAAGGCAATCAGGCTAATAAAATGGCTTTCCAGTACCTTATAGAAGGTCGGTCTTTGTCTGGATTATACGAAAGCAAGATTCTTGAAAAAGAGATGTCTAAAGCCGGACAGGATAAGAAAGACAATAAGGAAAAGAAAGAAGCTTTAGGTGACGCTATTCGGGACGTGGTTTCTAATGTAAAAGGCATGCCTATTTTTAATATGGTTCGTAACCTTGTAAACATAATCAAATACGCGCCTGATCAAATAGATGAAGTTTGTAGGCAGCTTACAATAGAAGAGAAGGTACTTAATTCGAAGATGCTTCCTTTCCGTTTTGCTTCAGCTTTCAAAGAGGTTGAAAATATGGGCACTGATGGTTCCGATAATGATATTGTATTTGAGTCGGATAAAAAACGAGCTAAATTAACAGCGCGTAATAAATATAAGATTTTAGATGCGTTGGAGAAAGCCATAACCATCTCCTGCAAGAACTTGCCGGTATTGGAGGGGCGGTCGGCTATCCTGATTGACCACTCTGGCTCTGTACGTGGAGATATGGGAGGGTCTTCTGAAGTGTCTGCCTTTAGCAAAACAAATACGGCTGTCATTGGTAACTTGTTTGGCTGTATGATTGCTTCTGTGCTTCCTGACGTATTTATTGGTATGTTTGGTGACAAACTTATCAATTACGAATATGATAGAAGCAGAGGTGTTTTGTGGAACAACAAAAAATCTTTTACTGCCGGAGGAGAATGCGGTGGTGCTACCGAAAACGGTCTTTTTGCATTCTTGGAAAAGTGCGTTAAAGATAAGATCAAAGTAGATAACTTGTACGTTATTTCAGATATGCAGATAGGAGATGGCGAATCTATTGTATGGGAGAAAAGTTCCAATTATGAATATGGTAAATTCGCCGAACTTTTGAAAGGATTCAAGAAAGTGAATCCAAATTGCAAGATCGTTTCTATTTCTATTCAAGGATATGGAAGTGAGATGTTTTACAGAGGATCTAATATCTTGAACATAGCTGGCTGGTCAGAATCTATCTTCGATGTTATTAACAGCAAGTTCTGCGGATATAAGAATATGATTGAAGAAATTAAGAAAATAAAAATATAATCATTGATTTTGCTTCAATTGTAATTTCCATAGTAAACAAGTTTTAGCTTTAAAGGTATAGCCGAAGAAGTACGTGAGTATATCTTCGGCTTTTTTATTTACCTTTGTTGAAAAACAGTTTGTTATGAAACAAGTATTATATAAAAATGATATATACCCCTATAATGTAAGGGTATTGCTTGGAGCAGATGAAGAGTATATAGTTAAGACGTTCGCCAACCTGGAAGTAGAAGATCAGAGCTGGGAGGGGTGGACTGATGATTATGGTGGCAGAACTATTTTCGTAGGAAACCGAACCAATCACAGGAAAGAAATATGTTTCTTATTTCATTCACTATCTGATATGGATGTTAGAACCATAGGACACGAATGCCTGCACGGTCTTTCTATTTATTGTAAGTATCTTAATATGGATTACGGTTTTGAAGTCGGAGGAGATGAGCATGCCGCCTGTCTGATGGGATGGTTAGTTGATAAGGTTTGTGGTGCTTACCACAAATTTAAGAAGGAGGAAGAAAAAAATGGCAAAGAAGACTAAAAATTATGTAAGAGACAAACAACCAAAAACATTATGGAGTAAAATTGGTCCGTTTGTAAAACTTAGAGAATATCTGGCATCTAATATAACACCTGACGTGTATGCTAATGAAAGAGGATTAAAAACCAAAATAATGGAATTTTTTGGTCAAGATGTTCCGAAAGCCAATGTAGATGATTTTAGTCAGAATCTTTGGTTTAGATTCTTAAACCAACCAAATAATCTGAAAGAAGAAAATGGGATTGTCAGAATACCAGACAATATCAAATCCATTATATCTGACAGGATAAATGGTGGGTGGGAGAAAATGACTAAAAAATATGGAAGGGAGCTTGATTCCTTAGATAATAAGATAATTGATGGAAAAGTTGCAGGCAAGGACGTATCTGATTTGGAGGAGTTAAGGGATGTAACAAGTAGGAAACTTGGAATGGTGGAAGAGGGAATAGATCTCTTAAAAAAAGCCAGAACTGGAGAACATCAGGTATTTAACGAATACAATTTTATACCAGATGCTTACGGCGATTTAAATGATTTATCAGGCTTATCAAGTTTCACTATGTACCGTGATGATAGAGGTAGGATGGTCGTAAAAGATAAGTATGATTTTTATAGAAGCGATCAACCTCTTGGTGTAGGGATTGTTACTAAGATTCTTGATACAATAGGATACCCGTTTGATATTCTGGATTATGTAGAAGATAAGAATCCATATGAAGAGAATGATCCAAACAAGGTTTTGTTGAAATCCGCCATTGATTCCAAGAATGATCTGGATAAAAAAATGAAGATAAGATCTAAAAAACAAGGAGGGGATTCTTCTAAGCCGGAAATAGATTGGGATTTATTCAAATCCAAATATGAAAATATGAAGCGCGTGGGTAAGGGTACGCACCGCACTATGGACGTAGATGGAATGAATATGATCTATGATGCTTTATATGATAAAGGTTTCAATCAACGCCAGATAGAAGCCGTACTTGGAAATATTATTGAAGAATCTGGTGGTAATCCCTATGCCGTATCTGATTATGGAGGGTTTAAGGGACTTTTCCAAGAATCCGATAAAAGATATCCACCCAAAGAGTTTGAGAAAGATAAAGAGCGATTTAAGGGGGATAAGCGTGGATATATCAATTACATGATAGACAGATTTTATGATCATGTTCAAGATGCTGGGATGTATAGTATAAAGGATACTAAATACAATAAAGCCATTCATGCAGTAAGCGAATTTATGTCAGAAGATCCAGATACGGATTATTCGTATCCACTTGTGTATGCTTTTGAAGCTCCATCAGATAAAGAAGGAACTTATAAAAATAGAAAAAGCGTATCAAATTTAATAAGCCAATCTTACGTTTCGAATAATGTTGATAAATTAGATGATGATGATAAAAAGGATGATAATATTATTAATGCCATTCTTGGTATAAAAAACGATCTTGAATTACAAGACCCGATTTCCACTACAAGAGGCGAAGCCTTTAAAGAAGCCAGGAAAAGAGGTCTTAAGGAATTTACGTGGAATGGAAAGAGATACAATACCAATATCAAGAAAGAAGGTGGCGTGGTTGGTAAACAGCGTGAAGCATATGATTACTTTACTAATAAGCGAGGTATGTCCAAGATACAAGCGCTTGCCATCATAGGTAATCTTATGGCTGAATCCGGTCTTAAAGATGACATATACGGAGACAACAGAACATCATACGGCATACAGCAATGGCATAATGAGCGCATGGATAAATTGTTCAAGCATGCTAAAAAGAAAGGTCATTCTACACCAACATTCAAAGACCAACTTGAGTTCTTGGCTGACGAATACGAAGGAAAGACCGGATATTCTAATTTCTTATACACAAGAAAAGGAAAAGAAGGACCAGGGTATTACAACTACAGCCGGCAGGACTTTATGAACGCCGATAACCTTAAAGATGCTGTAGTAGCTTGGAACCAAGGAGCAGGACGTCCTCATAAGAGTGTTATAAGAAATGATGACCGTTATAACTATGCTATGGAAGTTGCTAAAAATCTTGGTTTGGATATTGAAGAAAATTCCGTATCTTCGTATGGTCAAATGGGATTCGGAGATGATGGTGAAATAGCAGCATCAGTAACACTTCCAGAGGTAGAAGTGGCAGCCGCCCTCCCTAACCCGGAAGCTCCGTCCCAGGAGAGACAGTCCGAGGAAGAGAGATTCCGTACATGGACTGAAACGTATGGTAAGGACATCATAAATCATTTACTGACGTTAGACGGGAAAAAGGATGGTGATGACAGTGATTACAGCATGATGTATAGACAGCATGAAAAAGAAAGCGAAGAGGATAAGAAAATGGCTTTGATTAATGCCGTGCTTCCCAATATACAGCTTCGCATTAAAGGCGTCACCGAAAATTAGAACAAGACTGTATTTCTTTTACATTAATAAATTCAAGCCGGATTTGAGACTCGTTACACGGATACCGAAGGTTGAAGAACGATATCAAGATAATCCGGTTTTTTTGTGCGATTTCGTGAAGGATGGAACTATCATCGCCTTGGTTTAACAGAACAGACCTACGTACTTCCACTGTCCTGACGGGCATGGGCGCTCGTCTCGCCTACCAGCCTGCCTAATTCTCCACTGGCTATCTAATATAATTATTAACGTCACTCCATCACCTATCTCCCTTCAGTCGATAGGTTCAGTCGTTTTTAAATATTATAAGTTCTTTCGCATCGTTCCCTTCGGTCACGATACTCAATCCTTTAACACAATTAGGCAAACAATACAATAGACGGAAAAAGTAATTTGTCAATCCGTTCACTCACTTAACTCCCTTCGGTCGTTAAGTTCATTCACTGTAAACAATTATATGAATAAATGGTAAAGTATATAAAATAATATAAATAATATAATGAGTAAGATCATTGAAAATGGTCTTAATATTAAGGAAAACGGAGACTATTCATAGGCGTAGTTTTAATTCAAGATTTGTTGTCCCACCCCTGACGGTCAGGCGGTTACGTTCAGAGTCGTTTTCCCGTCTCTTATCCAAACCGTCATAAAACAAAAAACCTTGTATCCTATTTCTCTCAAACCGGATACAAGGCAGTGCATTTTCTTCTTTTTATATAAAATCATATATTTGCACTAAACAACAAAAACAATATGGAGACAAAAATAACTGAAATAATGAATCCTCACAAGTTACACGACAAGCTCTTCAAGAAAGAGCAGGTCTCTCCGATAGAAGTTATATACAATAGCTTCAGCAACTTAGGGTACAATGTAGTACGCCGTCCAGCCGGTCAGTGTTTAGGCAATTTGAGATATTTTAATCTATTTTATGACAAACATACTCATCATTTCTATCAGAAAAACAGGAAGTTGAGATATTGTAGTAATTTTCTCATATCTGATTACTGGAAAGATAGAGTGCGATGTTTCATAGTTTGGAACTTTGGATTTGGAAGATTCTTTCCGTACAATGACTTTATTGAGGCTATGGTTTATGATTATCTTCGATATGGGAGAAAGTCAGTTCCTTATCTTAAAAGCGTGCAAGAGGCTGAAGAAAAGTGTGTAAGGTTCTATATCCGGTCTCAGATAGATATGCTTCGTAAGGAAGGATATGCCGCTTATCGGGCTAAGTTCAAGGAAGAACGTCCTCAGTATTTCATCGGAGACGATAGGACGGTGTTTAGATGCCTTGACAGCTCTTTAAAAAGAGAAGAGAAGATTGCTGCATGCGTAGCCCACAAAAGGGCCTTAAAAGAAGGGATAATGACTTCCTTCATTAATCACCTTAAGAAACATCCTACCACTTTATATTCGTGGTTTTCATCAGAGGTAGATAGCGAAGGAAAGAATAGGCTCTGTCTATCTGAAAAGGCTGTTTCGTATTTGAATAAGAGACTGGTTCGCAATGGGTTAAAGTCTCTTTCTGCATCATATCTTTTTAGAACGTTTAGAAAAATGGTGAAGATCTTGTTCGGTTCCAATGTCAGGTCGTTTTTGAATAGCTGTCTGATGTCTGTTTCAACAGAAGAGGTTTTAACCAAATCTATGAAGAAAATAGTTTCCAAGACAGTGCTGTTTTTGTACAAGAGAGCGCTTAAGAACTATCGCCTGGCATGCGGTCTTAAGTACGACCCTGATTCGGGTGGTTTGTCTGCCGTACATGATTGATTTTTAAACGTATCCCATAACGTTGGATTTTCTCGTTCGTTTCTCTTATCTTTGTGAAAAAAGATAGTATGAGATTACGAATCATAAAAAATCGTCCGATATTCGCTCCTGGCGGTAGTGTTCAGGATAAGAGACAGGATATTAATGTATCCTCTACTCAGCCTATTCTTGATTATGGAACGCCTGTTAATAAATGGGGTGAATCTGATATTCAGAATATATATATGCCTTCTGATGTGACTTTAGAAACAGAGGAGGGGGAGATAAATCCATTTAGTAGTATGCCTACATCCGATCCGTTTTTTGAAAATCATGATGCAGGATATGCAGGATATCTCGCTGATAATAGGGGTATGGTTAAAAACGTAGAGAAATCAGTCGTTGATAATGCAATGAATGTAGGTGGTGTTGATTCTGATTCCTCTAAAGAAAAACGTTCCCAAGATGGGAATCCTCTGGATCCTATGACTGCTCCTTATTATTCTCCTGATCTTGGAGGTCGAGCTCAAATGTTCGGTACAAGTCTTGGTAGGATAAGAGCCGGTAATAAGGTCGGTGCTAATGTGGCTCAAGCTGCCTTGTCTGGTGTTAGTTTAGGATTAGGTCTTACCCGTAATATCATGGGAGCTTCATCTGCTGCGTATGCAGCCAGCAGAGACGAGCAGGCAGCGAGGGAAAAACTTGCCAAGGAGCGTCGTCAGCAATTCATCAAGTGGGAACGTGAAGGTGGTGGCGTGAATTTAGGTAACGGTCAGAAGATAGATACGTCTGATATGACCGGCGAATATATTTATCCTCTTCCCAAGTCTATGGAAGATGCTGCGAATGTAGAGATAGAGAAAGGCGAGTACGTGCTGACTCCTGACTCCGTAGGGCCTATGGAAGCCAAAGGAAACAGACATGAAAATGGTGGCACTCCGGTTGATTTGCCAGAGGCTTATATTGTTTCCGATTATCGTAAGATAGATGATGAGTTTGCCTCTTACGTTAGAGAAAATTATGGTATTAAGGCAACGTCAAAAGATACGTATGCTACACTCCTTGATCGATATAAGAAGAAGATTGGTTTGTCTGATAAGTACGAAGATCAGGAGCGTGTATATAAGAGATTAGAGAAAAATGAAGATGTAAAAGACAAAAACACATCTAATCTTAATGCTTCTATTCTTTCCAAGTACGTCAATGAAAACCAGAAAGAGATAGACGAGCTTGAAGCACAATTTCGTTCTTTCGCTGAAATCGTTTATGGCAAACAGGAAGAATCTAAGCGTAACGAGAAGATGGATGCTTTTTTCAGGGATGGCGGGGTTGTTGATCTGAATCAGGTAAAGAAACAAGCTAAGGCTTTTAATATTGCAGAATCAGATGCTAAGAACTGGATATATGACGAGTATGTTAAGCAAACCAGAAAAATGGCTGAAGGTGGACCTACTCAGAAGGAGCTGGAGGAACTTAGAAAGAATGCTATCGGCTACAATAAGCTTATCAATCAGTTATTTGGACGAACTCTTAATATGACTGTATCTGATGTTAGTGGTCGTGAGCAGATTCTTAATCCTGATTCCAGTGTCAATGCCAACCAGAATCTCCAACATAGAAGCAATTTAGGATACGGCAGGGTAAATGATAAGGCGGTATCTAATTTGCTCGACATAAACCGATGGGCTAACAAGTACAATACGGATGGTGATTTTGATACAGAAGGTTTCCAGAAAGGATACAACAGGCAATTAAATGCATTGTGGGCGTTAGCTGATGTAGGCGCTATTACGAATGCTGATGCAGCCAAGAAATTCAGAGATGAATACGGATTCTGGGGCCAGGACGCCGGAAGCTACGGAGGGAATCAGGCTTATAATTCATTTGCCGTAGATGATAAGTTTGGTCAGACAACAGCTACTCGTTCTTATTATGGGTTGGACGTTGTTTCGGCAGAGCAAAAAAGATTGTTAAACGAAAAAGGGATAAAGAATTATGTTGACTTATTTGGTGATAAATCTGATGCCGCTAAGAAGATTCTGGGCTCCGATTATAATAAGTTTGTTGCTTTAAGAGATAGTGGGTTAATGCCGGAAATAGACTTCGTTCTTGAGTCTGTTAAACCAGAAATGAAGCCTATTGAGGCCGGTCCCATAGCACCAGGCCTTACACCGCCTAAGATTGGATCTCCTGGAGGGATAGAGGTAAAACCGAAAGCAAGTACGCCTACGACTGCAACCGACACCGATACAGAGGAGGTGGTTGAAGACAACGGACCTAAAGGACAGGACAGACCGGCGGCGTTCGGTCCTATCTTCCCGGAGATGCTGAGAACGCTCGATACAGGCTTGGAGATAGAGGGATTGGAAAGGCATCAGGCTCCGAGAATAGATCCGGTTCTGCAATCTGCTGATCAGTATATCAACGAGCTCAACCGCGCGACATCGGCTCAGTTGGACGCAGTAGGTGACGTGCCCGACTCCCAGCGCTCTGCTATTCTGGCTAATATGAACGCCATAGCCGGAAGCAATATAGCCAAGTACATTAACGAAGTAAATTTCAATAACGCAAGGCAAATAAACGAAGCTGATAGATTCAATGAAATGGCTTATGTTCAGACAGACGATAAGAACATAGTGGAAAGGCAACGTTATGAATCTGGGTTATTGAAGGCTATGGCTATAAGGGATGAAAATCTTGCTCGTTATTATGACAGCATAAACAGTGAGATACAGAATAAGTTCAATGTTCGTACATCGTTGAATACCATAGCTTCCATAGCTCCGAATATGAGAATGCTTCCAAGTGGTCAAATTATTTACGTTCAAGGTAATCAGGATGTGATGAATATGGGTGATTATTCTACACCTTACTTGAGAAGTTTAAATGAAGAAGATGACGAAAATAAAAGAAGAAGGAGGACCAAATAGTGGCTTCACAGTATAGTATTTTAAGGCAATATGCCCCGTATGTTAGTCCTTACAACATAGATCTTGTTAAGGACGTCATGATGTACAAACAGCAGAAGGTTGATGCTGCTCGTGAAAAGATCTATACCCAGGTAGATTATCTTATGGGTCAAGAGATAGATAAGCCTGAAGCCCGCGCTTATATGGAAGATAAGATGTCAGGTGTGATTGCTAACATCAATCAAAAATTCAAAGGCGTGGATCTTTCTTCTGATGGTGTTACGAGAGCCATACAAGGAGAGATCAGTTCGGTGTTGGATGATACGGTCATTAACGCTATTGCCGGCACAAAAGAAGGCAGGAGGGTTATGAAGGAAATAGAATCTATAAAACAGAATCATCCTGAACTTTATTCTCCTATTAATGAATGGCATGCTTTGGACCCTTATTACAAATGGAGGTCAGATGGTAAAGCAGGATCAAGGTTGGGAGGTCTTCATTATTCTCCTTATGTTGATTATACTAAGGAGATAAATAAGCTGGTTAGTGACTTTAGGAAAAACAACGAAGGCAAGAAGATTCAGACAACAGAATATGATGTTAAAGGTAATCCTACTGGTGGAATCATAGAAGTCAACGTAGATGAGCTTACTGATTCCCAGATAAGGAATTTTGTGTCTGCTAACTTATCTGAAAACATGAGGAATCAGATGAGAATAGAAGCATCATACATGGCAGCTACCAATCCGGTGTTCAGTAATCCGGATTTGGTTAGTCAATACATTGGGTCTTATGTCGAAAGATACGATAGGCATATAGGAGCATTGGAAGCAAAAAAGAAATCAGTAGGGGATAATAAGGATATTATTGATCGTATTGACAGTCAGATACAGGAAGCTAAAAATCAGAAAGCAGAAGCCAAGAGGGAGGCAGATATGATAATAGCTTCATCAGATCCGGTAGCGGCTGCTAATTTTGTTGTTACCAATAATCTTTTCGATAAGATGGTTGATGCATGGAGATACGACAATACAAGTTTTGAAAGGAAGAAAGATGATCTTTATTTTGCAAGGTTGGCAGAGGATAGGGCTCAGCAAAAGTTTTTGACTGACAATGCCAAGTCTATGGTTGAAATATCATTGGCGAATGAGCAGCTTGATCAGGCTAAGATTGAAACCGAATACATGCGTACTTACGGTTCCAAGATGGGCACTGAAAGCTCATCCGGAGGCACAAGAGGAGCAGGCGGTGTAGGAGTGCCGATGGCTCCTATGGACGGGCCTACGGCTATCAATTCTGGAACGGGTAAGATAGGATCTGTTAATTTGGCTAATATCCCTTATGAACAACTCACATCTTCTTCCACAGAGCGTAGAGCAAATTTATTGAAATTATATAATTCATTATCTCCTACAGACAGAAGCAATATCGTTGCAGCATCATACGAAGAAGAAAAAACTGACCCAGGATTGTATGCTAATATGACTCCTGAAGAACGGATATATTCTTATTTAAAAAATAATGGAGGTCAGAAAAACGGATATTTCGGACAAGGAAATAACAGATTGTCTGAAGCTTATGATGCTTTACTTCTTTCTGATTCTAAGGCAAATGGAGCTGCAAAGGCTATAAATAACATAACTGATTATCAAATAGATAATATAGTTACTAAAAAAAATAAGGATATTATCAGGAAAGTTCGTAATGCTAAGTTTATGAAAGGAAATTCTTTTATGAATCTTACCAATACAGATGATAAGGCTGGAGCCTTCCTGCTCGCCACAGCCATAACAACTGGTGTATCTGATGCCGTAGGGTTCAGAGAATACATGATGGATCCTTCAAGAGGAATAGATATTCTTAGTGCTATATCTCCGTCATTAGGAGCTAAGGTGAGTGCCGGCAAGTTGGGGAAAAACATATCTGATGCTATTACAAGCGAGAATAATGGTTCTTCTACTGGTACATTGGCTCTTATTAATGGAATGAAGAAACTCAATGGCGATCCTGATTTTAATATATCTGATTATATGACCATAGATAAGGATGGTGATATAGATTTAAAAGATTATCAGGAAGGTGAACCATTGACTATTACCCAGCTAAGATATGCTGAGAAAAACAGTAGGGTGTCTGATATGATAGCAAGTCAGATGCAGGATGAGATAAAAATGTCTGTATCTCCCGATCAGATTTCTGATAAGTTATCTCAGTATCATTACCTTGATTCTTACAAAAGATACAATTGGAATGCCGATTCGCCGGAAAAGTCTTTGCAGAAGGCTCAGTTTAGAAGATTGTCTGGTTACATGGCAGGAAAGGTAAATAATCTGGATCCTACTGCTATTAATGCCATTAATATGGATGCCGAGATAGATAATGGCACCGTTAGAAGATTCTTGACTGCTCAAGTAGGTTCCGGTAAAAATTCTTATGTTACAGAAAGGGTTGAGATTACGAATGACGAGCTTCTTAAGGCGGGTATAGATCCTTCGGTCGAGGAGCGCAATTATCCGGTAGATGGCTACAAATCAAGTTTTGAAACCTGTGATTTTGTAGATACCGGAAAGAAGGAAGGTTATTCTTATGATAAGTATCTTATACGTAATGGCCTTCCTCGTTTGGCTTCTAAGGCTGATGTTAAGAATGATCTTTATGATATAGTAAAGGTTCATGGTTCTTACCTTAAGCCAGAAGAAATGAATGTTGTTAAAGCCCTTGTTGATAATTTTATTGACATGTCTGATAATATATCAGTTCAGTTGGAGGGAATGGACGATAGGGGTTCAAGAGAGGTAGCGGTCAATTTCTATGACAAAAGGACTAAAAATTCTAAAAATCCTGCATTGTTGTTCTCGGATTTTGTTCCTTTGGATCCAGGTAATGATGAGTATGCGGATTACTGGAATAGCATTCACCAGAAGTGTCCTCAGTACTTCTTTGTAAAATACGTGAAGGAGGCTGTTCAAGAACGTCTTGATCAGATGAGGGATCCGTATATGAGAGGAATAAATATCACGCCCAACATGAATGACAAGTTTAGTAAGTTGAACGATTTTTTGCAGAAAATTTATGGCTGACAATAATATAGATAGATATAATCCTGCTGCTAAAACCACTTACGAAGATGTGGCAAGGCAAAGGAAATTAGCCGAAGAAGAGAATTACACTCCGGCTACATTACCAGAGACGACAACACCTCTGGTTCCTAATTATATGCCTGGTGAAGGTGTGTATGTCCAACCTAAATTTCCGGATTACGCATCAAGGATAGCTGCTGCCGAATACGAAGAACCGTATATAGCCAAGGAGATAAGCAACAGCTACTCGGAGGCACTGGCTCGTAACAGCTACAGGGGGGCTACACCTGTCCCGCCGCCTCTTAATCCCTATGGACCGAAGGTAAGTATCCGTGAAAGTCATCAGATGGGTAATGATGGGGTATGGCGTACAAAATATTCTAACTATATTCCGGGTATAAACAATGAAGATTATTATGCCAGGAGACAGAGCGGATGGAGTAAGTTTTGGAATGGTGTAGGCAAATTCGCTTTAAAATCCGCATTGTACGGTGCACAAGGAGTTGTGTCATTGCCTGACAAACTTATCAATATGGCATCTGAGGGAAGTTACAAAGCTGCGTTAAACACTAACATGGATAAGTTTGTAGGTGATCTTGACCAGCAAATAGACATGCTTCTTCCCCATTATTACAAGAAAGAGGTAGAAGATTATAATTTTGGTCAGAAGCTTTTTAAGGATACCGGTAATTTCTTGTGGAATGACGTCCTTGGTAATGGTATGTCTTTTACCGTAGGAGCCATGATATCAGCGTACATGACCGGAGGACTTGGAGTTGGATCATTGGGTAATATAGGCGCTAAATTAGGTGGAAGAATCGGAGCTAAGTTAGCAGCAAGGCAAGCTGCCAATAGGGGCATAGGAAGCCTTAAAAGCGTGTTTAACGACTATGTAAGAAAAGGAGTTGCTACCGGAAGAAATGTAGGGGAGGCGGCTAAGACCATGACGTTGTTGGCTACCAGTGCCGGATTCGAGTCATCGGTTGAAGCAAATTCTTTTATGAAGCAATCTGAGTCTGATTTCAAGGATTATTATCGTAAGATTTATGGTCGTGATCCCAATGCAGAGGAAATGGCTGTTTTTCGTAATTCTAATGCTGATGTAGGTAGTGCTATATTTGCCGCCAATATGGGTATCGTAGGATTATCTAACTGGCTTCTTTTTGGTAAGTATATAGGGTTAGGAGGCAAGGCTATACCAGGGTTGGAAAAGAGGCTCAACAAGCATTTATTTGGATTAGGGACGGAAGTTGCGAAGCCGGGAGAGATGGCTATTAAAATAACCAATCCCAATATAGGACAGAAGATAGCAGGCAATGTTTTCAATATCATGAAAAGACCGGTATCTGAAGGCTTATGGGAAGAAGGATCTCAAGGTGCTGTTCAGAATACGGCTGAGGAATATGTTAAGTCAAGATATGATAATGTCGCCATGAACGGAGCCGTTGATGTTCTTGATGCTATTTCTGAAGGATTTAAAAAGCAATATACGTCTAAAGAAGGATGGACTGAAATAGGAATCGGTGCTATTATCGGTTCTTTGTTTGGTATGAGAGAAGGCTTCTTTGGGGTGAAAGAGTATAGTAATAGTCAGATCTTGCTGGAAAGGCAAGTGAATGAATATAACAAAGCATCTTCTAATCTTAACACGGCGGCTTTGAATACGTTGAAAAAATCAATGAGTTTAGGGCCTCAAGTTCGTTCCGATGCCCAGTCTATGACTGGTAAGGAGCTTGATGATGCTATGTTTGAAAAGATGTCTATTGACAACCAAATGGGAACCTTAGAGGATTCGGCTGAAAATTTCCGGCAGATGATTGATATGATGCCTATTTCGGAAATAGCCGAAGCTAATGGAATGTCTTTGGAAGAGGCAAAGAAATACAAGGACTCTATTATTGATAATTATAATAATCGTCTTTCGGATTTCAGATCTGCCCAGAGTTTTGCCGAAGATCTTATAGGTGATGATTCTAAGATTGAGTTTAGGAAATACGTGGCTCGTAATGCTTTTCTTGGTCTTCAATCGGAATCAAGAATGAAAGACATAGCTTCTGTCATAGAAACGCTTTCGGGGCAGCCTCGCGTGGCGGATGCTCTAAGTACGTTCTCCCGGCTGTCGGACAGGGCAAGGGAGCGGGCGATGGCTATCCGTGGCATACGGTCAAGGATAGAAGAACTTGAATCCGAAATAGAAGATCTTGCTACCCGCCCTCGTAATGTAGAAGGGAAAGATCCGCAAGCTGAATCCATACAACGAAAAACCAAAGAATTGGAAAGCCTTAGAACCAATTATAACAATTCGTTGTCTGAGTTATCAACGTTAATAGGAAAAGAGTTTTCGATAGAAGAGTTGGTAAGTAAAACCGAATCTGTTTTATCATCTCCTCTTTCTCCCATAAGTTCACAAGATGTAATAGAAGCCTATGATACACTTGTGGCTTTTGATGATTATTTTAATGTAAAATCAAGACAGGAAAAGAAGTTTACAGCCAAAGACAAAGCCATGAGATCCTTGGTAAATGAATACCGAAGGAGTTTGATGGACTATAGGAATATGAATAACTTCTTGTCTAAGATGCTTGATAAAAGATTCTTAGCTGAGGAAAACAGGGGATTTTCAAAAGCGCTGTCTTCTCTATGGTCTACTCCTTATAAGGGGGATGACAAGGTTCCTGATTTTGCAGAGCCTAATAAAGTCGGTGAATATGATACTGATGAGGTAGTAGATCAAGCTGTGTCAGAAGGTAAGATTTCGGAAGACGAAGCTTGGACTATCAAGGCTTTTATGCATGCTCTTGATAAAGTAAGGGAAGATAGGATGAAGGAAGCAGAAGATGATATAAAAGAGTCACCGCTTACGGAGTCTGTATCAGATGAAGATTATGAGGCTGCTATGGATAATCCTATTATGGTTCCGGCCGTAAGGCAGTCTATAATTGATAAACTATATACAGGTAATGCCGATCTTCTTACTGAGAGAGAAAAAGATGTGTATGATAAATACAAACAAGATTTTGATGATTATGTATCGTCTTTGGGTGACAGTCCCGTTAATCTCATAAAATCATTATCTGAAAAGGCTGATAGGCTTACAAGTCCGAGATCTGTGTATGAGGATAATAAAGCTATTATTGATATGGCTAAATCCAATTTGGAACCAGATCAAAGGAAGGAACTTGATGATGCTATTTCTTCGTATGTTGATATAATGAACAGACGGGACAAAGGGGAGAAAGTTGACGAAGATAAGCTTGCCGATTCGGTATTTACCATAGAAGATCTTGGCCAGGTTGGAAACATCACGGATCTCCTTCCTTATATCGAACAAAACAGGATTATTGATAAAGGTCGTATTTCCGAATCTACGTTAAGTAATTTTGGGGAGGATGATGCTAATATAGATTCTCTTGTAAATGAATTAGACGAATCTGATAATACGCCGGGAGCCAATATAGATAGCGCCCAGAATCCAGAGACGTTGATGGTAAGAAGAATCTCCAATGACGGCAATGAAAGGTATGAAATTGCAGGTCTTAGAGCCGATAAATTTATATCTTCTATAAAATCATTGGTTCCTATTCAAATAAGCTCTGAAACGAACGCTAATGGTACTAAAAGGTATTCTCTTAACATAGGTGGAGAAACGGCTACTATAATTGAACTGCCTTATCATGCGAGATGGTCTATAGACAAAGAATCGGCTCGTGTTCTTAACCGTTACACAGATGTGTCTATTCAGGACGTGGGTAATTCATATTCTTTGGTTTATAAGCGTCTTGATTCAGACGAATTGGTTCCGTACAGAACAGGTGTTGGATTCGGAGAGAATGAAGTAGATAAAATAGATCAGGAAGCATTATCTTCTTTGAAGAAAGGAGATAAGGTTAATCTTGAGATAGATGCAAATGATACCTATAATCAGTCTCTTTTTGCCGAATACAATGATGCTGTTCAGTCCGGTGATAAAAAAAGAATAGAATCTGCTGAAAATAAGCTGGTATCCAATATGGTTATCAAGGTCATGAGTGGAAACAGATTCGTTTCTGTTGTAAAAGCTGACACAGGAGGCATAGATGGTATAAGTAAGATAAGAAGAACGGCTTTTAACAAGTGGAAGAAGGACGCCGGCCGGTCGGCCACCATCAACGTCGGCACGCATGTTGTTGCCCAGACCCTTCCTGGAAGACCGGTGTTTAACATGAGAGTAAACGGTCAAGGATATGGTCAGGTAGAAAATCTCCCTATTACCGAAAAAGGAGCTGAAAAAGTATCTGATGTCGGATATGTATTAAATGGCAAAGTCGTGCTTAAGAACGGATCTAAATACACAGGCTTCCCATTTGCTTATTCTATATTAAATGACAAGGGGAATAATTACAAAAATGTAAGAGTTCCGGTAGTTGTTATCAAAGGTAAAAACGGTCTTAATTATCTTTTCCCGGTTAGCCTACGTTCTGTAGAATCAGAGGAAGGGCAGAAATGGATGTCTTTTATAGATATGTCGCTTGAATCCAGTGATTCTGAATTGCTACAGATGGGTCAAGATGATATACAAGATCTTAATGCGTATCTAACCAAGTTAGGTCTTGATCCGGCTTCGTATCAAGTATCGTATTTGAATCCTATTTCAGGGCTTAGAAAAGCTCGTGAGGCTATAGAAAAATTATCTACAGTTCCTGATGTTGTTAAGTGGGTAGAAGATGAAAGCAGGAATGTGAAAGACATTGTGACGTCTGAAGTAGAATCTGGAATAGATTTTGAAGGTGAGATGTTTGTCGCTCCTAAGATCAGGATTCAGTTTGGTAAATCATCTTCCAGCCCTAAGTCGCTTATAGAGGATGATCTTCCTTTCTCTGATGAGGGTAAGACCGTTACTTCTAAAGAATACGTGGATGTTTATGAAGAGGAAATGCCAGAGGAAGAACAGCAGCCTACTGCCGGCAAGACTGCCCCAGTACAGCAGCCTACAGCCACGAGCGGCTCGTCAGTTTCTTCTACTGGAACAACCAGGACTACAAGGAAGTCTTTTGCTGCAAGGTTAGAGGATATAGAATCTTATATAAAGGAAAACGACTTACCTCCTTTTGCTAATATCTATGATTTTATAGCAAGAAAGATTGTAGGTGGAGATATTAGGTTTTTAAGACAAAGAGGTAATCCTAAAGATCTTAAGTCTGAAATGGGGTTAGACCCTAAGGGTACTGTAGGTGATAGAATATCTTACAGTAAGGGTTTGACTATGGATGAATACGTTGATTACCTAAAGAAAAGCAAAGAGCAAGTAGTTGTAGATTATTTAAATAGTAGAAATGGCAACAACGAACAAATTATATCAGAGTTGAAAAACTTTTTGAAATATATTAATTTTGTTCCAAGTAAGGCTTTGAATTATTCTCTTAGAGTCAATGGCATGGATACCCTAAAAGAATATGGCACAAAAGAGGAAGTAGAAAAAATGGAATCTGATATCAATAGTTTGGTTTCTAAAGTTTTGCCTACGGTGGATAATAAAACTGTAGAAGATGTTTCTACTGCAATAAAATCAAACAACTTGCCTGCCATATGGGAGCCAGTGGAAAGCCTTGATATGACAAACGAGGAAAAAATAGAGTTTTTGAATAACGTAGCAGATTTCCTTAGCGGCATACCAGAGTATGATGCTGTCGTGGAGTCTATAGAGTCAGAATCAGATAATATTTTAAATGATGGAAAAGAAGGAAGTGCAGAAGGCGGTGCAGTACGCACTGAGGAAGATGGCGATAAAAAGGGAGATGGAGAAGGCAAAGGACAATCCAGAACAAATGTCGAAGTTGAAAGAAATGTCGAATTACCTGGATCTACAAAAGGAGAAATAGAAAAAGACGAACCTCGTATATCCGAAGAGTCGCTTACTCACATATCAAGGGTGACAACCCCTTATTTCCTGTACGGCGGCGATGAAGCATATACATCTGTTCCGGCTAAGGTAGAACCTATACCGGAGAAGATAATGGGTCGTAATGGCATTAAATTTGGTATGAGTGTAGTCGAGTTAACCGAATTAGGGTACAAAAAAGCTGATGGAAACTGGATATATAAATTCTATATGAACTCAGGTGTGTATGATTTGTATAATATCAGTACCGGTGAAGCGTTTAGGGCAAAACCGGATCTTGGAGTTAAGATAAGCTCCAGCGCATTCATCCGCTCTTTATCTCAATCTGGTAGAAAAATACAAAATATGATGAGCAACATGAGCCAGGAAGAGATAGATAGGAATAAGAATCTTGTAGAAGGTTCTGATAATTCGGATTCGATAAATGAGTTAAATAAAGAGTGTTGAGTATGAGAAGGAGATATGAAGATGTTTCAGGTCTTGTTCAGTATCAGTTGAAGACCAATCAGCAGGGGAATATAGAGGTTTATGTTGATGACGGGTTTGTTGGAAACGTAAGTGAAGGAGTCTGTAATTGGAAGGATGTTGAATACAAGAGTAAGGTTACTATATCTTTGAAAGGAGTCGAGAATAAGGCTAAAACTTCAAGTAAAAGAGTCGGTCCCTATTGTCACATTTATAGCATATTTGGAGGAAATGAATCTTATCATGAAGGTCCGGATAGTAATATAAAAAAGAGTCCGGTTACCACCTTTATAATGTATTGTTATAAAAATGGGGATATTACAACTACCACCACTTATACTAAAAATTTATCTGGAACTCTTCAGATAGGTAAAACACAATTGACTATCAATTACAAACAAAGTAAAAGTCAGTCTTTTTCTGGTGGTGATAAAGATTATGTAACATCCGTATCTGATTTCCCTTTTGTTACTGGTCCAGGAGATAATAGCGTTGAGTTTGAAGGAGAGGGAAGATTAATAGTTGAAACAAAGGCTTCGCATTATGAAATAGAAGTTTCATAATTTCTATTTTTATAGTATTTTGTCTAAAATATTTATCACTATGGGTGTCAAATGTCAGATAGAAAAATAAGAATCTCGTAGAAGGTTCTGATAATTCGGATTCGATAAATAAGTTAAACAAGGAGTGTTGAGTATGAGAAGGAGGTTTTTTTTTAATGCTGCGGATAATTTCGTGGGAGGATGTTATAATAAGTTATCTAATGAGGATATAAAAAGGCTTGGAGGAAAAAGATCTTATGTATGTCAGTTTAATAAAATTCATATACATATAGGACCTGTATTAAAAGATAATGATTCCGAAGAAAGTTATATAATGTTTAATAGTGATTGGAATCATGGTGGTTATGAATCTATAGTTTATCACCATAGTAATAATGGTATTTTTATATTAGGTGAAAATAAAATTGGTAATATAGAAGATCATATACAGGATCTAACATATTGGTACGAATATGATCCAAACATTAATGAAAATTATTGTTATTGTTATTATGAAGCTGATAACAGCGGAAATGCTATTAAGTTGAGCCGTGAGTTTGGTGATGTTTGCACTGTTTTTAATATTCCCAGTTTGAAAGTTACTACTCTTCGTGATGGCGGTTTAAGTTTTCCAGAGATTTATATAGAAGGAGTTTGGGATCCGTTATTGTATAAGTCGGTTTTATAATTAACTTTGCAAAAAAGTTAATCATTATGGGTGTCAAATGTCAGATAGAAAAAAAGGAAAATGAAATAAAACGGGTTAAGGCTCCTAACGGGGAGCCTTCCGTTCTTTACGAAAGTGCTTTAAAAGTATTAGGAAACAGCGAGCGGGCTCTTCAGGTATGGGCTAAGGCTTACACTCCTGGTTTTTTGTCGTATTACGGTCATTGGAATAACCCGGCTCCAGGAGAGATGTTTAATACCGATCCCAATGGTGAACCTCTTTTAGAAGACGTGCTGTCGTATATGAAGCGTCAGACTTATTTTGCTGATCCTTTAACGGCTCAGGATGTTAAGGATGTAAGGGATTTCCTTTTGTCTACTCATTATTTTTTCAATGCGTCTTCATTGTCTAATGCTATTCTCTTCGATTTTTATGTAGATGGCAGTTTGATACTGAATGAGCAGAAATTAAGGAGATCCGGTTTGTATGATGAAACAGAAATAAGTCGTATTTTATCCGATCCTTCTGTTTTAAACGAGGTTTCGACTTCCATGAGAAAGTTAATAGATTGTTCTATTAACGAACATGATAGGGAAAAGGATAATTATTTTATGTCTGTTGACTATCAGTATGGTCCTATTGTTTACAAGAAGGGAGTGTTTAACCAATTTGGTAAAAAAGTACCATATAATCCTTCTGAGCTTTATTATGCTATGCGTAAAACAGTAGCCGGCATAAAAAACTTTTCTGAATTTTCATCTGCTTTTGAATCGTTGAGAAACTCATACCCTGAACTGGTTGAGAAATTCGTTTCTGATAAAGAATTTGCCGAATCTATGTTTGATGAGTTTTCATCTACGAATAAGATTCCGGTAATAAACATAGAAGGGGATGATATGGTAGAAGGCAAGAGAAGATCCTTGTCTAAGCTACAAGATCTGTCTTATTACAATCCTGGCAAAATAGAGTTCCTAAGAGCTCGTATATCAGCTTATTTACATAGGGTTAATGCCGACACCGAATCCGATTTAAGAAGCATGATATGGGATATAGAAGAGGCTTGTACGTGGTTTGGCATAGATATAATAGGGACATCGGAAACTTATGATGGCACAGAAGAATCTTTGAATAAGATAGATAATTTGATGCTGGATCTTGATATTTATGTGGCCAGGCATAATGATGTAAATTATGCTCCAACGCTGGCATCTTCTATCGATGATGTTCTTGGTGATAGTACAGACTATTATTTTGGATTATTGCCGGAGTATATGGATAATTTGAATATCGTTTATTCTGAATCCGATATAGACCCAGTAGAGGCATTTGAGAAACATTCATTGCTTAAGGTAGGAGATAATCTATATCAAAGGATCAGCAAAGATGATCTTAACGAGATGTATCAAATATCAACAGTGTTAGCCAAGCACAACCTAACTCACTTTCCTGCTAAAATATATCCTGAATCTTGTTTTAAGAACGGCGTTTTGGATAAAGAGAAAGTACGGAACGTAGATAATAATACGCTCATGGATTCCATTAAAAAATACGTCAGATCGTTCATGGATTCTCAGAACACGGAGGACATGATAATGACCAGGATGGTGTTTGGGCACCCGGCGGTACTTGATGTTTCTTACGCGGATGTGGATCGGGAATTTAGTCGGTACATGAACAAAAAACAAGATAGCGAAAACCCATTATCTTTATTCGATTTATACCAATATTACCTTGACAACAAACTCCATAAAACAAAATTATATGATAATGCCTATAAGTATCTTGACTTCAAATCTGGTCCATCTTTGGGTCTTATTTCTGATGATCCTGATATTTTGAAATCAATAGAATTATCTTTATCTGGAAAAGACAGGTTGATGTTGTTTGATTATAGCATGACCAGCACCGATCCTTCTTTATCAAAATTGTTTTATTTGGATAGGTATGACCCTTCGTATGCCGATAATGATTTTGAACATTATTTTTACACCAGGCACCCGTATCTGTTAAAAGAAAAATCGGGTCCTAATATCGTAGAGCAAGATGGTGTTATAACAGCCGAAGGTATTTATGATAATTTTATAAGAGTAGGTAATAAGATATGGTCTAAAGTAAGCGAAAGTAGTTCCGGCTCTATCTACCAAAATCTGACAGGAACCGAATCGGAGGTGAAATACGATTCTACTCAGAAGGTTAAGACGGTAGAAACCGATTACGCTCCATACCAAAACAGATCTGGCCTGACGCAAGATATGATCGTAAGCAAGTCTGAATTGGATGATCTTAACAAATTAGAATGCAGGTAATTTTTGTACATATATATAGTTTTTTCATAGTTATAATTTGGGAAGTGAGGCTTGTGAAAGTCTCACTTTTCTTATATATGCACGTATATCAATAACATACAAGAAAAGTTAGATTTTCGTTGTTTATGAATTATTTTTATTAAGTTTGCAATATTAGTTTCAGGAAGGGATTATAGAAAATAGGGAAGGTAAGAACAGAACGTAACTAATAACGGTAGGAAATGAGAATCAGTACCATCAAACGTAATAACAGCATTCATCTTATGTATAAAAACATTATGAATGATTTAGGTCAATTAAGAACTGTAGTTTCAAAATCCTATATTTATAATCTGATACAAAATCAAACCGGATTAAGTATCAGAACTATATCCCATGTCTTGAATCACACAAAAGAACAGGATACAGATTCTTTGTGAAAGGCATACATTTTCCTACATTTGTGTGTTCTTTAGTTTTTAGATTTAAGTTTTTCATGGTATTAGTTTAGATTAGTGTAGATCAGGGCTCGCAGTGATGCGGGCCCTGGTTTGATTTAAAAAGTATTAAAATATTTGCTATTTAAAATCCTGTTCCTATCTTTGTTCCAGAAACAATGAACAACGAGATCCCACCTCTGGTTGTTTGATGTTGAAAGATATTTTTGGCTCATTAGGGTTTGTCATAGTGGGATCTGACATTCTCTTTTGGGCCTATTTTTTTTATTATGGATAATACTTGTATTCCTTTTGTGTTAATAAACGACAGAAAAATGATTGACGCAAAACATGTTCATAAATTGTTAGAATGTAAGTATGATTTTAAACATTGGATTAAGGATGTAATATCATCTTTTAATTTTAAGGATGGAATAGATTATATATCATATAGATATGATAATAATGGAGAACAAATAATAGATAATAATAGTCATGTATTTAGGCATGACTATTATTTATTCCCCAAATCGATTCTGTGTATCATCTATATGAAGTGTGATAGATCTTTATTTAAAGATTTTATTTATGATATATTTGATTGTTGTAATATTAAAAATGACGATCGGGTATTAGATATAATACATAGATCTATCGATAGGTATAATAAAAAATGTATAAAATATTTTACATATATAATAAGAAATAATAATAATGGTTTTTATAAAATAGGTAAAAGCTCTGATGTAAAAAGAAGGCTATCTGGGTTGTCTATTGTAGAAGATAACTTAACATTAATAGCTTATGTGAATAAAGATATAGAGAGCGAGCTTCATGCAAGATTTGATATCAAAGGGATATACAGAGAATGGTTCAACTTATCAGATTGCGATTTGAATGATATAATTGATAAATATAAATTCAAGTTGTGTGACATGGCTTGAATTTTATTACAATAAAAAGTGATTAAGAGATGAGTCTATGGTGATATTTACTCATCTCTTCTTATTTTTCTGAAAATACTTCTCTTCTATAGGAAATAAACACACCCATATTCCACCCTACAATCATGATCTTTGTTACGTGCATCATGCACGTATGTTTAACAATTAAATACTATAAAATTATGGGTGGTGATAAAATCGTCCTTTTAGATGGAGCCGGGGCTAACGGTGGTGGTGCAGCAGCTACCAACGGTCTTCTTTCAATGATTCCCGGCATGTTTGCTAATTTGATAGGTGGTAATAAAATGGATCCGAATCTGGTGGCGGCTTTGATGAACGGTCGTAACAACCAGGACGGTTTCGGTGGGGCTAACGGTTGGTGGCTCTGGATAATTGTTTTGTTCTGGCTGTGGGGTGGACGCGGCTTCGGTAACGGTTTTGGAAATGGCGGTGATTGTTGCGCCAATGGTTTGCCGGCTCAGTTGAATAACGATTACGGTCGTGAACTTTTGATGCAAGCAATTCAAGGTAATCGTAGCGCCATAGATCAGATCGCTTCTGCTTTGAACTGTTCTACTACTCAACTTCAGAGTGCTATCTGCAACGTACAGGGTGCTATTGATAAAGTAGCCGGTCAGGTAGGTATGACTTCTCAGGCTGTTATCAACGCAGTTCAACAACAAGGTTGTGAAATAGGAAATCAAATCAGCTCTTGCTGCTGCAATCTGAGTTCGTTGATCAATCAAAGCACTTGCCAGACTCAGGGAATGATTACTCAGCAAGGTTTTGATAACCAGCTTCGCACGTTGGAACAAACCAATATCTTGCAGAACGGTCTCAACCAAGGTCTGGCTAACAATCGTGAGCAAGCTACAAGCCAATTCAATATCTTGTCTGCGAAACTTGACGCCCAAACCGTTATGATCAACGACAAATTCTGTCAGTTGGAAATGAGGGAGATGCAGAACACTATTGCTCAACTTCGTGAAGAAAAAGCGGCTTTGACAGCTTCGGCATTATCTCAGCAACAAACCCAGAATATCGTTGGTCAATTACGCCCGACGGCCGTCCCGGCCTACCCCTCTTGTTCTCCTTACCAGGCTTATACTTGGGGACAGGTATTCGGAGGAGGTTGCTGTAATAACGGATGCGGATGTAACAACGGATGTTGCAATAACAACGCTGCTGTCTGATTTTATTAAGAAAGGAGGCTAATATGGCTTGTGTTTCTAAAATAGGATCGTTGTATGAGATGGTTACGAAGAATGTTATTGTCAGTACGACAAATACAGTCTTCGGTATTAACCCACGGGCTTGGATCGCCCTTCCGTGTGAGGGTCTTATCCTTCTTAAGATAAGGCAAGTAGTACCCGCAGCCGGAAGTGCTCTACCGGTACAGATTGCGGTCCCGGCAAACAGCACAGTTTCAACAGTAGGAGCCGACACATGTTGCCCGGTTACGGGAGTGAATGTCGTGAACCCTATTAACGTAGCTGTCACGGGTGCTGCTATGGTAAATGGCACAGAACGCCTTCTGTACTTCAATAAAGTTCGTGGCGTGTTAAGATTAATGGATTGTTGTGTTCCGACAACAACAGCCCAGGCGTCTGAAGTTAAAGCAGGTAAATGATTTCAGTAGGGTGATGGAGATCATCACCCTATTTTCACCTAACTAATATTTTGATCATGTTTTCAGATTTGAAGAAAGGGTTTCAGGTACATACCCTTGATACTAATACAGTACCTAAATACGAATTGGGAAAGGTAGTAGCCGTATCCGAACCCAGGTATCTTCCTCCTCAGCCAGGTCAGTATCAGGCGATGCAGACCCGCGTGGTGGATCTGACGGTAGAGCTCACTGGCGAAACCAAGACCTATACGGTCCCGGAATCCCAGAATGTGGCTAAGGCTATGGGCATAACATTATCTACCAGCATAGATCCGATTATGAACGAACTGAATGCTATAAAAAACACCAGTCAAGACATAATAAACAGCGTAGATGCCCATCGTGCCAAGATAGAGGCTTGTGAATCTATATTAGAGGACATCAATCCGGCATTCAAACAAACGAGAGAGCAGGATCGTAAAATAGCTGGTATAGAAAATAAGGTGAATGACCTTACTGATTCATTCGAAGATTTAAAGAAGTTAATTGTAGAACGTTTGAAATAAGTATAATATGATAGTATATGATTTAAATTCAGGACACAGAGAATATCCTGGATATGACGAGATAGAAGACAGACGAGGTGGAGGCAGAGGCAGAAGCCGGCGTTCTGATGGGACGTACATGGGGTACGGTGGTGGTATTTACGACCATTACGGTATGCATGAGAAGATGAAGGAAATGGAAGAGCGAGAAAACGAGCTGGAAGAAAGGGAAAGAAGGCTCGAAGAGCGCGAACGTCGTCATGAAATGGAAGACCGGGAATACCGGAGGATGGGTTACGAATCCTACCCGACCGATTACTATGGAGACGACAGATACTACGGTGACGGACCTCAGATGCGCAGAGGTCGCGGACGTGGCAGAGGTCGTTCTTATTGAGGAGCAGACGCAGAGGATCCAGCTTATCAGAAATATGTAGATACTTACGGCTACCATTTTTCTAATGCTCTCGCTGATGAGGCGGTAAAGAAGATGGTCAACGTCGATGGATCCAAGAGGATCTGGAAGCAGCCGGAAATAAAAGATATTTTTGAAAAGTGCGGAGCGAAGAAGCCGGATAAAGCGACATGGGGCGATGTCCAATATGTCTTTGCAATGTACTATTCGGATGGTTTTCCGAAGGTCTTCAAATGTGAGAACGAGTTGGTGAAAGCTACGTTAATGTATTTGGATGATCCGGATGCTCCCGAAGGAGTAGCCTTTATAAGATGGCTTGCCGTGCAAGATTACCTCGGCGAAAAAATAAACTGGAAGGATCTGACCTGAGATCCAGACCCAGGTCCTTCCGGTGGTGCGGGAGCCATAGTAAAAAATATGATTCCCGCATTCCCGTTTTTCCCGTTTGGAAAAAAAAGAATAAAAATATTATACCGGTCGGCGGGCAATAGAATACCCGTGGCCGGTTTGTTTCACATAACTTTTTTTGGATATGAATGTAGCACACGAATATAAATCAAATAAAACCCCCTTGTATTTATTAGGAGAGTTGATTGGCGTACCGAATACGGTTATGGACTCAGCATTGCATGAACTGAAAGATAGAATAGACAAAGACCCTAAATGGGTGATTATATACCACTTTACACCAAAAGCGTAAAGTAATACACATTTATACGGAAATTCGTACCGGGTTACACCAAAACCCTCTACCTTCTGGTAACATCGTTACATCAAAGGATTCTTTTTCCGATTTACGGATGATGTTAAAAGCACCATTGATATCAGCATTAATTGTCTTACCAGAAGAGGTTTTAAACAATCCTCGTTTAATCCTTCTTCCTTTGTAAGATTCATGTTTGCAAATCCGTTCATTATCTAAAAAGCTACATTTTGAAGTATAAGATTCTTCAACGATCTTAACATTAATACCTTCTAATGTAGCTTTATACGATATCATACTGATAAACGAATTAAAAGGAATAGATACAAAGTTCTGATTATTACGCTTTCCAATATTGATCTCTTGTTTCCAGCACTTGTTATGACCGATTATGATCGTATTAATACCATTGGAAACTACATGATTAACCAATATTCTACTTGCTTTATGCAGATAGTCTTTGATCTTGTTATTCCTTTTGTCGGTTAATGACCTTATTTGTTTTGAAATCTGTTTATTGTCTTTTAACTTAGATTTTAAGAATGCTAACCTTTTGTTATAATATTGGTTAATATACTTTAGTGGTCTACCATTGATGATAAAACAAGAACCGGTGTTTGAAACACAAGATGCTAAATTATCCAATCCTATGTCGATGCCAAGATAGTTCCCATTATCGGACATAAGATTCTTTTCCTTCTTATTGTAAACTATTTCAAGAACAATATACCCATTCTTAGGAATGAATCTAAGTTGTTGAATATTTTGCTTGTTAGTTTTTGTTGTAAAGGAAAACTGTTTTGGTAACTTAACAATGCCTTGTTTTATCCATTTTTGAGAAAAAGCATTTGTTGCAAAAACAGCAGGAAACAAACCACCCTTGTTGAGATACCTTGGCATTCTTACTTCCTCAGAATACTCACCTCTATTCTTTTTATTAAAGAGATTGAAGAAAGATTTAAAGTTTCTATCAACCATCATCAATACTTGTTGAGCAACCGGTGCTGGTAAAGCACGATAGTCAACATCATTTTCTGTTCTTAACTTCTTTTCAAGAGAATAGTAGTTTAGGTACTTATACTTTACAGTATTATCATCCTTGTATTGAAAATAATACTGTCTAACAACATATAACCCTTTATTGTATAAGTTTTTACACTTATGCAATAGATCATAAAGTTCATTGTAATAAACAGAACTTGGTTTGATCGTATGTTGTTCGACTAATCTCATGACACAAATATAGAAATTATTATTTATATATGAAAACAAATTGGCGTATTTGTGGTGTAAAGTTGTATATAATTACCTAAAGATGTTAAAAATTGGCTCGAATCTTTACCCAAGATCTGAACCTATTTTTTTCAATACCAGGCCCGATGCGATTTTAACGTATCGGGTTTTTATTTTAATTCATATTGTTTTATTTTAAATCTAATTAATTTATGAATGTCGTACATTTGTTGAAAAACTATTCTATATGGAAAATAAGGAAGATTACGTTGGTTACGAAGATCAAGAGCTGTGTAACCGGTATTACAAAGAGGCTGAAGCCATGAGGCAAAAGCAGGACTGGTCTCGGCTTAGGGCTGTCCCTGCTCCGGCCAAGGGAACGCCATCGCCCGGCTGGGGTCAGCTTGGACGTGGAAATGATGTCCGTGTTAAGTACGTTAGCATCAATTCAGGATTAGGAGGGGACAGATTATGACTGTAGAAGAATTGGCTAATAAAAGATACAGTGGCGAATTTGTTTTCATGCTTGGTCATTTGGAAGGTATAACAAGATTCGTTTTTGAATGTTTTGATCCCAGACCTGATCACGAAGGTAAAAATACTTATATGGTTTCCTATTTTGATAAGGGACTTCGTAGAAGAGATGTGGTAGATGTGCCATGTTATATGAATGTTTTAGCAAAATAAATTAAAATATTGTAAATATCGTGGTTAGAATCGCATATTTCGGAACCGATGGCTGCCCTGGTCATTACGCTATTCCGATACGAGGTAAATTCACAGAAGAGGATATTAAGGTAATAGAATCTGTAGATTGTGATATCCGAAATAACATTAAAACAATATAATTTCATTATAAGGTTTTAATGTACCATAAATGGTCCGGATATTAGCCTAAGCCTTGAAACTAAGGCTACGTTATTTGAGAATAGATAGTTACCTACGGATGTTTGCCCAAGTCCGTAGCCCTAAGGCAAGCGATTAAACAGGAGTAGTGTATTTGCGAAACAGTGTTGCTTGCATCAAAACCTCTTATAACATTGGCGATGGGTACTAACAGGATGAAATATTCCTGACTTATGTTGAATAAACATTAAAAACGTTTGTAGATATGGTGTACGTACAAGACATAGATGGTAAACCTCTGATGCCAACAACAAGACATGGAAAGGTTAGGAGACTGCTCAAATCAAACAAAGCAGTCGTTGTAAACCTATGTCCGTTTACCATCCGATTGACGTACATATCCGATAGTTACAAACAAGAAATTGTATTAGGCGTTGATGCTGGAACTAAGCATGTTGGTTTATCAGCAACGACGAAAAGCAAAGAACTTTACAGCAGTGAAGTTATTCTTAGAAATGATATCGTAGATCTTTTGTCTACCAGAAGAGAGCTACGAAGAACAAGACGAAATAGATTGAGACATAGAAAACCTCGTTTCGATAACAGAGTAAAAAGCAAGCGTCCAGGATGGGTAGCACCTTCGGTGCGGTACAAAATAGACGCCCATATTCGTGTTATTGACAATGTATGTTCTATATTACCAATATCTCGTATTGTTATTGAAGTAGCTCAATTTGATACTCAAAAGATCAAGAATCCTAATATATCAGGTAAGGAATATCAGGAAGGAAACAAACTTGGTTTTTGGAACGTAAGGGAGTATGTTTTAGCAAGGGATGGGCATAAATGTCAGTATTGTAAAGGAAAATCGAAATCCAAAATCCTTAATGTCCATCACATCGAATCCCGAAAAACGGGAGGTGATTCCCCTTCTAATCTTATTACCTTATGTGAAATTTGTCATAAGGAATACCATAAAGGTAATATAGATTTGAAGATCAAACGGGGATCGTCGCTCCGCGACGCGGCCGTAATGGGGATCATGAAATGGAAGTTGTATGAAGAACTGAGATCCAGATACGACAGAGTTTCTATGACGTTTGGTTACATTACGAAACATAATCGGATTAAATACGGGATTGAAAAATCCCATACATCCGACGCGTTTGTCATTTCTAAGAACATTAATGCGAAACGAATCGGATGTCAATATTTAAAACGTTTAATTCGTAGGCATAATAGGCAAATACATAAAATGAAAATTTTAAAAGGAGGAAAGAAGAAAAACAATCAAGCTCCTTTTGAGGTTTTTGGTTTTAGGTTGTTTGATAAAGTGTTGTATAATAATAAAATATGTTTTGTTTATGGAAGGAGAAAATCAGGGAGTTTCAATATCAGGGATTTCAACGGAGAAAATTCAAAAGATGTTTCACGCAAAAAGTTTAAACTCATTAGAGGGAAGAGGCATCCGATTATATTAAAGTGAATGAACGGATTTAATAAATTTAATAGAAAAACGTATCATGTGTAATAAAGAAATCGTGATATGCGCCGCCATCTGGGTGCAGGACGGCAAGAAGCGTCCCCATCAGCCCACCAATATACCATCCGGCGCCGTGTTCTGTGGATTGAGACATTGTTCTATCATTTCTCAGTTTGCAGCTTATGGTATTGCTCATAAAAACCGCAGTGTTCAAGGATTTTTGACGAGCAAGAACCGGTTTCTAACAAGAGAGGAGGCATCTGAACTTGTTAAGAGCAATAATCAGGAAATGGTAGTAGATAGGAATGCCGTTAGAGAACAATTGTATTCAGAAGATTTATATTAACTAAAAACAAAATAATATGGGATTTATAATTATTTAACCAATAAAACCACCATACTTTAGAAGGTGGATGAATTGGTTTGATTAATTTTGAATCAAAATTACAGATAAAAATGATTTCATACAAATACAACATATACCATTCCAAGAAAACGAAGTATCTTGACAAGATGCTTCGTGAATGTTGTTTTGTATGGAATCATGCGTTAGCTCTACAACGTAGGTATCACAAACTGTTTGGAAAATATATTTCAGTCGGTAAGATGAAGAAACATTTTGCCAAGAGGATTAGGAGAAACTTGCTTCATTCTCAAACAACACAAGAGATACAAGGAGGGTTTACCCTAAATGGTAATTGTCTAACAATTAACAAAGGAAACAAACGATTTAGATTCTCATACAGTAGAGGCTACGAAGGTAATGTTAAACAAATTAGAATAGTTAGAGAAACCTGTTCACGTTTTAGTTTGATTGTAGTTACAGATCATAATCCTATAAGCTCTTATAGAAAGACACATGATGGTGCATCTATCGGATTGGATTTTGGACTAAAAACTTATTTAACTAAAAGTGATGGTAGCAAAATTGGGTCTCCACTATTCTTCAAACAATATCAAAACAAGATTAGAAAACTAAACAAACGGTTTTCTAATGCAAAGAAAGGATCCAATAATAGGAGAAGGAGACTGTTTGAACTACAACAAGCGTATCGTAAAATAAACGATCTTCGATCGGATTTTCAATGGAAATTAGCTCATGATTTATGCAAACAGTATGATTATATTTTTATTGAAGATCTAAACATTGAAGGAATGAAACGTTTGTGGGGAAAGAAAGTTTCTGATCTCAGTCATTCTTCTTTTATTGACAAACTAATGTATGTTGCTTCAAAGTATGGAGTAACGATACACAAGATTGACAAATGGTATCCTTCTTCCAAAACTTGTGAATGTGGCTGCATTAATAAAGGTCTGTCGTTACGCGACCGCACGTGGGTGTGCCCAGCGTGCGGAGCGATTAACGACCGTGATGTTCTTGCAGCCCGTAATATACTTCGGAAGGGCATTTCCGAATTGGAGAGCAAGAGTAATTCCAACGATAGTAATATCGGGGTTTCTTGCGCTTGTATCCAAGAATCCCATTCGCTTTAGCGATGGGAGTATGTCAAACTGGTAATTGCATAATTCAATTGAACGTAAATCCAAAGGACCCCAGTGAATCCTTTTTTGACGTATATGATAGAGATGAGATGAAATTGATATACGGAATAAAGATCAGTATTCTGAAAGAAATGTTTATCATATGATTACTAAACAAGACATACAAGCAGCAGCATCGTATATTTTCCGAAGCAGTTTTGTCTCGGAGGACCGGGCAAGGAAAGCAATGGTAAGAGCCGGCAATAACGCTACCAAGATCCTCGTCAAGACCTTTAGAGGCAAGTTGTTCAATAAAGCTTTTGAAAGAGCCCGTAGAGGAAAGGATATCAGCTCTTTTGAAAGACAGGAAAAAGAAAGTGGTTTCAATTTTCTACATAATCCTAATAATGGTCGTATGCAAAGCGGTCATGTCAAAATAGATGAAATTGGACTATTTAAACAAATAATAGAGTAGGGTACGTAAGTTATCCGACTTTTTCATATATTTGTGGCATGGCAAGAGGTTATTATTGGATACCACAAACAGATGAAACGTTAAATGGCAGAAGCTATTACGTGGCTAAGATAGTAGGAGATATCACGTTTGATACTAAACGAAAAAGAATCGTATTTCAAGCTGATAGGTATTTCCCTGTAGGATCTGTTTTCCATTTTACGCACAATTGCTTTAACTATATCATAACTTGCCGACTTCGTAAGCCGGGGCTTTGGTTTGAAGCCAGGAGAGAGGATTCGGGCCCTATTTGCCCTGAAGATATTGAGCGCTTTGAATCGGGAAGGTTTATTCACCGAGATGGGTACATGCATTACATATAAGCTGAACTTGACGATTTTTCGTCAGATTATAATTTTTTTTCATATCATTTTAAGCCATCAGACTGAGAAGTTAGGTGGCTTTATTTTTTATGATATGCTTGATTTTTAACTACCTTTGTCTCATAACAAAAATGTTTTACTATGACATCAACGTGTATTATTAAAAGAGATAATAAAAAGAAAGTTGTTTCTGTCTCTACCAGATCAGGGGACAGGTCTATGTTGTTTGATAAAATAGCATCTATTCCTCTTATGGAGAACAGGGAACGGGCTACTACTGTTTTTAAAACCGTATTTTCTAATAAGTTCTTAAAGGCTTTTGGCGACTGGAGAAGGAATGTACCTGTTAATAAACAGGCCTACAATAAGGTGAAATCCAACATCGATCTTATTCCGGAAGCCTATAGGGAAAGGGTGCTGGATAAGGCTTCTAAGATGAGTAACCCTGTTCTTGTGTCAAAATCAGATGCACCTTATGAAATCCAAGAATCGGGCTTTGGATTCTACAGCCAAAATCTGGGTGATAATATTATGTTGGTGGATGCTATGGTCCCGTCAAGTATTTCCGTACCGGAAGGACCTGGAATAGACGCCGGGCAGTATCTACAAGATACCATATCTTCAGACTTCACTCCCGTATCTATGGTACAGGATAAGGGTGTTAATTATATGGTTATAAAAGACGGTCTTAAGATATTTAGCCCAGAAGAGCTACCAGAAACAGATTCTAATCCTGTGGGTGTAACGTATCAGACTGGAGAGCCTCGTTTGTTTTTCATGAACGATCGTAGTCAATTATTTGAAGATTACGGAGAAGCTCTTCGCTCTGGCGGGAATGATATTAGAATAGGATTCTTATCAGGCACCGTTCAAGAATCTGCCTGGGATGGCGTGGCAGACATTACTTACAAAGCTGGAAGGTATGTTCTTAATAATCCCAAATCTTTTATACCGGTCATGACCGCTTCTGCTTCTACTTCTTTATCAACAAAAGGTGGTATAATTAACTACCTTATAAAGAAAGGTCTTTTGTCCGGATCTAAGATATTCGATCCTGAAACAAGAAGCTATTATCTTACAGGAGAAGGTCATACAGGACAAATTAGACTTTTCAATTCAGCCTTATCCTACACCGAGCTCCGTAATCATTTTGGTTCCGATGTTTCCATGAACGACCAAGGTATGATAACCATAAGCTCGTTGGATAACAGTAAGGTGACTATGAGGCTCGCCACCGGAGGAACGGAGAGGGTTAGCAGGGAGCAGATAAAGAACGATCTCAAGTCAGGAAGATACAATGAATTGGACGCCAAGTACGATCATTTTGATGCGCTTGTAGTTTCATTCATATTAGAAGACAACGATCTTTATGCTGATACTAAAGCTAAGATCGTATCAGATTATAGCAGGCAGGAACGTGATCAACGAAATTCTATTGTCGAGATACTGAAAACTCTTGGCGTTAGTGTCATAGGTATGACCGACTATATAGAGAAGTACCAAACCAAATACGGGCATGAACCTTCTGCTAAGGCATTGGCGGATATTGCCAATAACGTAATAGCAGTTGGTGAAGATGCTACTTTATCTGATTTAGTAGAAGAAACAGCCCACTTCCTTGTAGAGGCATACAGAGATCAGAATGCTGTTGAGGCTGTTCTGCAAGATGTAGAAGGTACGGAAGAGTGGAACCAATATGCAGGTCAGTATTATAATACATACGGTAAGGTATATGAAGGGGCTGAGCTTGATAATGCTGTTAGGAGAGAAATTCTTGGAAAGATCCTCGCCAGGGAGATGCAGACCGGCACAGCACAGGCGCCGGTAGAGCCCACCTCCTTCCTGGGGCGCGTCCGGCGGCTTTTCTCTGGAATAGTAAGCTGGCTTAAATCAGCTTTATCAACCCAAAGACAAGATTTGAATAACGTTATTAAAAACATTCGTGATCTTGCCATTACTGACATAGATAAAGGATTTGACACTTCTCTGTTAAAGGATAATGATTTTACATTATACTCTCTTTCTTCTATGAACAAGAACAAGTTTCTTGAGTCTAAGATCAGATCACTAAGAAAAACCTTAAGAGACTTACGTCAGATAAGCTCTGATAGGGCTGTAACTACGTCTATGACTCTTGCTCAGCTTAAGACCATAGAAGATAAGATAAATAAGGTAGAGACCGAAATAGACAAGAATGAGATGGCGGCTGCCATGAACAGCATGATCTCCACAGCCGAAGCTCAGGTCAGATACTTAAGCAATGTGGTGAACACCATCCTTCATGGTGATACCAAAGACGGTAAGCTTCACTTCAATACCAATGATCGAAAGAACGTAGATATTATCAACAATCAGGTTCTTCCGATCATGAACGATCTTCGAGGATATATCCGTAACAGAAGTACCGAATTTGATGAACGTGAAAAGCAGGATTATACAAATAGGATCAATACCGTCATTGCCGACATCAATGGTATTCAGTCTGATATTAAATCAGTACAAGACCTTGATGAAAGTACGTTGCTTGATAAGTTAATGAACGAACTTCATGTGCCGGCAGATAAGGTAAAGAGAGCAAAAGAATTTTTTGACAAGGTTCAACACGATGTTTCTTGGATAAGTAGGTGGTTCGGTATATTAGAGCATTCTTCCAGTCCGTTCAATAACGCTCTTGGTGCTATGATTGCAAAAGACAATTACAATGCGATGGTGAATGCCCAGCCCGCCATATCCGACTTCCTGGCATATGCTAAAAAGCATGGTTTTAACAAATCTGAATTTGAAAAACTGCTTCAGAAAGTAGATGGCAAAACTTCTAATTACCTTCGCAGTGCTCTTGATATGGCTAAATACGATCGTAATAAGAAGCTGGCACAGATGCGAGCGTTTGCGACTGCCATGAACATAGAGATATCAGAAGAAGAAATTGGTGATGTGGTTGACAATAACCGTAATTACGTATTTAAAAGAGAAGTAGTTGACAAGGATGGAAATACGGTTACTGAAAACGCTAAATTCAAACCATCGTCTGATAGAGTTAATACCGATATTTTTACCATCGAGCAGGAAAAGATCTATACAGAGCAGATGGAAAAGTGGGATGCTGAAAATTCGGAACTGGAATTTAGCGAAAGTTATGCCACAAGAATGGAATCCATATACAAAAAGGCTGAAGAAGAATTAGGGCATCCGGTTTCTCAAACAACCAAAGAATACCTTAATGCCCTATCCAGGCAAAAACGGATATTGAGGCAGCCTTTTATTGATAGCGGTGGTAATTTTGATGAGGCCTCCTATTTTAAAAGCAGCAATTACGAAGAAGAAGGACTGCTTCGTAAACAACGTAAGGAAGCAGCTTCAGAATACATATATGTAGGAACCAGGAGAGTGGAAAAAACTGGCGACCAACTTAAGATGGCCAAAGAAATACAAGCCATAAATGAAGTTTGGAGAAAAGAATCAAATAATGCCACTAATGCCGTATCAGAATCGTTTTTGCAAAAATTAAGAACGATTCAGAACGAGTCAGGAGGAGAAGCTGCGTTGAAGACACTTATGTTGGGAGGTCACCTGTCATTTAATGATCGGTTTTGGAATGACGTAGAATCGGAACAGTCGGCGCGTACCGAATCAAATAACAAGGCTTCGTATATCAAAATGGCGCATGATATCATTAGTTCTACGACAAGTGATAGAGATGCGACTGACGTGGATTCTATTGTGAAAGATATAGAAAAAAATAAGGCCATTATCAAGGAAATAATCGGAAACAACCGAGATGTGGCTGATATCGGAGAGATTAACGAAGCGACATTTACCTCATCTGAAAGAGATGCTTTTAGGGCCGCATCTGAAGCTATTGAAGCTGATTACGCTATCTTAATAGATTATGCTAAGATGGTGGGTCTTGAAGATATTGATAAGTACCTTACTAAAAGCAGTAAGGCCGAAAACGAAGTAAATCAGTCTTATTTAAATGCTCTTGCTGACTCCAAGGAAGTGGAATGGAAGTTCGTACAACGTCATACTACGGCGAAGAAAGCAAAAAGGATTCAGGCTTTAAGGGATAAGCTGTTTAAGGCTGCTGATAACCGATATCTGTTTACCGTATCTGAAACCAACTACCTGTCAGAAAAGCTTGGTATAAGCAAAGAATTAGACGGTAGAGATTTCAGGAATGCTGTTAATGCTAAGATGGCCAGCTTGTTTTTAAATAACACAAGAGAAGAGGGCATAGAAGAGACCAATGCTATTGTTAATGAATTTGCCAGGAGCCAGGTCTTTTCGTACTATAAACGCATGGCGCCTACCGGATATGCGGCCATGATCGACAAAATAGGTCGAGGTGAGATAGATGTGGCGCAGATGGTTAAGGATGTACAAAACGGTACATCCACCCAAGATTATGGCATGGACATATCGTACCTGTCTTTCGATCCTGCAAGGGCATGGGTGGCTGAATCTGAAGCCGAAAATAGCGGCCGTAATCCTGATTATGTAAAAGATCATGGGTATGGTCATCGCATGCCTAAGAAAAGCCTGTATCGTGATGAATCGTATTTCAATGACTTTGGTATCAAGTATGATGCTGACGGTAATGAAGTTGCTACTAAAAACGTAGAGCAGTGGAATATGATTCAAAAACTCAAGGAAATAAAAAGACAATCCCTTGATCTATACAAAGAGCAGAGTCCCAATTTGTATGCTATTCCACAGATATCAAAACAAGACATAGAACGTATGGAAGGATTGGGTATTAACTTCAAAAATACGGTTCGTAATTTTGTATCAGATCTGTGCCTGGACAGAGTAGACGATTCTCTATATGGTAAGACCAGGCAAGGAGAAGTGTATGATCCAGAAGACAGGCTTAGGTCTATACCTAAATACTACATATATGAATTGGAGAACCAAGATGATGTATCTCACGATTTTGGCTACTCTTATTCGATGCTTATGATGCAGTCATCGTTATACAACGAAAAGCAGAAGTCTATAGAGCTCTCTCAAGGACTGGAGCAGATGTTACTAAATAAACAATTTGAAGGTGGTAAAAAGGCTGAAGCAACCCAAGCATATCAGATGTTCAGGGACTTCTTCAACGATCATTATTATGGCATTAGGATGAACACCAAAAAACTTACGGTGAACATCGGAGGATATACGGTAGACCTTACAAGAATTATGATGGCTGTTGAAAGATTTATGTCGGTTATGAACTTGGCACTGTCTCCGTTTGTGGCAGCTACCGGCGCCCTGACAGGTCATATCAACCTCATCATGGAATCTGCCGTAGGACAGTATATAAGCAAAGACTCCCTTAAATACGCATCGGCTGAGTTTTCACGTCTTGCGCCATCTTGTATAGCAGAAACCGGAGACATAGATAGGAAAAGCAAATTATATGTCATAGGTGAGAGAATGGGGATATTCAATATCCGAAATCGTATGTATGGTGCCGGATACAATAGAGCGACCAGGACCTTAATGCGTTCGCCTATGTATGCTTTTATGGAAATCCTGAACTACCCTCTTGATCCGCAGGTTATGATTGCTACTATGGACAATGTTCGTTATTACAAAGGCCGGTTCTACACGTTCCAAGATTTCAAGATGGAAAAAGAACGTAATAAAGAACAGAGTACCATAAAAAGAGAATGGAATGCATTAAAAGATCGTACTTTATGGAGTATGGTAGACGTCGTGGATGGGAAGGTGGTTGTAAAGCCAGGATCGGGTGTTACTGTTGAGGAAGTTGAAACCCAGATGGCTATAACCAGAAATCAAGTTCGTAGCTTGTCGCAGATATGTAACGGATCTTTGAATGAAGAAAACCGAACTGCCGCATCGCGCAACTGGATAGCCAGGTTCATGACCGCCCACCGAGGATGGTTGGTGCTGGCGGCTCAACGCCTGTGGAAAAGACGTGGCTTCAATTTCCAAACAATGCAAGAAGAGGAAGGGTTGTCAATTACGTTAAAGAATATGATAGCCAAAACATTTAGCTTAGCTTCCGAGTCTGGTATGAAAAACATCATAGATGCCTGGAACGAAAATAAAGATAATATGAATGAGGTAGAGAAAACCAATATAAAACGTCTCAGTGTCTATGCCGGCACGTTCCTTATCATGCAAGCCGTATCCATGCTTCTTGCCGGATGGCGTGATGATGATGAAAACGAAGAAAGTTGGCTTACTCAATTTGGATCCTATGTCGGATTCAGAACCATAAACGAAATAGCTTCACAGATGCCGTTTATTATGGAGCTTAACGTTGTAGATATCATTAACGACCCGTTTGTCATGGGGCGGAAGTTGAAGGATCTTACTGATCTTAGGAATTACTCACTTGATAAAGTAACATCCGGCACATACAAAGGAGAGTCTAAGTTATTTAGGCAACTCGCCAAACAGACGTTTATCAAACAATGGTATAATATCAAGACGCCGGAAGACGTAGCGCGCGCCTATAATTGGTGGCAGCAGACAAACAACAAGTCAATGATGTTCTTCATCGGCGCTACTCCTGATTCGGAAGGAGACGATGACGTTAGTTACAAATAGACGAAGAATATCGGACTTGCATTGTTTTTGTATGATTCCAATATGTTATATTAGCATCGTCAAAGAGTAGATTGTACGTTTTTTTGTTCTTACTTGAAAGATTATGTAGGTTTAATTTTTTCTGAAATTGTTTTCTTACCGGTTCTCAGTCAGAGATGATAGAGAACCGGTTTCTTTTATGTTGTCAATTATTGCTATCTTGCAAACAAAAAATCATGAGACGAAGATTTGAAAATATTAAGACAGTTGCCGGCGGCAAGATCCCTGTTTTTGCTTGTTCGATTTCGGCCCCTACAACCACATGGCGAAATCCTGTACCTATTCTTGGTTGTAGATACCGATCTAATGGAGCAACTATGGCGGCTTCCTATGTTTTAGATGAAATTAATAATAGCAAGGTATGTACGATGGGCGGTAATCCTATAAATTGTACGATATCAAATTCTGGACAATATATCCAGGCTTACTTTAATGAAGGACAGGTAACAGGTGATATTATATTACAGTTTACGATTGGAGACGTTTTTTATTATTTCTTTATTACAGAAGGGTCCAATCAAGTACCTCAACTGAAATTAAGTCCAAGTACTCACCTTATTCATTCAATATATAAGATAAGTACAATTGGCAGATTTGTTCCTATTGACACCTATGTGGAATTATAATAAAAGATATAAAAATAGTAATAAAATGTATTAGTATAAGATAAGACGGTTATTAATCATATATTACAATAATCCCCAACCGTACACCTATTGTATGGCCGGGGATTATTGTAGTTACCATCTTCTCTTGTAACAAGAGTCCACTACCTTTACCTTTTCTTCTTTGTTCTTACCATAATTAAATTCATACGCATCTTCGAATGAATAAAAAACAGCATAACGCGCCATGCCAAACATATCGTATTTTATTCCGTTTTTCCATTTCCCAAAAATGTTTTGATATTGGCACCAATATTCTACCTCCCCATTAGTTGATTTCCTTTCAACTATTCTAAGAAGAATATGAAATAAGTTCCTAAGCATCAACTTTATGACCTTCCCTATCTGTGAAAACTAAACCAATACCTTCTATAATATATCCTACTACAGGGGCTTTGTCAAATTCCTCCTTCGTAGCCCAAGTAGCATTATCAGGCATCAGATCCTTAAATGCATCCGAAACATCACCCTGACACCAGCAATTGTTTGATGCAACAATACCCTTCCCTTCGATATTGATATACATTTTTCTTCCACCACATCCAAGGCTATTCCATCCTCTTGGCACGTTTTCCACCATAGGTTTAAGAACCCAGCTTTCACCGTCTATCCTAACCCATCCAGGATCGTCTTTGTGCTTGTCGTACATATTTTGCCAAAAAGAGCATTCGTAGCACCATCCCTTGTCTTCCATGATAGTTCTTATCTCACACCTTTCAAATCCATCTGCATCCATCGTGTGCGGAGAATGAGGCTGGTGAGGGGTGCCACATTTTGGGCATACGAGTTTTAAATTATTTTCCATATTATTTCACTTTTACGATCTTAATAGAATCTCCGATATTGTATTCCCCTTGGCGTCCAATGAATTTGATGTATTTGGTACCACGAACACATGTAATGCCATTATCTTCTCCTTTGTATAACACACGCCCATCATTCAAAGGTTCTAAATTATATATAACCCATCCAGTATTAACATTGTCAATATCACATGATGACAATAACAATATTATCAATAAAATAAAGTACTTCATAATCACATCCCAATATCATTAACACAAAAATTTATAACCTGGTTTTACCGCTTCCGCTTCTTCTTTTGTATCAAACATTAAGGTAGTAACGGCTCCCATGCCATAACAAATGTAAGATACTTTCACCCACCACCTGAAAATTCCCGATCCGTAATCATCATAATACGGTTCGGAAAGAACCTCTTCTACGTACCCATCTAAGTAATTCATGATCGTTCCTCCTTATTTTTAGATTCTGCCTCTTCGAGTATGCTAATTACCTTATCGACAATATTCGAATCAGACATTTTCTCAATAAAAACATCCATCGCCTTAGTTATGTCATTGGCTTCTTTTTCTTCAAGAGCTATTTCTCCACCGGTAATAGCATCAGATAATGATGTAGATAAGTGTCTTATCTTATCAATGCTCATAAACGTAAATGGATTACCACCTTGACCCCCACCCATTTCTTTCATGATCTGATATCCACCTGAAATAAGTCTGCCTGATGTCGTGGCCAAGGAGGATACGATTAGGGACAGTACCGCCGCTTCCGTCCACTCCTCGGACACACCCTTCGACCACACGGCTGCCCTTATAGCGCCGGCCAGGTCGTCTATGTATGGCATGAGGCAATCTTCCATCGCTTGTGTTATATCAGCTATAACCTCACTACGCTCTTTATTTATGTAGTAGATAGAAGCATTGTACCTCTTTATCTCTTTGTCCATATCATTTAAAAGACGCTTGATATTGTGCTTATACATAGGACTGGTTTTAATTACTTCCTTTAGCTTAAGAATGTAATTATAAGCCTGGTCGTTTACGAACAACGTCATGGTTTCAACCGTTGAATGAAGCGTGTTGAGACTGTTAAGAATCTTATCGAAATTGTTTATCAAATAAGCTTTTCTGGCTTTTGCCGCGTAGTTAATCATCGCATTTAAATTTTAGATTTTCAAGTTCATTCAATTGTTTCTTAGTAGACTCGATCAGGTACGTTCTCCGTTTCTCTGCATGTTTTAAAGCTTCTTCTTTGCTCTCAAAAGCATCCCTTCCTATTTCATAAGGAGTGATCCTATCAGGAATGTCGGCTAACAAAAGACCACCATACTCTTCTATTTTAGCTTTTACTTTTCTTATTACACCGTCTCTCATGCACGCATCTGTAATCCATATAAACCTATCACATTCTTCTAATTCCCTTTCGTACAATTCATACCATTCTGGTTTAGGAAATCTTAATGTGAATCTAATTTCGGTATCTTTCTCTAAGACATTAATATCATACGCCTCCGGCCACAGTTCTTTTATGCTGTCTTCATCTTCAGCATACGCCACCAATACAAATGAATTACTGGATTCTGCACTACACCAATATGGATATTTTATAGGCCATTTGACTGGACGGTAGTCGTTACCGCAGTCGGATTTTTTAATGTAAAATCTTGCTCTAATCATGATTCTTTTATTCTTTTAAGTATATGTTCAATAACTTTAATAGTCCACCCGTTTCCCAACATCTTGTACTGTTGGGTTTCGCTGCATTCCCATTTATACCAATTTGGTACAGTCTGTAACCTGGAGCACTCTGTAGGGGTTAATCTTCTTATTCTGAAATCGCCATGTAATGCTCTCTGTATGATAAAATTGTTTCTATCATATGAATTACAAGATAATGTTGGAGCCTTATCTTCATGAAATCCACCTTTGTTAAATCCTCTTGGTATTTGAAAAATAAGATTATCTTTCTGAACTGTTTTAAGACCAGATTCTCTACATGTAGGTTTTTCTGGATTCCTGCCTCTCATTGCTACACAAATAAGATCGTACATGTATTTACCCTTTACGGTAACAGTATTGGATTTTTCATCTTTTGTTTTAATATTAGCTCCATAACAATTTCCCTTGTCGTGATTTCTTTTTAAGTGAAAAGCTAAATTGTTTAAAACTTTTTCAGATAAGTAATATTTTTCATCTACTTCATATTCAGCTATATCACTTATGGTCAAACCTTCGTCTTCAGGTTGAGGAATAATGCCGTCTTGAATATTAGTCCAATAAATACGTTTCCTGACTTGAGCTGAAACAAGTGCTGAATTAATATGATTGCCCTTACACCCTATAGTATCATCGAATACCGGCTCCCATTTCTTTCCCATCTTAACGTTCTCAAGAAGAAACAACACATCAGGATTAGTTTTTCTTACATCATTCAAAATACGAATAAACTCCCAGAACAAGTAAGACTGACCGGCAAACTCAAATCCTTGTTTTTTTTAATTCAAGATACTCATTAAGTGATTTGACTTCTATTCCTTCTACGGTAGACAACCCTTTTCTTTTTCCAGAAAAAGACATATCCGTACATGGGCTGCCGGCTAAAATAAGATCTATGCGTCCAAGATCTTCTACATTTAAATCCCTCACATCTCCTACTTGTATCGTATTAGGAAAATTTAATTGCGTTTGTTTAATAGCGAACTTATCTATTTCTGACGCATAATATACTTCAGGCGTGATCCCTATTTCTTTTAACGCTATTTGACCACATGACATTCCGTCAAATAAACTTAACACTCTCATGACATTATACACATTTTTCAATTTTAATTGATTTTGATGATAGATACATATTCCATGTTCCTCTGCCTTTGTCACCTTTTTCGTTTTGTTTTTGGATTGTCAAGTACAGATCTCCGTCTTCACATACTTCAACTTTTTTCAAGAAGCCTATCATTTCATCTCCTGTTTCGTGTAAAATACGGATCTTATCTCCTTCTTTTAACCCATAATTGGAATCAAAATATTCTTTTTTGATTCTATCAATATTGTCTTTATGTTTTTTTATAGCATAAAGCTCTTTTCTTAATAAATAATTTAGTTGCTCTATTGTCATTTCTTTTCCTCCTTATTTAATGGTATCAACCCTTTTCCATGCTTGTCATACCACAGCATAGCTATGCAGTTCCATGCACATTGTGCAAGATGAAAACACCCTGTATCTGAGTCTATTCTTTCTCCTTTGATGTATTCCATTAGGTGTCGAAATATTGCAGCACGATACCGTTCAATGCCATTGTCAAGATTCTGCCAAGTATTAGGACCGTACTTTTTGGCTCCGGCATGATAGACTTTTACAATGTCCTCAATCTCTTCCATTGGAAGCAAATCCCATCGTAGTTTATCATCAATGATGTCATTTTTCACCGATTTGTTTTCTATGGGGTCTTTGGTAAGAATAATATCCATAATATCCGTTTCTATGACGAACGTCTCCCCATTGCAACAAACCTCAGCATATTTATCATTTACTTCTATGTCTGATACTGCCTCCGCTATAGCTCCTTTGACGATTTTAAATTCGGCACTGATTATATCATCTTTTAATATGCGAAAAATAGATCCTTTTGGATAAAGGATATTTTTAGTATTATCATCCATCTTTTCCATTGCTTTATCGTTGTTTTACCTCATTTCGATAGTAATATAATCCATCTTCGTCTTATACCCTATCATTTCTGTTTTTCTCAAAATACTGTCTTACGGCTTCAATCGCCTTATCGTCATCAAAAGCCTCTACAAACCCCTCATAGAATCTATTTCGCTCCATAGAGAACGTATTGCTTCCATCCGGAATGGTTCTGAACACAACTACCTTCTCTCCATCTACGTTCGTTCCTATGATGTTGTTATGGAGAATAATAGAATACCGCCCAGATTTTTTGTTCTGGACGACACTATGTTCGAGATTGTAGAGTCTAAGTAGCTCTCTTATTTCTTTTACTCCCATATTATTTTACGTTTTTAGAAGTTACAGCCTCTTCTCCCCATTTTTTTACATATATAGATCTCATCATGTTCATTAAATTAGAGAAAGAAGAGATGGTTCCCATTTCTATGCAGAATGCAAGATTAGACTGTAGGGTTTCAAGTTCTTTCAACTGCTCTTGAGTTGCCCTATTTCTTATCATGCTTTCATGCTCATTAAATACAATCCAATTTAAGCCTTTAGCCATCTTGGAGTAATCGGCATCCGGAAATCTTGATATAGCTCTTGATAGGACATTGTATTTATCACCTGCCTCTATTCGGTTTAAGATAAGCTTATCTGTTAACCACGTAACAACCTCAGCATACAACATAGGGTTTAGTTCCATAGCTACAAGCACCCATATATATGGATTACACATAGTTCTCCTATTCTCTCCTCTACCCATTGTCTTATAAGCTCCCATTTTTTTCATCACTTTTATAAGTGACTCTTTTTCAACAGATTGTATAAAACCAGGAAATCCTGATTCTATCTTATATCCTTGTTTTTCAAGGATATAGTAAACACGTTCCGCACTCTCCTTATTAGATAGGATATTCTCTATTCTCTTTTCATTCCACCCCATCTCAACCCTCTTCTTCGTATAGGCTTCCTGAAGGTCTGTTAAGGACATAAACGAAGTTTTAGTGTCCTGCTTAATTATTACGCCAAATAATTCTCGGTCTTTTGATACCATTGTAACATTTGTTTTCATAAAATATAACACATAAAAAATAATACGATACAAAAATATGTATCGTATTATACTTATACAAATATACTGTGTTAAATTTTATTATTGTATTTTTTATACTATGCGCCTATCGCTGCCTCTAAATTCCCTATAATACCAGTTTCTATGTCATCGATTTTATCATCAATGGTTGAAACCGCATTCTCTAAATCCCCTACAATACTTTCCATATCATCAACAACCGCCTCCATATTAGCTACAGCCTCATCTGATTGATAATATCTTTCTGTATCTTGTAATGACTCCGGCATATTGTCTCTTGCTTCTGTCTCCTCGTCTAAAATCATATCAACATCATCCTTGGCTGAATCCAAATTATGCCTGACCTCTAACAGCTTTGATTTGATAAACTCAAGATCTGTTTTATGCTTTTCCAAATTGGAAATAATATCCTCTATTTTCTTACGTCTTTTGCTGTTCATGCTTTTATCCTATTATAATATTCGATAATCTTTTCTTTCCTATCTCCCGGTTTTACCGCCATATTCTCAGCCAAGAACCTAAAATACGACACCGGTATGTCCTTGAATCTAATTCCTTCATATTTTCCAAACCACATTATTATACTGTCAAGATCGTCTTCTCTCCTACCATCTCCATTCACAGATTTAATCGAGGCTGCCCGACGAAGGATCTCGTCTTTGGTAATAATATCACCCATCCTTATATTAGACAGAAGTTGATCGCCGGCAAACATACACCAGCCCTTAGAAGGGAATTGCTCGATTGTCAGGTCTTCTATCCGACCAAAGCGCCTCATGTTGTCGCAGCAGTCAACTATCAGCGCCTCTTTCTTGTCAGGATGGATGCGGACGCACCTGCCGAGCACCTGGTAATATGTTGAATATGAGAATGTTGGTCGTCCAAACATCACACAATCAAGTTCGGGAAAATCAAATCCGGTAGCAAGCGTTGAATAATTAAAAACCACCTTCAACTTACCTTCTTTGAAATCGGATATGATTTGCTCTCTTTTCTTTTTGGTTGTTAGCGATGTTACGACACCGGTTATGGCTCCCATCCTGGCATTCATGAACTCTGATATTCTATTACATGATTCGATAGAATCCATGCAAACCAAAATAGCTTTACGCTCGTTCATAAGTTGAAGAAGGCGCTTGTAGATAGAGTTGTTTAAGCCGTTTCGTACGATGCTTTCTTTAATAGATTCGTTGGTATATTCGGCTCCGGTACTGTTTAATATCAGAGCCGATTCATCAAACGACCATCGTTCGTACTTAAGAGGGCACCAAAATCCCTGAGAAGTTAGCTCTTGTATTTGAGTCACATGAACTATCTTCTTAAAGAAATTATGCTCGTCTTTCGTCAGCATATTAAGTTTGCTGTAGTTTCCTTCCAGCATGGAGCTGTAGGTCCGGAGGCGGCAGGGCGTGGCAGTGAAGCCCAGTACCTTCGCCTCTGGGAACTCGTTCATAAACTCCATAAATTCAGAACCTTCTTCAGGAGAATACCCGCTATGCACCTCATCTATCAATAATGTGTCTATCCCTATATCTTTCAACCTTGCTACGTCTTTCTTTATGCTTTTAAGTGTAGCATAAGTCATAGCCGATAACTCTTTTTTTTTACATGAAGCAGAATATATGGTAGGTTTAGAACCGAATGATACAGCCTTCGCATAATTCTGCTCCAGAATCTCTTTAGATGGCTGTAATACAAGGATAGGTCTTTTTAATTCATGAGCTATCTTGCTAATTATCAAAGACTTCCCCGCTGCACACGGCAAGACTTCTATGCCAGGCTTCTTAGATCTTCCTGTAAGGAACTTAAGCCCGGCATCTACTGCCTCTTTTTGGTAAGGTCTAAGTTCAAAGCCCATCGCAATCTATTTTACTGTTTTTTGAAAGTTCTATTATCGCCTCTTTCAACATCTCCCTTGCTTTATCTTCGTTATCTTCAAGCAAGCATACACTGCACGATATGCCCATACGATCCCCATAAGCCTCGGCATTACCTAATGTGAATGCGCAGCAGTAATCATAATCCATGTTTTTTGCTACGGCAATAAACTGATTATCTTCTATCAGTACAGCATATTCAGCATCAGTTTCACACATGATAATGGCTTTATCTTTTTTTATAGACAACACCTTGTTTCTGAAAAGTCCGTTATAAATCCATAGTTCTTTTCCTGTATTTTTATAAAACACAGCCATATCTTCCTTGATTGTGACTTCTTTTTTCATGACTTACTTGTGTTTAACATCAGTAATTAAAATGTATTTTTTAACAATATCTTCAAGACTCACAGAAGAACGTATATATGGTTTTTCTTCGTACTCATATAGAACGTACCCTTCTTTTATGTCTAATATCTTAATCACATGCTTGCCTCTTTCAAATGGATCCTCAAAGTGGTTCTTATGTTCGTATCTTTGACCTACTTTGATTTTGTCAGTTTTCTTCTTCATCTTATAACGATCTACTGCTCTACCTGTTTTTATGAAAGCTGTCGTGAGCAAGTATAATAAAACTAAATACAAAAGGATCGCTACTCCACATATTAGATCTTCTTTCATTGGACTCCCTTTAAGTAGTTAAACCATATATCCTCCAGCTTCTCCTGAAGTTCAAATGCTTTCTTGAAATTCCCACATCTTACAGCAACGTCTCTCATGTATTCTACGTTTATAACTTCCGGATCTTGCCGGTATTTTGTTCTTAACTTTTGAACGTCCTCGTATTTCATCGTTTTATCTTTTTAGACGGATCCCAATCCGAAGAGAAAGGGCATTCGTTTTTGTTATGTAATCCAAAGTCACAATAGTAACACAGTGCTGACGGGCAGGGTAGCTTGTTTTGCGGAACAGGCTGGCTTAGGGTGGCACGCCGCTTGCTATACCTGGCTCCTTCTGCTCCCTGGATGTATGCCTGAAATGTTTTTACACTATTATCTTCAAAATCATACATTTTAGACAAAGTGTCATTTAGCATCTCTATAGATTTTGTTTTACGTTCCTCATCCACCTTAACCTTTTGGTATTGTCTGGTCCTGGTAAAGAAATAGATGTTCATATCTGGCAGAACTCCACCATATTTTCTATAGATGTAAAACGAATATATAGGATGCTGTAAATTCGTTTCCAACTTCTTAGAATCAAAAACCTTATTACCTGATTTCCAATCTATGACATAATGGTGAACTACGTTCTTGCTTTTTATAGCCAGATGAAGGTCTACCGATCCTACTATGTACACATGAGTATGAATTACTCCATTTATGTTAACAGGCTTAGGAAGACGGTACGGCAGCACAAAATCTTCTTCGACTCCAACTATAGCGCCGTGTCTGATAAGTTTCTCACAGGGATTAAGATCACTATCAGCTATCATAAACCTATTGCCGTCTTTTTTGAACAGATCCACAATCCAAGCAAGAAGTTCCCCAGATTGCTTCATGGCTATCATCATATTTTCCGGTGATTGCCAAGGTATGTCTTCTTGGTAAGCATAGTAACTTATAGCTTCCCCCAGGTCTTTGCCAGAAGGCTGTCTTCCGTTCTTGAAGAAGTATTCCAGTGTCTTATGAATAACCGTACCATAAGACGTAGCTTCTTGTTTTTCCGTAGACCTTTTGCCCTCCACGTAAGTTTTATACCATTTCATTGGACAAGTAAGAAACGTATCTATCTGGGAATAAGATATGGCAAGACGTTTCACACCATTAAACTCCTTATATAGCAAATGCGTTTCCGGGACCATCATAAGTCATTGTCTTTAAATCCTTCCGGGTAATATACGACATACTTCTTACCGTCTTCTGGTGTCATGGCAAACTGCATGTAGTTATTACGATTACGATGCTTGCCATCCAATCCTCGTTTCCAATACAGGATACCGTCTATATCCACATAAGATCGGCCGCGGTCGGCTCTAACCACGTCCGTGTGTAGCAGATACCCGTCGGAAGACACAATCCACACTTTATCCCCTTTGCTTAAATAAGATATTCTTTTTCTTACAACAACCCTTTTCTTATTATCCAATACAAATTCCTCGTCAGTCATACTCTTCATCCTCCTCTTCTTCTGTTTCAAAATCAATTCCATAATACTGATCATAATGCTTGGTCAGTTCTTCTGGTTCTAAATCTTGTCCAAAATCCATGTTAAAAATATCGTAATTAGTAAAGCACTGTTCCTGCCGGCAGGAAATCTATGAATGCTGCTTTTATTTCTTCAATTAGGCCCAAGTGTAACCCTGGGCCATTGTATTTATTTTTTGTCATCTCCTTTTAGCTTCTTTAAAGTATCTGCAATCGGAAGCTGATCAATGACTCCCAATGCCGGAGCGACGGTCTTAACAACATTGTTAAGGAAATTACCGGTACTGTTCTGACCGCCGTCAAATACCGTGATATTTCCGAGGTTAATGTGCTCAAATGCCTTAACCTGTTCTCCGGCAATTTCTTTCCACTGATTAACCATCTTGTACTGGATGGCGATCTGAGGATTGGATTCTGCTGCTTCCACCATAGCCTTAAATCCGTCGGCTTCTGCCATCAACGACTTTTTCTTACCTTCGGCTTCTGCCTCCAGCTTCATCTGAATAGCTTTTGCTTCCGCTTCTGCTTTTGCCAAATGTGCTGCTGCTTCGGCATCAGCCCGACGTTTGATCTTCTCAGCTTCAGCATCAGCTTGCAACATAGCCTCCTGCTTCTGAATTTCAGCCGGCACAATCTTTTCAGCTTTAAGCGCAGCTTGAACCTTCTTAGCTTTAGCTTCTTCCACTTCTTTATCAGCAAGCTCTTTTGCCGTTTTCACAGCCGCTTCCGATTTAACTCTCTCTTCTCCGGCTTTCTTTTCTGATTGAGCTTTGATAACCTGTAGCTCTGATTCTGATACAGCAACCTCTTTCTGGGCATTGTTATAACCCACAGATGCGTTTTTCTCAGCTTCAGCTTTCTTGATCTGAGCTTCGGAATCTTGGATTGCTATAGCTGCCTGTTTATCAGCTTCAGCTTTATTCTTCCCGACTTCTTCCATTCTTTCGGCTTCAGCTTTGTTTACTTCAAGTTCTGCCTTAGATTTTGCGATCGCTGATTCCTTATCAGCCAAAGTCTTTGCAATAACCGCAGCCCCATCTCTATCGGCTTGAGCTACACCGATCTGTTTTTCTTTATCGGTTAAAGCCAAAGCTACTTCTTTTTCTTTCTTTGTTTCAGCTACTACCGTTTCCTTTTCTTTTTCAGTATAGGCAATTTGAATCTCTTGCTCTTTTTGGGTATTAGCTACAGCCGTTTCTTTTTCCTTTTGCTGTACAGCAATCTTAATAGCACCCAGCTTTTCCTGTTCTTCGATATTAGCCTGTGCTTCGTTCAGGGCCTTACTTTCAGCTTCTTTGCCAAGATTCATGATATAGCCGGCTTCGTCTCTGATGTCACTGATGTTGATATTTAGGAGGTAAAGACCTAACTTATTAAGTTCGTTATCAATGTTTTTTCTTGCCTTATCCAAAAACTCATCCCTGTCAGAATTAAGTTTTTCAATCGTCATTTCAGCAATGATCAAACGCATTTGGCCATAAACAATATCCGTAATAAGATTTTCAGTAGATTCAGTATCCATCCCCAAAAGCCTTTCTGCTGCATTCTGCATAATTTCAGGATTTGTGCTGATTGCTACTGTAATAGTAGTAGGTACATCCACTCTGATATTTTGAGACGACAAAGCACCGGTAAGCCTACAATCTATTTGCATAGGCTCCATAGATAAAATATCATAGCTTTGGATAATAGGCAACACGAATGCTGCTCCACCATGATATAATTTCGCCGATTTCTTCTCTCCACCTGTCTTACCATAAACGACCAAGACCTGATTAGGCTTACATCTACGATACCTTGATAAGACTCCGATGATTGTCAAAATAATCACTACAGCTAAGATGGCTGACACGTACATAATTGTTGTCATAACTTTTAAAATTTAATTGTTGATAAAAAAATTAGATAATTAATTCTCCTTCTTCGTATTTTATATTCACCTTGTCACCGTTTTTGTAAGTTTTTCCAGACAAGCATCTTACTCTCATTTGCTCCTGTCTTCCATTTTTCGAAATATTTACCATATAATGATTCTTCCCTGATCTAAACACTATCTCCACCTCTCTGCCATTTAAATCTTCCGGACATTCGTACACCATTTCTTGCTTTAACTTAAGAAGTAACTTATATACGTAAAACAAAACGATAAAGAAAAACGACCCTATCACAACCCCTACTAAATGGGAACCCGAAAAGTAGGTAGTCCAGCTATATCCAAGAATAAAATGTGTTATGCCCTTGAATGATATGATGTCCGACAAAGACATACTTAAATCAGAAGCATCATCAATATCAATATCCGTATCCAGATCAGATCCTAATATCGACAACAAAAACTGTATAACAAAAGCAAATGACGCTATTAAAGCCATGCATAAAATTATGTCACTTCCCATATCCTTCTGTTATTATTTTGTAAACAAGATCAGTCATATCTTTGATGGTCTCCATATCATAATCATTAATAACAATATTGAATTTTTGTTCCACCATCATTTCCAGTTCAATTTGATCGATAGAATCTAATCCAAGTTCTTTAAACGTCACATCTTCTTCATGAACTATATCTATTTCCGAATTAAGAAACTGAGTAATAATTATATCCTCTATTATCTTTCTGATTCTTACTTTTTCCATTGCTTTCTAATTTTGTTAAATAAATACGTTTTTATGTTTTTCAATCGCTCTTTGTCTGTTTCAGAACTTCCGGTAAACAAATAATCCGGATTGCCTTTAGCCGGCGGCGTAGGCAATTTAGATACGGCAAACAACCAATCCATTTCCTTATTCTTCTTAGACTCCAAATAAGGCTCGGTAGCGATCTTAAATTTTTCAGCTATTAAGTCAAAGAGCTTTGAATTTTTAAGGTTCATATGGACCGAAAAGGCCTGAGAAGGCGGTTTCCATATGAAGTTACATAAGCTCATTGTATAATCTCCTGACTCTGCTATATAAGATTCCGTTACCTGAAGTATGACCTCTTTCTTGAATGAGGTGTTACCCATAAACCAACACAACCTGGATTCCGCTTCTTTTCTGCTGACACCTATGTCTTTTGAATACGATTCGTACATTCCTATCATAATCTTCAACGTTTCCAGAACCTCGTCTGTCATCTCCGGTGTCTCTATATAATTCACAAAAGACGTTCCTTTGTTGGTCAATCTCATCACGCCTGATTTTAATTTCTCAACCAGGCCAAGCTCTATATACCTCCCAGCATCTTTTTCCAGCATGGCTTCGATCATAACCGTATCCTTCTGTCTTATAGCAAGAAGATTAGCCAGATCATTAGGAGTCATGTCTGATGCTGCAAGTTGTCTGAAATTGATGTACATGCCTAATCAGCTTTAATAAAAATAACATCCTTACCATCCTCCCTCTCTACGTGATTACACGGGCCTGCGACTACATCTACCGACCCGCATGTAATGTGGTCATTAAATATACATCCTTCACATCCTAAGTCTGGCTCTGGAGCATCCACACATTTTAATCTCACAAGTCCGGCATCAAACACTTCTCCTACTTTAAATTCCTTCTTTTCCATATTTCCTCCTTGTTTTTAACTGTTGTACCCTTCTTTGATAATCGAATTTCTACCGGTAGATACCGACTGTCGAAGATCGTCATGTACAGAATCTACCGTAGAATACTTGTTTCTGGTTGTAAAAATCACTTCCAGCATCTCCTTGTAATCACCTAAAGCTACTTCATATCTCGGATCTACTTTGGCTTTTCTTTCGGCCTCGGCATTACTCTTAGCCAGCTCTCGGTCAAGAAGATCTTCTTTGATTCGGTCAGCAATCATATCAAGTTCTTTTTTTATAACTTCTCCTGCTGCCCGAAGTTGACCTTCTACGTCGCCAAGCTGATCTTGGACGGTTCCTATTTCTTTCTTTAGGCGATCGTATTCGTTAATCATACCCATATCACCTGCATAGCCGGAAAAGTCCTTGATTATTCTGGTTCCTTCTTTAAGGAGTTCAATAACTCGTCTTTTACGTTCTCTGCTTATTAAAGACGGAAGACGATAATTCATATCCGCCACCGCCTTATCATGTATGGAGTTGATTAAAAACATCTCTCTTTCATCCCCTGCAAACTCAGTAAGAACCAAAAGGAACTTACTTATCAGGTATTCGTTTTCTTCTACTGTTAGTCTCATGGTTCTTATTTTTTTTTAATACAATGACTGTTCTTCCTTTGTCTCTTGTTCTTGATCTTGATTGTTCGTAACGTCTTCCACAGTATAGAGCTTGGGCGGCGTCGGCGGCTGGTTGGGGTTCACGAACTTCGTCCCGCCCTCCCCGTACATCCATCCATGTCCCGGCAGTATCTCTGGGTGGATTGTATTAGTAAGCTCTTCCATACTAACTTGCCTTACCTTCAGTATATGATGAAACACCAGTCCGGCTGTCCTGAATGATGTTTTGTTTTCAGTTTTAAACCTATCAAGAGTCTGATACCAATCTTTCCCAAATATCATATACTTATCCAGCCCGTACCTACGAGGATTGTGCAAGCCTATCATTAACGTACATAACTGACCCAGCGTATCAGACTGGTAAAAATCAGAAAGACGCGGAGGCTGCTCTTGTGGGCTTTTTATCCTTCCTTCTATTTCTCTGTTGAATTGGGATATGATGAGGAAAAATATGTTTTTATATACTAATTTAGCTTCGTTCATAACCGCCACCAAATCATCTATAGCCGACTTAGGATCTAATCCCATTCTTTTTATCAAAGCAATATGATCGACTTTAAATATTATAAGACGTTTGTCTTTATGTTTGGTAGCTATATGATACACAGCCGCCTCAAACTCTTTTACCGTACACGGAGCATCGATGTATATTATATTATTTCTGATTTCACCTTGAAGGATTTCAAACATCCTCATCTCTTCTACTGTATTAGAATCTTGCCTTCTTAATATTTCAGGAGCCCGCTTTTTCATATCCTGGCTCATTCTGCGAAGAAGAAGATCTTGAGGATTCATTTCGAACTCGCAATTAACAAGAAAATAATCTTCTGCTTGCGGGTTGATCATCGGATTCATCACATTTTCCAATATCTTTTGGGCCACATACGATTTACCTACAGATGGCCGGGCTCCTATGGCAATAGCATGCTGAGGGAAAATACCTCCAAGCAAAGCCTCATCAATATAATCGTATCCGGTTTTAGCGGGGATAAGCTCTCCCCGCCTGTATTTCAAGATATTCTCATACGCCTCTTCCATAACTTGTTTAGAGGTCTTGAATATCCTTCTTATATCTATCCTATTTGCTATCTCCTCTTGCATTTTTGTCACCTTTCGTATCCGACTTGGATCCCCTATTAGCTTTTACTGATTTATACCTAAGACCGTTCTTGGTATGAGAACAATCCTTGCCTTTCCTCCAGCCCTTGCCCTTCTTCTTGTCCGTTTCGTAGTTTTTACGACCAAGCTCCCGGCGTTTGGCTTTCTGTTCCGGTCTGGCATTTATCTCCTTGTCCTTTTTAGCCTTTTTCTTCCTGGCTTCTGGATGAGTCCTGTAGTACTCTGTTGATCTGCCCATGTGCTTATATTTTTTTTGATTAATAATAGCACAAAGATAGGCAATTCGCGTCCTATTTCAACCTGCCGTAGCTCATATCGGGATCACACCAGACATACCCGTCTTTCTCATCATGGAGATACTCAGGGCATCCTCTGCATGCGCTACTGCCTGACACTATTTGATTGTTCTTATTAGGGCACTTATCTCCAGGTTTATGCCATTCTATTCTCGAACCTGATCGTTCTTTGTTTACATGACAGAACTGAAAGACTTTTCCCATCGTCTTCTCGCCAAACATACCTATATGTGTGTACTCTTCCGGTATAGCGAGAAATTCAGATAAATCTTTATACATCCTTTCCCGTTCCTCTGGCGTAGACCATAGTCTATCAAGTTCGGCATGGACTCTTATCTTAAGAGACCTCAGTGATGGCCCCGCAAGCCGGCCTTTAGCTTTTCCCTTATTCGGCCCTGATTCATGAACACCGACATAAGCGTTGCATGGTTTACACATCATAACCATCCCTAAGCCTTTTCTGCTATATATTTTATCGGCATTGACCAACTCGGTTTCTCTTCCGCAATAAGGGCAAATTTCGCCTCTTAAAATCCGTTGTTGCCGCACATTGAGTTCCATACTCTATCCTTTTGTTTCTCTTTAAACTTTTCATACAAACTGCTTTCAGTTTCCATTTCCGAGATCTCCACCTCTACGTCCTCTCTTTTGAAAATTACTTTCTTGGCTGTCGGATACGCGCATTTAGAGATACGAATAGCATTACGAATAGCGTAAACAAAATACGTTTCTGGTGACGATTCGATCACCACTACCTCGTTTAAAGTGTTTTTGTAATTTTCCATATTATCTGCTTGCTTCAATTATATAACCTGGATTATCTTCACACGCCTCTTTGTATTCGATAAGAAACTTAAGAAATGAATCATAAGACCCCCATCCGTTTTCCGGCTCGTATCTCAAAAGACTTTTTCTCTTAGAGATCATAATACATATACCTTTTGTAAGTACATTCTTCATCTCATCGGTATCTATTTCCCTACCCAATTCTTCTGGTCTCCAAACATAATCGTATAGCGTTTCTTTATTTTCTGATACGAATATTCTTTGTGCCATCTTGTTCATGTTGTGGGTAATGTTTGCAACCCATTCACGATCTTCTTTCTTCTTGTTCTTAATATAAACGTCCAGGCTCATAATATTTTTCTTTTACCTTGTTATTGATTATCAAATCTGCCACATCATCTCCGTCTCCTACATTTTCAACACTTTGAAGATAGTCTGATACTTTTATCCTTGACTTCATCATCATCCCATCTATCTTTTTACTCCATGTCTCAAATGCTTGTCCTTTGTCCGGAAAGGCTACAGTCTTTCTATCTTTTAAAACATCTATCACTTCCGGCCTTAGATTCTGCAACCCACCGGTAGCCACAAATAACTCATCCGGTTTATTTACGGCACATATAATAGCCGTCTTTTCTGATTCCACCAAATTAACCACCTTATCCGGATACTGGCTTAGAAGATGCTCTCCGAACAGGCATTGTCTAAACAAGAAATCTCTTGCATGCAACGAGTGATAAAACATAACATGAGGCCGCTCATTGTCACCGTCTTTTTCCTTCACTCTTTTTACATCAATCTCATTCCCCTGGCTGTCGGTCTTTATACAAAAGTCCATGATCTTGCCGGTTCTGCATACAAAATCTTTGTCTATCTGCCAGAATATACAACACCCTTTCCATCCCCATAAGTCCATTGTTCCGACATGATACCTTCTGAATACATCAGATACCCTTTCTTTTCCCCATAGAGACGATAAAAATCTAAATACGGTGTTTCTATCGTCTGGGACTACAGTCCTCTCAAACTCGCTAAAAGGTATGTAATTTACAACGTCAGGATTTATAGGAGGACGATAAGCTCTTATACACTTATTTCCCGAAATCCAAAGATCTTTGTCACCTACATCCTTACCAGTGGGTCGTTTATCGTAACCGCAAGTCCGTTCGTGATCGCATCTTCCGAACTCGTTTCCAACAACCTGACCTGTTGCCACATCAATATAAGGAGTGAGGCACCGGCTTTTCCCGCAAGCTGGGCAGGTTAGCTTCAGTCGGCTCCTGCCCGGCCTGCGGTCAAGTTGAAACCGAGGTACGTTTTCGTATTTTCTAAAATCAAGCATTTTTAACTCCTCTCATCGCCTCTATGATTCTATCTGCTATAGTTATAGACCATGACACCACATCTGGTACATATACTCCGCAATCTATTTCACCTTTTCTATTTTGTGCTTTAACAAACTCAATAGAATAAGCCTTGATAAGATCGAATCTACGTTGCTCCCAGTCTACATCTTTGTTTTCGTCATTTACAGGAAGGGTATCGAGATAAAAATTTAAACTCTCACTTATCACATTCCCATTATCACCATAGAACTGTATTCTGTCATGGTCGCTTCTTGTAGTTGAGCTACTGAAAGTGATTACGTCTATTATCTCTCCTGTTCTTCTAATTTTTCTTTTCATACTCTTCTTGTATTTCTGACCAATATAGGCATTATTATTTCGATGGTCTTGCCATATTTCTTATGAGATGCAAGTACACATATTGCATATTTATCTCCTATTCTCAAATCTTTCGATAATCTTAATTTTGAACCCCTTTCGATGTTAATAAAACAATCACCAAAAGGGTTGATATGTATCGGTTTTACAATTTCCACAAAATCTCCTTCAGGAATAATAACATCGCTCATATTATAAATCTTTTAGACATTTCCTCTGTAATATCATATACAACCGTATGATCCTCTTCATTGTATGGTTTATTGATATTCAGCACTCCTTTTCTCACTTTAAACTTCTTATCTTTTCTAAGGTGATTCAACATACCTTGTTGGAACACGCAATCCGCCTTTTCAAGTGCTATACTGTCTTCTGTCCATTCTTTCAGCGTATATCCTTTGCTGCTCGTGCTTTTTGGAGAAAAGTTCATAATACGTGCATCAATCCCATACCATGCTTTAACCATTCTTCTTTCAGCTTCTAATTGAAATGCGTATGATTCCCATATTCCCCCTGATTTAAAGTCGAGAATAACCACTTCTTCCTTCTCCACTTCTCTTACCTCCTTCTTCGGATCGCCTTTTTTAAACTGCCCTGTAGCCCTTTGATACACGGCTCCAAAATAACCTTCTTCTTTGTATTTGAATGTCATTTTAACCATCGCATCTATCGGCGTAGCTACCAAATAATCTTCTAATGACAATATTCTTTCAATCATCATCGGCTTAACCTTATACTCCGAACAAAACTTAGCAAACTTCATAACTCTGACAATCATATCATCAAGATCATCTATGCTACCAAAGAATTTGTCAAGATTCTTTTTCGATATCTTCAGCTTGCCTTCTTGTACTGTTTTGATGATAAAGCTTCGATTTAAGACTATATCTCTACCTGTTAGGTACAATCCGTACATATAGTGCATGATCGTTCCCTTATCAGCTTCATACTGTGCCACCTCTTCCGGATTGCGACCAAGCATCTTCATCTCTTGCTTCCATTCCTGAAGTGCGGTCTTATCATCTACATACCCATCTTTGATTAAAGTTGTTACCGAAGCATATATCTTGGCCGTCCCATCATCCATCTTCCTTACATAAAAACGATTATCGTCTAATGTCAATCTTACGAATTTAGGAGTCTCAATCTTCTTCAACTCATCGCAGATATAAAATGGCTCTAATGTTTCCTGATTTTCTATAAACGGATTCGAATCTTCTTCTCCAGGGTTAGGAGCGGCTTCCTCCGCCTGAGCTTCCGGTTCCTCCTTCTGGGCCTGCTCTGGCTCAGGCGCCGGCTCTTCAACTACTGGAACCTGTCCACCTTTTTCTGCTATGTCTCTGTTCTTTATTAAAGACATAACCTCCTTCTTCAACTGCTCTGGTGTTTGGTTAGGATCTGACACCGACATCACAACATCGTTCATTCTAAACAACGTATTTCCTTCTCCTTCTACCATAGGCGCAAACCCTAAATCTGTCAATATTTTTATCTTCTCTTTCATGATCTTCCTCTAATCAATTCTTCTTTAATACAATGTAACACTGTTTCCACTTCATCTTTATCTCTATCTTTCACTGCGATAGCTATATCCTTGCCATAACTCTCTCTTTGTATGTGAGCATAAAAGATAGTTTCATTGTCAGCTTCTATTCTTATTTTATAAAGCTTTCTCATATCTGTCAATTATTTCAATAATTAATCTACCTCTTTCTTTAATCATCCCCCTGCTTTCCATATCCAGCACCTTCTTTACCGCATACTTCCATACAAAAGGAAATTCTGTTTCAAGTTTATCAAATTCCATCCGGTCAAGATACATGTCGAATACCGTATGCTCCGATTCATGTAGAAAAACTATATTATCTCTGCAAGTGGCAACCGACTTATATATCCTTTTTGGAAGTATGTGACAGACGTTACATACTGTAGGAAAATGAATAGCCTTACCAGTCATAGACATTCGAATGCTACCCAACTCCTCCAACATAAGACGAAAAAACCCAGATAAATCCGGGTTCTCTAACTTTTTCTTCTTGCTGCTGTTTTTAATGGATGTAATTCTGTTTTTTTTCTTCGGAGTCAACTCTTTGCTCCTACAAGCCTGGCATAAGCCATGACTTCTTATCATCACTTTTCGTCCGCATCGTTCGCAGACGTATAGCTTCTTTTCCTTGCTTTCCATTCGAATAATAATGATATTATTGAAAAGAACAATCCCGCTGAAGCCAGTAGATAAGGTACGTTCATTAATAATTTAGATACCTCGTCTGTCTTAATCACTATCAGAAGGAAAGCGCCTGCTGAAAGCAATGATATTATCGCCACAACAAGCGCTATGTTGGAAACTACATCAGCCTTACTCTTCACTCTTCTTCTCGCCTAATTTTTCAGCTCCCTTCTGAAGATCGTATTTGAATACATCAATGATCTTCGTTTCAGCAATAGCTTCGCAATTCCAGTCTCCTAACGTGCCCTGCATACCTTTAGTTAACACAGCCTCAGCGTCTTTCGGATTGCCGGCCTGGACATACATATAGCATGGCGTTTTCTTTTCTTTACCTTTCTTTTCATCCAGTGTAATGTAATTCACCTTACACTTATACCAGTACTCAGCTTCTCCGTTGAAGAAGATTTCCGACACTTTAATAGGATTTATTTTAATAATGTCGAACACTTGAAATAAATCCTTGAAAATCTCTAAAGATCTTGATTCTGCCTCTGTATAAGACAAGGCATCTACCAAATACTTTTCAGTTACTTTCTTTTTTTTGCCGTTCTCGATATTATCAATCTCGGCTTTTACCGTAATTTCAAACCAGCGATTCATTGTATTAATATTTAATTAGTTGATTTCTTTCCTTTCTCTATACTATTTTTAAATCTTTCAGAACACCACTGCAAAACATCCATCATCATCATCTCATTATTAGATAAGATGCCTTTTATAATTAACGCCAATTGATGCTGTGACATTCTTAGGCTCATATCAAATCTTCTTTCCTCTTCATTTACTATCGTGGCTACGAAATACTTACACCCCTCTAAGTGCGTCAGGGCTTCAATCATAGCTTCTTTTATCTCTTTTTCTTCCATTATGTTTGTTTTTTTTGGGCAAAGATATGTCTTTTGATAATAAAAAAGATTCAAAATGATTTAATTTAGCTTAATTACTGCTCTTTTGATTCGTCCGGTATAGGCATGTCAAACTTTTTTCTGATAAACGACTCTGTTTCTTCATTGAATGGATAGGCTTCCTTAATAAAATTCATAGCTACCTCCATATCACCGTCTGCTATATCTTTATACCTTTCAAAGATACCAACCAGGTCATTGTTATATGAACGCTCTTGTTTTATGTTGTACACGTATTTCAACACCCTGTCTTTAATTTCATTGGCTTTTTTCACGGTGTCATTGAAGGTATTTATACTTGTCAATTCAGGGTTTTTATTTTTCTCATCTATCTTATCAAACTCTTCCTTGCTATATCCTGTTTCTCCTTTAACAGCCGGGCAAACACCCTCCTTCATGATCCAAAACTGTTCATACGATCCTGCCAGATATCTCGATTCTGTTTTAAATGCATTATACTTGACAAGCAAATTAGCCACCTCAGTTGCACCTTCTATGGTTCTAAAACCGATGCCGATATCTTTTAACTTGACACACTCCCATCGCTAAAGCAAATGGGATTCTTGGATACAAACGCAAGAAACCCCGATATTGCTATCGCTGGAATTACTCTTGCTCTCCAATTCGGAAATGCCCTTCCGAAGTATATTACGGGCTGCAAGAACATCACGGTCGTTTACCGCTCCGCACGACGGGCATACCCACGTGCGGTCGCGTAACGACAGTCCTTTATTAATGCAGCCACATTCGCAAGTTTTGGAAGAAGGATACCATTTGTCAATCTTGTGTACTATCACTCCATACTTTGAAGCAACATACGTAAGTTTGTCAATAAAAGAAGAGTGACTGAGATCGGAAACCTTCTTTCCCCACAAACGTTTCATTCCTTCAATGTTTAGATCTTCAATAAAAATATAATCATATTGTTTGCATAACTGGTGTGCTAATCCCCATTGAAAATCCGATCGAAGATCGTTTATTTTACGATACGTTTGTTGGAGTTCAAACAGTCTCCTTCTCCTATTATTGGATCCTTTCTTTGCATTAGAAAACCGTTTGTTTAGTTTTCTAATCTTGTTTTGATATTGTTTGAAGAATAGTGGAGACCCAATTTTGCTACCATCGCTTTTAGTTAGATAAGTTTTCAGGCCAAAATCCAACCCTATAGATGCACCATCATGTGTCTTTCTATAAGAGTTTATAAGATTATGATCTGTAATAATTATCAGGCTATATCGATAGCATGTTTCTCTAACTATTCTAATTTGTTTAACATTACCTTCGTAGACTCTACTGTATGAAAATCTAAATCGTTTCTTCCCTTTGTTAATTGTTAAACAATTACCATTCAGGGTAAACCCACCTTGTTTGAATACAAAAGAATTGAATTTTTCCGGTGATTTAAACTTAGGAGGTCGTTTAGCCAATTTCTTAAAGAAACGATTATAAGATTCATCAAGACGTTCAAGTATTTCTTGCACTGTTTGGGAATGAAGAAGATTTCTTTTTATCCTTTTTGCAAAATGCTTTTTCATTTTACTAACTGAGATATATTTTCCAAACAGTTTGTAGTATCTACGTTGTAGAGCTAAAGCATGATTCCATACAAAACAACATTCTCGAAGCATTTTGTCGAGATACTTCGTTTTCTTGGAATGATAGATGTTGTATTTGTATGAAATCATTTTTTTTATCTGTAATTTTGATTCAAAATTAATCAAACCAATTCATCCACCTTCTAAAGTATGGTGGTTTTGTTGGTTAAATAATCATAAATACTGGAACTCCCGTTCTTGGATACACGACTTCTTTTTCGTTCTTTATATTCCAATTTTTAGCTTCAATTGGAATACCCTTACCAACAAGCTCTTTGTCTATATACAGACTTATCTCTTCGTCTGTCAATGCCACAATCTCATCTCTGCTTAAATCAAAAACTGTTTTCATTTCTTTTTATTTATTAAATTAAACAATCTACCTCTTTGTTCAGGCTCCGTATATTCCACCCATATATCGGCTGCCACATTTCTAAGAAATTCCATAAAGTCTTGATGATCCCTGTATTCAACAGAATCAACTTTTCTCACAAAACTTAGAATTTCCTTTAACATCTTATTGTTTTCTTCAAGAAGTTCTCTGTCGGTCATGATCTCGTGAAAATATATTATTCAACATGTAATAGGCAGTAAATTTTCGATGTAGGCCCATCTTACGATATGGAAAATTCTAACAGCTATTTTCCAATTAGAGTTATTTGGCCCACAGACAATAGGAGTTCCATCTTGTTTAATAGCAATCAACATTCCACTGTGTTGTGGTGTTTCGCTTGCATCATGCCACGCGCTGCTGATGCTCCATTCTGCACCTGCCATGAAGTCTTCATAGCAATTATCCTTGCGTAAAACATAATCGTCTGCATCCACTTCTTTGAGAACGTTTCGCCGAAAATGTGTTTTACCTATGGTATAATCTTTTGCTGCTTTTTCAATATCTTCTCGTTTCATTTCTTTTTAGTTATTCGTTAAATACAATTTGTTCGATATGTGTATTCATCAATCATATCATTACCGATAATCTCAGGTAGCTCAAAAAATCTTGTAACCGGACAAACATGTGCTTCAATCTCCACACAAAGACCGTCACCCGGTATATAGGCACAACCTACGTTATTATTCCAGTTTATATGCTTTTGGGCTGCTTTAGCTACTTTATCGCAAGCTGATAAGTATTCAGTATATTTACTGTTAGCTCTTTTTATTTTCCTGAATAGTATATCGTTCATTTCTTTTTATATTATTACCAATCTCCGCCATCATTCGGTATTCCATCAATGATGGTTATACTATTTTCAATGTTACTGCCTCCATATTGCGTAAATTCCGGTGTGGGATTATAGTTTGTATCTCCATGCATCATTACATGTAATGTTCCGCTTGCTGAATATATCCATAATCGTTTCCCATCTTTCTTCCATTTTTTGGCAAGCCTCTTAAATGAATCAATTAGCTTGCATTCTTCTTCCGTGCATTCTATTCCGGCTTCTGTTCTGTATTTGCTCATATCTTTTTAAAGTTTATCTATTATTTTGTCACCCATTTCCTGCCATTCATCACTCACGCTTATAACCAATCCTATGACAGTGAGTGATAATAACAACGTAAAAATAAGCCATAACAGAAAGCAGATAAAAACACATATATACCTCATGATTTTTTAGTTGTTAGATAAAAGCAAAATCGGTTCATTTGACTCCGCAATTGCTTTTATTTGTTCTGGATTGATAAAACTCTTAATTTGTTCACTTATCTTACAAATAGATTTGATCATATCAACGAATAATTTTGAGGTGCATTCGTTGCATTCCACTTCCATTACCGGCTTATATCGATTGTATGACATACCTGCTACACAATTCAGCCAGTGTGTATAAGTTCCTTTTTCTGCATTCAATCTATCGTATTCTACTTTTTTCTCTCCATTACCATATTCAATTACTCTTTTTAGAAATGGTTTTGCATAAATACTAAAACCGAAAGGTTCGGCATTTAAAGCATCTAAACGAGAAGTTCCATCTCTCCATTCTCCATTCTCATAGTTCCCTGTCCATTCCACAGAGGGGTTAGGAACAATGTCTCCGTTTTTGTCATAGGCAAATAAACAGAGAGTTTCTAACTGATACTTAATAACAGGTACTTCTTCTACTATTTTATAGCTTAAACACCTCTCCAGGACTTTCCTGATTTGATTTTCCAGATCAGAAAGTGATGTGCTATTGAAATATCCTTCGTTGCCTAATCTGTTGACAGGTAATTTGATCTTATAAGAATGAATCTTGTCCACATCTTCTTTTGATAAAGTAGTGGTAAACACTCCTTCTTTGGTGACATTCACTTTAACAGTTACAGATAAACTGTTATTGGTATTCTTTTCCGTTATATTTAGTGTTGTTAATGCTGCCATAATCAAATCTTTTTAAAATCAATTTGAATAAATATAATGCATTCCTGCTTCATATACCTTATGTATATCAGGGTCATTCTTGTCTTCCGGTTCCAATTCACTCTCTTCAAGAGTATAATCCCATTCAGAGTTGTAGTACATATTCTCATTTGTTTTCTCCAAGGAGCAATCTTTCATCAAATTCAGATATTCTCCCCAAACTGCAACTTCCTGCTGTTGCTCTTCTTCTGTCATAAGAGATATTTTGTCTTTCAATTCTTTCCAAGTCATAGCTTGATTTATAAAAGGTGATTACTAATTTATTCCACATCAAAAAGTTGATCCAATACCAATAATTCTGCATTCATATCTTCATCTTTTTGGAAACGAACCTTTATGTTTCCGAACTTAGATGTTTTAAATAAGATGTAAGGATTCATATCTTCGGCAGTCACCGGCTTATACTCCTTAACTTCCGACATCTTGAGATACCAGTCACCTATTTTCACAAATTTGGAGAAGACAGAACACAAATGCGCTTTCACGGACAGTATTTCCCTTTTATCTTTAAAGGGTATAATTTCCTCCTTCCCTCTTATCCTGATTGATAGGAAAGGACGAATGTTGTCTGTTTCATTTTGGAATCTGAAGCCTGTTATGGCTTGCTTTGGGATTCTTCTCCCCATTAATACAAAATAGCTCATTGTTGAAAATATTTAATTAGACATAAATATACAAGTTTTACTAAGATATCCTTCTGTCATCTCTATGAAATTCACACAATCTAATTTGCTTAACTTGTAAATCAATGCCGGATTGTGTACTATGGCTATAATTTGTGTTTGTGGTTTATGGAATGACAATACATTATAAATTTGCATTATGTTATCAATATCAAGATTCCTGTCTGGCTCATCCATGAGAACCGTGTATTCAAAACTGCTTTTTGTTAATGCTATGCGGTTTCTTTTATAATACTTCAACAGGTTATCAATTCTTTTAATCCAAAACGCATTTGATTTTTTCTTGTATTCTACAAGATCTTGTATTGGAAACGTATAATCCTTCTGACTGAACATTAAATTGAAAAGCGATTCCAATGATAACACCACTTTCTCTCCATAAGATTTTCGAATATTATTCACATACAAATCTAAATTGCTGATGTTTTTCAATATACTATCTCGATTCATCTCCGCCGATGGCAATAAACGGAATACTTTCCCTGCATAATCGGATGATATGTCAATCCCATCAAAAACCTTATCATCGTCATCAAATATAGGTGGAAAATCCAGTGCCTCGGTCGGCATTTCAGAGCACATGGATTTCTCGCATAACGCATACATTGATATGATGTTAAGCAAGGTTGATTTTCCGCTACCGTTTTTACCTATAATTACATTCACTCCTGGCTTGAAAATAAATTTCTTGCCATTTTCAAATGCTTCTATATCCGAAACATATTCAAATGGAGTTTTTGTATTGTCTTTTATTTTTACCGATGTTATCATTGTAATTCTTTTTAAAAATCAATTACCGTCCGAACCATGTCTCCGATGTGCTTGTTGCCGGTGCCCGTGAGACCACTGGAGAAGACCACGTACCACGCGACGGCCTGGCTGCTCTCAGTACTGGACCAATACCACGTCGAGGAGAGGGGAGATGCCGAAACATAAGTGAATGCTTTGTTTAGTTCGTCCATATAATGGGCCATTAAATTTAATTGACCAAGAGATGGTATATACTCGCCATCTTCCAGCAGATTTCTCAATTTTGGATTTCTGGCTACAAGGCGTTCCGTATTGCCGCGTCCGTCAATGTCAAACAGCGCATCACATTCACGTTCGTAATATGTCCCACTTCCGGATTCTTCACGGCTATCATCGTCAAGCAATTGTACGATATCATGTTCCGTCAGTGAGATTGCAAATGACATGTATCTGTGCTTCAACCCAATGTATCGTACACAATCTTTGGAGTTATCGCCGGTAAACGGCTCTACATGTCCATCTTTGTAGATTATATACAGTCCATCAGTTGACTTTTTCTTATCCTCTTCGGATGGTACTCTGTTTTCACATGTACATTTCTCACTTTTGGATCTTACGATTATATTCAACTCATTTAATACATGATCCCTGATGACGCTCTCGCACGCTCTTCTTACAAAATTATGATCTCTTTGTTTAAGCTCATCTGTTACCATACATCTGATCCAATGTTCTATCTGATTGTTTCCTCCGTATGTATTAAGCATACACCGTTTTACGAGTTTTTCCAATAATGGCTCTATGTTTTTGATTATATCTTCTTTGGTAAGGTGAAGTTCATTTAATATATAGTTCCTTACTGCCTTGTATTCTTTACTTGTGCTCATAATATACCGATTTAACATTGTGAATCATATTTTCTTTCTCTCCCGCTGTCTTCCCCTATCGGATTGTCCCATCCATATTTTACAGCCGTAGCTTTAAATAGAGGGAGTCCATAAAATGCATAATCATCCTCACTCCAGCCTTCAAGACCTTCTTCCAGAATGTAGTTCCACATCATCACACATTCAAACATCAAACTGGCTGATATTCCTCTCTGATTTAATGCCTTTTCAAAACCGAATCTTACGTCTTCTTCAAGCTGTTTCAGGACATTTTCTCTGGTAAATTCAACTACAGTACTGTTCCACTTTTCCTCGTTGTCATATTCTTCATTCGGCTCCATACCGAAATCCTTTATCATGCTATATGGAACAAATTTAGCCAGTCTGTTAAAATCTCTACCGTCTAAACATTTTGATGTTAATTCTTTAAGTTGTTCTAATGTTTTCATAAGCAATTTTGTTTTATAGGTTAATCCCATCCTCCAGTAGCATACAAAGATACATCTTCCTCCTCTACATTTACACCTTTAAGAGCCTGTAGAAGTTTTTTCTTTGTCTCCCGGCACATATTGTAACCATATCCTTTATACCGATATGAGCGTTCCCATGTGCTTACTGGAAAAGGAATATTTTCATCAATGACCAGTCTCTTCATATGAAGATGTTCGAAGAATTTCTCATGGTAGAGTAGTTTGTACTCGTATGCTACTATACTTGCAGATGAGAATGGAAAATAATCATCTTCCTCTTCTTCGTATTCCTCTTCTTCGTATTTAGGCTCCTTGTAGTAAGCCATTTTTGCCACAGTAAAGTCGAAGCTCCTGAGAATCTCTTCTGGCTTTCCGAACTCTGACTCTATGAACTCTACCCATACCTTTTCTCCCTCTTTCTGGAATGCGCATACCTTCTCATTCCTGTACTTAAATTTCCATCCTTCTTTCTGATGTTTTTCATCATTGAACAAATCAACAGCTTCCTGAAAATCGTCTTCGCTTTCAAAGAAAATATCAATATCTTTTACTTTTTCTCCGGAAAGGATATTCTTAAAACATCCACCAGCTATGAACCCCTTGTGACCTTCCATATATTTGTCAAGCCATCTTATTTGCCAGAAATTATCTGGAGTATCTATTATAAAATTGTTCATATTGTTTGTATTTTACTGTCACCAAGCGAGATAAAAATTCCGCTTTACTATAACACAGTGGGTATAGTTATCCAGATCAACCCCATTTTCTTTGAATGTATCCAGAACCCTCTTTTCCACATGTTTCAATTTTACTATTATTCCCTTCCTAAACTCTTCTATTAACTTCCCGTTACATTCAATAGGCCCAATAAAACAGTACCTATTTGAAGAACTGTCACATATGCAATATGTATCACACCCAAACATATTGCTTAAAATATCCTCGTTCATAATTTCTCTATTGTTTTAATAATGATACTCTTTATTATATTTCTTCTTCACACCATTCATCCTCCCCTATCAATTGTTTATAATATTCGCTATGCTCTATCGCCAAAACATCTTGAGACAAATATTCTTGTAGCTCCAATTTGCGCATTGGAACAAGGCAATCCAGATGCTTAGTGTCCATTTCTTGCCTATCTTCATCTACCCACACCAACGTGTCGTATCCATAACATTCTGGACATTGGTCAGCTCCACGTGGAAGAAGCATTTGTACTCCACATTGAGTACATCTCACCCAGTCTCCATGCTGCACCCCTTCGTATGTTCTTGTTTTCATATTTATTGTTTATCATTTATAACATTTACTTCTTCGCTCCACAAATGTCTCTTATATATCGGAGTGATGCCGATCAGAATACCACTATCTTCGCCCCAATACTGAAGTGTTTTAGGCTCAATTTTATGATGCAATTCTTGTATTCCTCCTTTGTTTCTGTCATAAGGAGAAAAATCAGATAATTTTACCGTTTTCATTTTTCTGGATTTTCAGCAGTTCCTAAAAGATATTCATTGCCCTCAAAAGGAATGCAATAAACATACACTGTTCCATTCAAGCATTCATATTTAATCTCCCCATCCTGATCGTCTGTAATTGTTCTTATGAATAAACTGGCCTCCCAATTATCGTCCTCATAATATTTTGCTAACACTTTGTCAAACGGCTTAAACTCATATTTCGTCCTTTCTTCAATTCCGAAGAAGCGTTTTAGATATTCTTTTGCTTTAGGATTTTTGCTTTTCTTTAACGCTTTAATCATCTTCTGTTTTTCCGAATCTGTTGCAAGTCTATAACATTCTATGTGGTTTTCGTGTGCAGCCAAATTATCCGATATATTAAGACTTTTTCCCGCTGCAAGACTCGCATAAAAAGATGTTAAATATTTCCCATGCGTATTTAAAATAAAAATATAACTTCCATCTTTGCTGCTTAACACATCTCCATCTTTAAATGTAGTATATTCCGGGACTTCAAGAAGGAGGCGATTTTCGCTGCTAAATGCTTTTCCTGTAGCAGAAAACCAATCTGCCGATACAGAAATAGAATGAATTACAACCAATAACGGACAAATTGACGAATTGTCTTCATATACTATTTCTGCTCTATTTCGTCCTTTCTCTGTCACAATCTGACCTACTCTTTCCCCTATGTTTATTTTTTTTCGCCGTTTCTAAATCAAACGGGATTGTTACCATTTTATATTCCATAATCTTATTTGTTTTTATTGGTTCCTAAAAGATGTTCGTTCCCTTCGTATGGGATACACTGACTAAATCCTACCCCTCCTAAGCATTCGTATTTATTATCTCCTACTGATTCTCTGGAAAATAGATGCAATTTCCACCTCTCTTGGTTAGTTCTTCTCACCAGCACTCGTTCAAATGGTTTGAAGTCACGTTTCGGCATCTCATCTAATAGATACTCATATTCACTTAAATATCGTTTTATTATATCTATTTTTCTACTGTCTTCGGCTTTTATAATCTTTTCTGCTAAAAATTTCTTCTCTTCTTCTATAGCCTTTCTTACATGCCGTTTTTTATCTTCATCATACACATCAGTCCATAATCCGCTATGATCAAACTTAATATCTCCAGATGTTACCATTCCACATATACTTCCCATTACCCCTTTGGTAATAAGTCCATCATATATAAATTGACATCCTTTAGTGCTTGTTAATACATCTCCTTTCTTAAAATACGCTCCAGCCTCTACCCTCAATTCCAGAGTGGTGCCGCCAATAATACAACCTTCCGTGTTGGCATATATAGCACTTATCCCATATCCATCTTTTTTTACAAAAAGCAAATTATAAGGACCTGCACAGTCTTTCGACTCATATACAAATTCTATTTCAATATTATCAATTAATACCGAACCTTCTATTTCTCCGCTTTTAATTTTTCTCGCCGTATTTAAATCAAACGGAATAATAATTGCATTTTCCATATTTTTCTTGTTTTTAGTTGTTATAAAATAAGATGGGTTACTTACGCCCATCCCAGTTGCTTTGCAATACTTTCCATCTCACTATACGCAATACGATGACATCCGGCTGTCAGTATATCGTTTTCATACCGATTTAGACTCCACTGGTGACCGGTGACGTCCTCCACCAGACCGTGCCGAAACTCGGCGCCCCGGTGCATTGCCGACACAGCCCGCCACAGTTTTCTGGCTTCTGCTACTCCAATCTTTATCTGTTTACTTGTCTCAATAATATTTCCTTTTATACGGATCCAGGCGTTAGGTTTTTCATCAGGAATATAGAAAGGTGTATTCAAGAAATTGATTTCTCCTGACTTCCACTCTTCCAGTTTTTCATCAAAATCCTTGTAACGGGCTTCTTCTTCCTTTCTTAATCTCTCTAATTTTATTCTTTTTCTTTCTTCCTCACCCTTTCTCCATCTTTCAGATCTTTCTGAATACTTAATCCATGTACCTTCCCCGCAAACTTCATCAACAATCACATTTACGGTCCCTAACACTTTTAATCCTTGATGATCCAATAAAATTTGAAAGATGCGTTTTAATTCATGTACGTGCTTACGCTTGATACTATCTTCGCTCTTGGATAATTCATGATTGGTTCCAAGCCAATCATTAGCACTCTTTTTAAGGATACTCTTAGCAGTTCCCATGTTAAAGAACTGAATGTAATCCATCATATTCCCAAAAGCGCCCCAAATATCTGTATAAGATAATTCTGTTTTAGCTCTTTTGTATTTTTCAATAGACTTCTTAATTGATTCCAGTTTGCTGGCAACGAACCTCATATTACCAGTATCCGATATATTATCCCCTACACTGAAAACCATTGCCCAAGTTGGTATCGCATTACGAACATAGCATTGATGTTTGCTCGTGGTAGCAGAATAATAATCTTCATTTATCAGGTATGCTTTCTTCCCTTGTTTGTTTTTTACTATTCTTCCGACTTCAAAGTGATGCCCATAAGAATAAATACTTGTACCTTCAAAGAAGAAATTGCTCCCTAATGCTGATTCTTCTTGTTCATGAGCCCACAAGTGAGCGACCATTGAATTGTTCATATAAATATCTTTGGTAATTATATACAAGTTTACACCTGTAATATTAGTTAATAAATTTCTTAACTGGGTTATACCCAAACCCTGTATAGGGTGGCATTACTGCATCCCCTTTTACTTTTCTCATAATATTATAACTTCCGTTGACATCAGCGTTTAACAACACACCGTCTTTTGTCCTAAAGATTCCTCTTTTCAACCTTTTACCAACGTAAGTATTATGATGACATACTTTCTCCAAATCATAAGAACTGCATTTTGACGTATGAGATTCATTTACTACAAAGAATCTTAGTCCTTGTCTTTCTGATTTGTACTTTAACATTGATATAAAATCATCAAATGGGATAAAAACAAAATTCTGGTTGCTTCTCTTACCTATATTAACTTCCTGTTTCCATCCGTCATTATGACCTACTATCAATGTAGTTATATTATCTTCAACACAAATATCTATGATTTTTTTACTTGCTTTATGAAGATAATCCCTTACCTTGCTATTTCTTTTTCTTGTTAAAGATGCTAACTGTCTCGAATTTTTCTTGCCATTTACTTTCTCCAATTTACTTTGTAAAAACGAACGTTTCTTATTATAATATTGATTGATGGATTTCAACTTTCTTCCATCTATCAATACCGGTTTGTTACTAACGTTAGTAACAACAGAAGCAAGGTTATTAACACCTAAGTCTATAGACATTATCCTATTGTTGTCAACTTTTTGTTCTTTACAACAAGATTCGTAAACTAATTCAATAACATAACATCCTTGTCTTGGTATTATCCTAACTTGTTTAACACTACCTTCTTCACACCTTGTTTTTAAAGGAGGTAGTCCTTCTTTCTTGGGGAAATAAATGTATTCACCTCTATGCCGTATTTGGGCATAAGAATAGTTAAAAACATTCCTGCCCTTTACCTTATCCTTGTACTTAGGGAACTTAGGACATCCTGTGAATTTCTTGTTATCCCTTTTCCAAGCCTTAATAGAAGAGAAATAAGATTTTAGATTCTTATCTAATCCCATCAATATCTGTTGTGAAGAAGATCCACTTAATGCCCTGAAATCAGGATTGTTTTCAGATACCATTTTCTTGTTAAGATCCGTACATCTAATCCACTTTCCTGTATTAAGGAACTCTTGTTTGATAACATAAAGTCCAGCATTATACAGGTTTTTTGACAAGAAACAGATATGATCTAACATCTTATATCTCTTATCACCTTGGGTAATTATATGTTGTTCTACCAAATACATACTGCAAATATAAATAGAATATTTTAAATACGCTATTTATATTGATGTTTTTAGGTGTAAAGTCGTATATAATCACCTATCTAATTTATTTTCTACGTTCATTTTCATGCAAAAATTTAAAAACGACCCTCATTATAGTTGCGAAGTTCTCCACCTTAACCCACTCATGAGCTACTGCTCTATGTACGGATGTTTCGTATGTCGGAATATCGTCTTCTTCAACCACCTTACAAGAAGCCAGAACTCCTTCGGTCGGCTTTAGTCCTCGGTCATGCAGCTCGCAGAGACCGTCCGGCTGGCGGAATGCGCACCACCCGTCTTTCACTGTTGGCTGGATCATCGCTATTGGTTTTTCTTTCACTGCAAGATACCCTACCATCCACATTGTTTCTTTTAACCTGTCAGCGTATCCGGCATCTATGATAGCCTCTATGTCTTTTGGCGTACCAATACAAGGAACCTTACACATGTTTTTACATTTATCACATGCACAAGGTTGCTCCCATCTGTTATGATCTATGCCTACCAACTTCTTTATCCGTTCTACTTCTTCTTTCATACTTCTTTTGTTAGTTCATCATAATATGCTTTCAATTCTGGTGAGGCGTATTTCATAAATGCTTCAAATAAATATGGTACTTCTACTATCGTGTATATAGTATTCCCTATTGAAAGCTGATTAAGATCATTGCTGTACAAACACGTAACACGAGAATCGAATATATACAAATCCATCCTCACGTATTCTATACATGAAGACAACGCATCAAACAAATTCTTTACGTCATTTTTGTCAAAAAGTTCTACAAAACCTCTTAATTCTCTCATTCCACTACCCTTTCCACGTGTTTAATTAATACTACTGCCATCCCCTTACCGGTTTTTATCGCACATTCCGATCCTTTTATCCATTCTACACATCCTACATACTTTTCTGTAGAATGAAAACCTGGATTGTATTTCCCAGATGTACTGAACTCTACCGTATCCCCTACCTTCAGATCATCAAAAGCAATAGACCATGTGGTCCAAATTCTATCATGTCTCCCAGGCTGAATGGCTCCGATTACGCCTTTTTTACGACCGTTTTTTATCGCCCTTAGTATTATCTTCCTATCACCTTCGATAAGGCTGCAAAAGCGCCCGTAAAAGGTCAAATCAACCTGTTTTCCTCCTATTTCTTCTCTTATTTTTGTTATTCTGTTCATTTTCTGATTTTGTTTTATTTTTTTCTTTGTTTTTTCTATCTTCTATAGAAGATGATAATAACATTATCTTTTCTATGTTACTTTTTGATTGTAAAAAAGAATCGCATTTCATTACTACTACCACCTTCTTAAGTTCCCCATTATCGTATAGCGATACACGCATCATGTTTGGCACCTCGTCCACTATCAGACCTGGAGTAGTCTTAGCCATTTTACGTAGCTTGTTATACTCCGGTCTTTCCATTTCCTCTGTTTATTACTCTATAGTATTTATCCTTATCCCCTTCTTTCAACTTCTCCAGATAGAAAATTCCATCATGTAAATGAGACAAACAAAACCTGTATCCGTATTTCTGTACTCTTCTTACATGATCCCTCAGTCTTATCTCTTCACTTTTGTCTTGTACTTTGATTTTAATACTGTCTCCTTCTTTGATTGTGTATAAAATAGTTTGAATCTCTTCTTTTTTCATCTTATAAAATATTTTAACGGCAGCACCTATACTCACGCACCACTACTGCCTTATGTTTAACAATTAAATACTTAACTCTTCAATGGTCAAGCCTTTTTCTTTTGCCCACTTTAGCATCGCGCATAATTCTGTTTCTGACTTATATTTCGGATCACGCCACGCCCATCCGAATTTATCCAGGACATGATGATATAATTCGTCGGCCTTTGCCGTGTAAATGTCTTTGAATAAATGCTCCGAACCTTCCGGTATAAGCATCTCTGTTGTTGCAAAATCGGAATACGATAAACATCCGTAAGCATATTCTGTTATTTCACTCCATGCTTCTCCGGCTTTAAATCCAAATTCTTTTACAAAAGCCAAAGTTAGATACATATTTAATAATATTGTTACATCATATCCGGAATCCGACTTTCTTTCTATTATTTCCTTTTCAAATTCCTTTAAATCTTCAGGCCCTAAAAAGATGTATCCTGATACCGACCGGTAATTAGTCTCCGCATACTTCTTGCATTTATCATCATTGACAATCTTACTAATGTTAGATAACATCTTTTGCCTCCATTCATCACAAAACTCTACCTCTACGTTCATCCAATCAGTACCATAATTATATTCTTTCGGATATCCGACCGATGTTACCTTTATACTATTCACGCCATATCCGTAAAGGCGTTCACTTACCTCATTCGCCCATTCCTGTACAAAAGGAATAAACTTATTGTAATAAGAATCAAAATCAAAATCCGATTCCTCCTCATATTCTGGCATCTCTTCATAATCCTGTTCAAAGAAATGACGAGGATCTGCTATTGTTTCGTAGAAACTTACGTTAATGAAACAAAACTCGTTGGTTGTCGTTTTTAATATCATAACTTTTTGTATTTACGTACATTTTTCTTGCCATAGAATCTACACATGGCACGAATCTGACTATAAAATACTTTTGTCCTCCTGGCCTCAAAGTATTTAAACATTTCTTCATTCTTTGTTTCCCAAACGTAATCCGTTTGGGAACTCATGCGATCTTTCTCCTTGCGTGAATAATGGTAATATGATACCACAACACGTTTCATACCATTCTTTACAGGTACGATATTTACGTCTATACTATTCTCTGTCATATTATTATTGTTTTATGTTATTTAATGGTAATACTGATCCCATTTATGTGTCAGATGATAATTAAACATTATATTTGCCCTGTCTTGCGACCTCGGAAGGGCATTTCCGAGTTGGAAAGTACGGGTGATTCCAACGATTGTAAAACCGGGGGTTCCGTACGTTTGTATCCAAGAATCCCGTTTGCTTTAGCGATGGGAGTATGTCAAGCATTATACAAATACAAAGAGCGCATACCTTCACAGGCCGGCGCTCCTTTCAATAAAAATGAAAAAACTAATATTACATAAACATATTGTTTTCTACTCTTTATTACAATACTTTTGTTCCGCAATTATTATATCTTCCGTACTCTTTTTTCGTATCATTCAAGATTTCAAAAACCATCTTCTTGTGATCTTCGTTTGGTAACCTATCCTTAACAGCCGATATTACGCCCGCTATAGACGTAAAGCCTGAATCTGTTATTGAACACAGCAACACGCCTCTGTCGGCTCCGGTGCTTATTGCTGACGCCTTTATAATATCATTCTTATATATTCTCATAACTTTTTTGTTTTATTGTTTGTGAGATGCCCAGAATCGAACCAGGACCGGCACATACGCACCGGCACGCCGCGTCATCCCCTCTATGATGCAGAAATAGGCATGCCTATCCTCACGAACCGACATGCCAAAACCCAAAACTTAATTTGATGAATAAAATAGATTAACAAAAATACTATTCTAATTCTTTTATAATATCTTTCACAATATTCAGCCTTACCTCCTTCGTTTCTGGACTAAGACAACCAAACCACCCATAAAACGTTCTTGTTTCCTCTGGTTCTGTGGCCATACTTATCTTCTCCTCCAATTCCGGGAAATATATTCTCACCATTTCGTCTGAACGAAACTCATAGATATTTTTATGTGTTTTGAAATACATAAACACTACATTTCTTAACGCAACACATATGTATTCCCCATCCTCTAACCTATCAATCATCTCATATACCTTTTTCCATATGAATAATCGCTCTTCTTTTGTAAACATATCTTTCTTTATTTTTGTGGTATTATTTGACTGTACGCAGACTTTTCCATGTACACAATACTATGCTCCTGTCCAAGTATTTTCTTTGCTGCTTCTTTCTTTATCGCGCAATATCTCCCTGTACGATACGGATTCTTTTGATCTGATCCATCCTCAACTTCGATAATAAAACAACCTCCGTCATCTATTATCTTTTTGCAATTGTCACATATTTCTCCCGTGCATATATGATGCGGCGCCTGCCCTTTGATGTTATTCCCTAATAAAGCAATCCCCATCTCTTCACCGCATACTATGCATAGTTCTATGGATGGATTCAACCCATGCTCTGGATGCAATACAATACCGTCTTTCATTTTCTATCCTCCTTTATTAATTCTATTATAAACTTTTTATCTTGTTCCCACAATGGCAGCCCTTCTTTTACTGTGTATGCCACTGTTTCCCTCTCTCCTATTAATCGCACGGCAATCTCTCTTGCTTTCAAGTCATCCTCCTCATGCGATTTGTTTATTAAATCATAGGCACATGATTCCACCTTTTGCCTTTCGATTATTATCGAACCCATTAACTCGCTTATATGCGATCCTAAAAACGATAAGACATTAATAGCTTTCCCAATATCATTTGAAATAGCACTTGCTAAATACATCTTATCCATATACTCCGGCAAAGCCTCGTATGCCGTTTCTATGTTTTTATACTGATTTTCGTTTACCTCCCTTTTAATCAGTTCTTCAAATTCTTCTTTTAACATGTTCTTCCCTATTTTAATGTTGTGTGAGATCGCCGGAATCGAACCGACTTGCTGCACCATGAATCCCATAAAGCAAATGCTCCGATCTTCGCAGATGGGAGCATTCTGTCTAAAGCATAAGAAAATTAATGAAGAAATTTTTCTCACTTACGCCATAGCATCTAAAATAGCTATCAGCACTATTTCTATGACAAACATAATAGAAAATATCTTAAATGCCTTTTTCATATCGCTATCTCCTCCTTTTTATTTTTTTTTAGTTCCACAATAAACTGTTCCGGCTCTGCTCCGACCTACGTTCCACCTACAACCGCAGGCCTTAGCCCAAGGCGCCGCCTACTCCCCCTCTATGGCAGCCTGTTCGTACCTACAAAGCCAATCTCCATCTATACAACTATCACTACGCGATAATAAACATTTATCCTTATAACAATCATAAAAAATACACCTATCACAACTGTAATCCTTAACGTCTACACAGCTAACTACCTTAGCATATACTATTCCATCACTGCCTTCTATTCCTTTTACCCCGAAAATAGAACCTTCTACCTCCTTACTCAAATCTAAGTCAGGCGCAAAGTCATATACGTTCATACCATCCATATTTTAATTGTTAAACATCCCGCTTAAAAAAAAAATACTCACATAATGCAGTCCTCAACCCTTAATCTGTTGGAAGGAACCTATATAATGCTGTTTTAAACCCTTATCATATTGAATTTTGTGGAAATGATCTACAGAACACTGTTTTAAAACGCTTATCTATTGAATTTTGTTGGTAGGGAGTGCCCTCCCTCTCCCCCTCTCCAACCCCGGCTGATCCTCCGACTTTCCGCATAGAACCTGCGCTCTCGGCCTCACTACAGGCATACGGAGAGCGCTACAAGCTTATACTCTGGCATGAAGTATGGGGTATTTAGAGATAATATCATTCCATAGAGAGAATAGAGAGCCTTCAGCCCACGCCCTACCGCCTGCTCCTCCTATCAAGATAGATATTTAAGCCTATAATCAAAGCCAATAAAGAAAAGCAAAAGACCATTACAATATTATACTGATCCGGTCCGTACTCCAACATAGAGCGAATACCAATCGACAGAAAATACAAGTCAGCTACTAATAAAAACCACCACATAAAATAAAAAAAATACAATAAGTATGTCCGAAAATACGGGGATTATAAAACCTAACTAATTGATAATCAAGCATACATAATTTTTAAGAAAAATACAATAAGCCTAATTTTCAATCTATAGAGACGAAAAAGGCGGAATCCGGAACCCTATTTTGGGCCAGAAAACCGCATAAAGTTTCGTTTTAGACCAATTTTAACGACATGATATAGACAAAATACCGGCATTATATCCAAACTATCCTATTTTAGTTTCGTTTTAGACCAATATAGCTTACATCCGCCGTTCACTCTCAGAATATCCTACCCGTAAATAGAAAGAGTAGGATACAAAAATAGGGCTGCTCCGATATTCGAAACAACCCTACTCCTGTTTAAATACTGTTTATGTTTTCCTTCACGTAAGTTCGTGATGTATGGACTTTACGTTTGCATTTGTCCTTTCCCGTATCGGCATGATACGCTTCTTTGAGATCACGATACAACATAAATTCCCGATACGCTCTTTTCCGCTTTTCTTTAGCTTCTTTCCTGGACAGACCGCGGACGTCTACCATATGAGATTTAAATTTCCTTTCCATTTTCTTTATGCTTTAATTATGATTAACTCCAGCGGTTAAGAGCTTCGATATAGAAACCCTCCGCCTCTTTATACTCATTTTCACTGAGTGTTTCCACCGTCTCGATATAGTTACGCAATGTTATTTTTACGCAGATGTTTTTAGATTTATTGAACGCTTCAGTTAAAGCGTTGATCATTTCTTTCTTTTCCATGTTATTATATTGTTTATAATTTAGAGGTTGCTCCGGAATCGAACCGAACGCGCATTCCTATCCTGTACGAATTTTATGCTACAACCAACAGCCCGTAATTAGTACGTAGTTCTTGTGTACAGGCCCGTACTATGTTGTTATTATATTTTCCGTCTGCTACACAACTTAGCCACAAATAAAGGCGATTGTGTCCTTGCGCTTTGATATATCACGCTCCTACATGGTAGGCTACATGTTTATACCCTGTAATTTAATCTACAGCCTTGTCCTATTTTACGTGTAGGCAAGTAAGACACGTTTCGGTCTGGAGATAAACCGCGTACAACGGTATGTTTTCCAAACTGTACTAACATACCTAACATAAACCACACTTATTTAGTGCAGTTCATGCAGCAATACCGTATTTTTAATTGCCAACGGCTTCGATACCGGTATATCTATCTCCAATATGTAAAATAACTCTCTGTTTTGTCAGCTTCAGTCTAAAGCATACGCGGGACGTGCACCCACTGACAACGGCGTACAGACGCGTTTAACGGTACGCGTCAAACCTTTGGAGAGCTTAACGGCGCTCTCCGTGCCTTGTTACTGCTGGTTGCTTTCATGTGCGAGGTATTCACTTACACACTTTGCCACAGTGCGAATAGAATAAGATTTGATCTTAACAGCCACATAAGTAGATTTGTACTCGTCGGTTTCTTTTACCAACCATTTAGTACTTTTTTTATTCTCCAATGATTCGGCAGTAGTAAAACCAAATGCTTTATATTCGCTACCGTAAACCACATTCTCAGCGCACCAATCAGCCGTTTTAGCTTCAATTCCTTTTTCTTTGTCCGCATTGGTATCCTTATATACTTTAGAGTATAAAGCAAATTTAACAAAGGTATTATCAACTTTCGGTAACATTTGGCTACACACGGCTACCAGGCGTTTTTTATCCTTGGCGAGGGCTGCAACCTTTACGGCGTATTCTGCCGGTATTTCCAAAGCCTTGCAAATAGCCTTTAGATCAGCTCCATTAGCAAATAGAGCGTTGTACAGTTTAACAGCACCTACCAAATTTGCAGCATTTTCTTTGATAACGGCATTCTGTAGTTTGTTTACATTTTTTTTCGTAATCATATCCCAATATATTTTAATTGTTAAACAAATGATATTCAAATTAATGACCCACAACGCAGGCAATTACAGATACATATATAGTTAGCCCAACGGGTACACTATATAGGTTCACTATGTTAACTCGTAATCTCTCTCGATCACGACGCAAATATACGACATTTATCAATACTACAAATATATATGATATCTTTTTTTTGTTAATTTGTATTAATTTCGATTATATTATCTGATTATCAGAAAGTTATAAAACGAACGAGAGCAGTGTTATACGCGTACATTAATATGTAGGATATATGCTTATTTAAGTGGCTTATAATCAATATGTTATAATAACACATTGATTATCAATAATTTAAATAAGTGGTTGATAATCAGAGAGTTTATATATTTGAGATAAAAACGCGTTTCCGGTTTTCCAGCGAAGGGGGTGTGGGGAAGAAAACGCGTTTCGGGGGCGGGAGGTTCGTGATAGGTACCCCCTCTCTCCCATCACATAAACATTTTTTCATATCCCTCATCACATAAACCTTTTTTAGCTTCTCTCCTATCACATAAACATTTTTAATCTCTCTACCGTAACATAAACATTTTCACCTTTCTTCCTCATCACATAAAAAAAGCAGGGAAGCCTATTTAGGACCTCCCTGCTTACTACAACCAACAATATTTTAAAATTACCTCACTTACTTTCCCATATTAATTTATCTCGTACTCTTCCTTTCTTTACTTCTTCACACTTTCCTGCCACCCATCCAACGAGGTAACAGAAAGGTTCTGATTTCATTACTTTTTCTCCTAAGAAATCAAATGCATTGAGAGACACATGGGCTGCTTCGTGTGAGACTGTGTTAAAATCAATAACGTTCTTATTAATAAACCATATCAAAAATCCCGTATTAGGATTTAATTTACACCCTCCGTATGGAACGGATATAGTTACAGCCTTGCTATTATCTACGTAACTAAAATCGTTATTGAAACATTCTACCATGCCAGATACGTCTTTTCCTACGTATATCCACAGATTAAAAGGATAGACTTCCGGATAGAACTGATATAATTCACGCTTCATTTCGATAAAAGTTTTTTACTTTCAAGGAAGTCCTTAAACTGGTCACTTGATACGTCTATAACGAATCCAGCAGCACCAGCATGTCCTCCACCACCGAATCTCTTACTTACCTCACAGCAATCTACGCTGTCTTCCACGCATTCATAAAGAGAGAACCTGACTTTACCACCTGGCATGATACAAAATGGCATCAGGGCTTTAATTTTCCTACCGTCTAACCAGTCCGGTGTAAGAGAATCAAATACTTTAGAACTAAATTCTGCGGTATTCATCGCCACGACCTTAACCTCGTCTACGTAAGCTTCGAACGAATACCTACTTACATCTTGTTCGTTTTTGCCGGCCATGTAATTAATTATAGCACGTCCTTCTTTAGCGAGATCATAGAAAATTAAATCCACCTCATTGTCCTTCATATTTTCTTTAAAGTGATCATACAAATACGACAATGCTATTAACACATTGAGTCTTATTTTTGATCTCAAGGCATACTGAACGGCTACTACCGTATCCCAGCCTAAACCGGATTCTTTATTCCACACATCGTAGTCTGATAAGCACCTGACTATCGCCGGCACCTTCCCCATCAGCAGGTCGGCAGCAAGTGCGCACGCACCGACACCGACCCTCCTTAACCCTGGAACTACGAACCCCCATGTCTTACTATCTTCGATAATTCCCTTGTGATGATCTATCCACATCAGGCTCTTTCCTTCATCAAGCCATTTCTTGAAAATCGTTTTAGAATCGGCTCCGAAAGACACGTCAAGAACGTAAACAACCCCACATTCATCTACTTTATCAATAACTTTCTTTACATCATCTTCATACGAATACGGGATATAAATAACATCCTTGTTTTTACTGTTTTCGTACATGGTTGCGATGGCTGCCGACACAACGCCATCTAAATCCGATTTATGATAAACTATCGCCGTTTTATTCACCTTCATAATATTGCACATAACTACCTAAAATTATTTACCAACAAACGTGATAACGTCCATATAGTCAATACCGGCATTCTCAGCACATACCTTATCCGAATCAGAGAACTGCCCTGGCAGACCACTGGCGTCTCCGACCATCAACGAACATCCCTTAAGTTGACTAAAGTTCATACCACGCATTACCGTGTCTTTACACTTCATAAGAATATCATCAATCATGCCCGTGTTAGGCTTCCTCATCGGATTTTGTTCGTCATTTGAATAACACAACCTTTTTTCATATAGGACGCCTCTTATGCCACGTTTTACCGCCAGATCATGTACGGACCTCAGTACGTATTCTATCTTAGCTTCAATATCAGCTCCAGAAACAAACCCAGCTTCTACTCCTCCTTGATTGCTTACGATAGCAAACACCTTAACGCCGTTCTCCTGCATGAGGTCAAGAGCCTTATTCACCACATCCATCTTAATCCTCATATCTGTCAAGTCTGTAGCGAACGTATTCCCAGAAGCGGTTTCTATAAGCGTCCCGTCAAAATCGAATAGCAGTATTCTTTTGTTTTTAATATCCAAATCGTTCATCATTTTTCACTCCTACTCTTTTTTATTACCCTAAGCTGAAGACGGAATAGATTACTGTCTTCTTTTATAATATCATACACAGCATAAGAATTTTCTCCTATATCCCATCCAAGATAATCGAGCAGGTCTTTTAAGTAAACTCTCTTGTATTTTACACCAAGGTTATTTACCTTAAACGATCTCTCGTCTTCAACATCAGAAGCAGCCAGATAAAAGACCGTATTTTCAACTCCTTCAAATATCTTCCCTTCTTCTAAGCCGATAACAACCGCATCCGTTACCCCCATCCAATTCAAATTATCGACAGAGATAGTCATTATCTTACTTTTGCTGATTGACAACTTCCGGATCTTGCTTTCTTTAGTTTTAGATCCTAAAAAATCCTTACTGTTAAAAAGATCTACTTTCATGGTTATAATGTTTTATATTGATGTTGCAAATATACATAATAAATAATCAACAAAGAAATAAATAGGATTAAAACATGATAAAAAAACCCATAGCACTACGTATTTAATAAAAATAAATCAATGACGTAAGAGAATAAAAATAATCATATATTTGTCGGTATCTTAATCAATTAAAAATAAATATCATGGCAGAAATGAAAATAGGTTTTGTAACCTTCAATCCGGGATCAGGTGATGGTGATCAGGCGGTTACCGTATCAGGTGAAAAATACGAAGGTCGTGTACAACGCACGCAACAAGTAGAATTTGGTGCCGAATCAGGGGGTGTTAAGAAAAGTGCTACCATCAACCAATCTCCGGTAGCTGAGTTCGTAAAAATAGATCCTACTGCATCTGTAGGGAAAGAAGGTGGTACTGTAACAATCAACGGTACAAGTAACTCAACTAAATTAACGTTCTCCTTAACTCCGGACGAAACTCATCCTCTGACGTTGGAAATACCTACCTCCTATCAGGCGGCAGGTAAGGCTACCAACAACGGCGCTGTTATCGCCGACGACCCTGGTGCAACAGGGGGATTTGCTTTCAGTATCGTATTCTCCGGTATTCCAGAAAACGCTAATGTAAATGATCTGGTAAATACTCTTAAGGTGGCGGCCGCCGGTGGTCAGGCAGCTAATACGGTTATTACCCAGACAGCAGGTGATCCGTTCTTGGAAATAGACAAGGATGTAATTAACTTGGATGCAAACGGTAATCCTCAGACTATCAACGTTAATGCAAACATCAGGTGGACTATCACTCAAGCTGTTTCTAAGTTGGTAAGGAAAGTAATGAAATAACAATCACTTACAGAAAAAGAAAAGGGACGTCTATTTGGCGTCCCTTTTTTCTATGCATTGTATGTAGTATTTATCTTTTTGCCTACTGACAAAAATCTTTTTGAAAATCATCTGTTTCCTGATATGGACTCTTTTCCCGTCATCTAATTCCCTCCATATTTCATTAAAGATCAAATCTATTAATTCCATGACCTTCTTATCAGAGACAAGATTCTTTCTACCGGGACTGACCCATCCATCATCAGTCATCTTACCGGCTATCCTATTAGCTATCCTGCTTAATTCACGTGGGGTGCTCATTTTAATATACCTTTAAATATTCTACCTTTTTCACACTGAAGTATGCAGTCTCTCATGGGATGATCTTGTTCGTGATCGTCACACATCGGAAATTCTTTTCCATAGGGGAAAGCAATGTGCGGGCACTGCGCCCTGAACGCATCCCAGGCCGACTTCCTCACAGCCTCAGCCCCGGCACGCACGCCCTTCTCTCTTTCCTTGGCTGGGTCAGCATACACGTTTGAAATAGCTCTTTTCTTCCAAGTAAGCATATTGTAGTAAAACTTATCCACCAGTTTCCTACCCACTACATCAAACTTCTGTCTATGAATTAAAGGTGCGACCTTAACGACGTTCTTCCTATTTTTACTAACATCGACATAAATCAGCCCGGCATAAGACGGAACTTCATTTACGTCAATCATATTAGGCGGACAGGCGTAGTAGAAATAGTTTGGAGGATAGCTTATGACACCACCTACTTTAATAATGCCGTCTTTAAGAACCTTATGTTTTTTATCCTTTTTGAAGTCGTTAAAGAAATCTTGTTTAGACATCTTGACCTCTACTTCATAAGCGTACAATGATCTTGTTATGGCCAGGAAGTCAGATTCCCAATCATATATATGGAGATTGTTAATAACATACATCGGATTACTTAGCAGATCCCTATTAAGGATCTTAAGCATTTGTTGCTCTGGGTAGTTCATTGTCTTACTTTTTTTAGAGGCTTGTGGCGGAATCGAACCGCCCTACGAGATTTTGCAGATCCCTGACTAAACCACTCATCCAACAAGCCATGTAGCCCATGCCTGAATCGAACAGGCAACTTTTGATTAGGACTCAAGGGTTTTATCCGTTAAACTAATGGGCCATTTAATGTTTGCTATGTTCACACACCACAAACACTTAGATAATTAACACTTTACACAAAATATGTACCGTTATCCAAGGAGGATTCGAACCTCCGCTAACAGAACCAAAATCTGTTGTGCTACCACTACACCATTGGACAGTGGTCCCGGAGGGATTTGAACCCACGATCTCGATGTTATGAGCATCTTGCTTTCACCACTAAGCCACAGGACCTTAAAAATATGCAGGAGCCTTCACAGACGCCTGCATATAACAGCTAAATTTTTAACCAATAATTATCCTAAAAACTCTCTCAACGCAAAGTTAAGTACTAACCCATAATATGGCAAACATTAAAATATAAAAAGGATTAAAATACCTACTTCTTTTTTTTCTTCTTCTTTTTAGTGTCTTTTACTCGTTCAGCTTCGTTTTCGGGCTCCACAATGTCACCTGCTTCTTCCTGAATCACATCTGTATCAAGAAGCGTATTGTATTTAACTTCCTTATTTTTATCAAATTTCTCCGATTCTGCCACATCCTTATCTGACTCCTCATCTTTATCCAATTCCGGCTCAGCGACATTGTTTTTATCTTTCCCGATTATACCTATCTGGTAGCCTATTAATTCTACTTGCATTAATTTCAGCTTCGATTCTAACTCTTGTATTGTTTTGGACCCAACCGAAACCTCGTTTTCCAAATCTCCGATTCTGATCCTGGCTTCAATCAATTCATTTGATTTCTTTTTTAATTCAAATGATATACTGTTTTTCTTTTCTTCCAAGTTGCTGATTTTGTAATTAGCCTCATCAAGATCAGACTTAGCTTTGTCAAGATCAGCCTTGGCCGCATCAAGTTCTTCCGTTTTCTTCTTGACGCTTTTTATCAGCTTCTTCTGATTTTCCTTCAAGGCGTCAATCTTTTCCTTAGACTCAGAAAGATCTTTGCCAATAGATAAAATCTCTTTATCCTTTGAAGCAATATCTGACTTAAGTTCTGAAAGCCTTTCCTTGTAAAAATCAGCCTTATCCTGCATTTCCTCAATTTCTTTTGCAAGATTTTCGGATTTAATAGCTTTCTCCCTGTACATTGACAGCTTGCTGTCTGTGATGAATGTAAAACCTAACATGCTCATTTTTCAAAATATTTAAATATTACTTAACTCCAGAACTACCAAGACCTTTTTCTCCACGTTCATTTCCGTCTTCTACCTCAATATCTGTCACCTCTTCCAATACCATTTTGTATTGTGGAACGATTTCCATCTGAGCTATTCGATCGTTTTTATGGATTACGGTCGGTTTTTTATTGATTTTAGTAAGATTAACCATATACTCTCCTTTGTAGGTAAATTCGCATTTACCGGGTGCGTTAGTAACTACCACTCCCTCGTCAAAAGAGAATCCTGATCTTCCTTCTACATTCGCACACCATCCTTCTGGGATATTCAACTTGAAGCCGGTTCCGATTCTAACAGAATAACCTTGATATAAGGTTATTGATTCAAAATCGGAAGGAACATCTATTTCCACTCCCATGTCATTCACCATCTTCACCACTCTATATGCACGAATATCACAACATGCATCGCCATCATGTTTGTATTCAGGTATCACGACATCAGGATAAAGTTTCTTAATACCTACCTGCACAGTCTTCTGATAACCTGGAGTCAAATACGATTCAGGTATTTTATTAACGACCTTATCTTCTTTTTTATGTTTGTTGTTCTTTTCAGAAACAGTATCCTTCTTGCTATCTTCTTTTTCAGAAAGAAGTCTTTCAATATCTTCTAACTTATCCATGATCATATTTTTATAGTACAATAAACAATACCTTCTTTTTTTATGTCCTTAGTTGATTCATAGCACTCACGAAAAGTACTTATGTCTGCATCATTAGGATCATCGACCCACTCATCTCCTTGCTTATATTTTTCTCTGGTTTCTGAGTAGATCATACATAATTTATCCCCATGCTTCGCCATAATCCTTTCTTCTGTCACTTTCCTACGAAGTTTAATAAGGGGAAATCTTGTAACTATTTCTACTATCATTCTACACAATCTTTAAAAGCCCAAGAGATGTTATTCTCCTGGGCTGATGTTTATATTAAAATGGAAGGTCTTCTTCTTCCATAGGAGGGAAGTTCGGCATCTGTGCTTGCGGCTGCGTCTGATGCTGAGGCTTGGTGCTCCTTGTAGTAGGTGCCTGGGCAGGTGCAGCAGGCTGAGCCGGTGCCTGATACTGTGCTGGCTGTTGGTAATTCTGATACGGAATAGCACTCGGAACAGACTGAGGTTGTTGAACCTGTTGAGGCTCGACCGGCTGCTGGGTATAAGTCTGAGGAGCTACCGGCTCTTGCTGAGTATTTCCTCCTAAACCTAATTTAGCCATTATACCGGCTCTGATGTCTTTAATAGAAGCATTGAACCTGTTTGAATATTCAGTAATCTTCTGATAAGTAAAGTTGTTTTGAGCTGAATAATCGAGGCTTTTCTTGCCATCAAATCCTGTAACTTCAACAGGGTCAGGCCAACCATTTACGCCTTTTTTATAAAAACGTTCAACAAGCTGATCTTTTTCTCCGTCTACTTCGGCATATGCGATAATAAGTTCCGAAGATCCAAACTCGTCATCTTTCTTCTTCTTAAAGACATTGAAATAAATTTCACGACTGAAATCGATGTTTTCGTAGTATTTTACGAAGCTCTTAACAAAGCCCTTGATATTTCCTTTTTGATTGACGAGAGGTATGGAAATACAATAGTTTTCATTAAGCTCGTAATCTTTTAATACGATAAGGAAATTAGTAACAGTATTTCCATTAGAGAAAGAGCTTGACTTTAACCCGATGTAGTTAATGTATCCAACTACTCCATTATAATACTCTTTCCAATATCCCGCCGGCTGACCGCTATTAGGATTTATGTGCTGAACAAAACCTTCTTTTGGTTCGTTACTTTTTTCATACAAGTTACCATCCGAATTAATATACAGATAATAAGTTGTACCAAAACTTCTGTTTTCTCTAAAAGCCATATTTTTATTTTTTTTTTATAGATTATACAATGTTTGATTTAAGATGTATGTTGATTCGTATTTAGGATTGAACATCTTTATCATCTTATACTGATCAGACCAATCCATAATAACATCTCCTTTTATAAGAGATTTTACGGATGAAAGTATATTTTCCTTACCGATAGAAAAGCTAAAACACGGACCTTCAAGCGCATTTAAAGGCATTGATTCCATTATCCTTTTTCTATTTCCAAAATCCTCAGACATTACCGTTATACCGTTTTCTTCATCTACCTTGACATTAACAACATTATCCACTAAAGTCATGGAATTAAGAACAGATATAAGCAAATCCCTATCAAACTTAACCCTCGACGATTTTTCGAATTTATTACATACGTATTCGTAGTTAGGATACTGTTGTTCTACGTTCATATCCGATATAATCACATTATCAAAACATAAGAACGTCCTAACACCATCTGTGGAAATACTGATCTCCGTATCTTTATCAGATAGAAAACGGTACAAGATAGAAGCTGCAACCTCACTTATCATAATTGACCTTTCTTCTAATGCATTAGCACATTCTTTCCTATTTATAAACAGACGGAACATATCAGTAGAAACAATGTCAATATAATCCTTCTTCACATTAAGAAGAATCGAGCATATAGCCGGTCTAAATTCATCCGATCCAACAAACGCAAAAGATCTTTTCATAGACTGAATGAAAGATGAGCTCATAACACGAATGCCATCACCTACAGGATAAAAGAAATCAGGGAAAGCCTTATCCTCAATCCAAGTAGAAGAAAAAGATCCTCTATCGTATTTAAAAACGATACTGTAATCGTTTTTAATCTCTATCTCTATATCCTGGTTATGATTTTTAAAAAACGAAATAAGAGTCCCGGCATCTACTAAAAGAGAAAACTTATGGTCACAAGAAATATCAGTATTCACATCGAAAATATCATCCGTATATGTTATACGTTCGTTCATGGCTTGTATCCGGATATGATCAAAATATAAAGTAATTTTTATATTCGATGTGACACAATCCTTTAGAACCTTATCAAACATCTTTGAAATGTTTGAAAGTTTCTCATTCATTAGTATGCCAGGAACTCTTACTTTCATTTTTTAAAACCTACGATTATGATTATCTAACACTGCAAATGTATTATTTTAAAATCTAATTTTGAATTAATTGGATTTAAAATAATTTAAAATAGATTAAATTGTTCTTCTTGCTGCTTCTGCTATAAGCATCGCATCAACTATACCGTCATGGGCTGTCTTACATCTTTCGTTTTTAACGAACGTATCGTTTGGCCACAGCCTTTTAGCGCAAGCCAATGACGTTTTCTTAGTATTTACCTTACTGGCTTCCATGACCTTATCAGAATGCGTCCAAACCAATTTCTGCCATGTTTTAGGGGCTATGAAATTAACGGAGCAACTTATGTCCGTAAATGCCATGCAAAGGGACAGGAACAGCCCATGTAGCTGGCCTTTGTTCTCCATGAGAGAGGCTGTAGAGGACGTGCTGACCCCGTACAGTGCGTGGACGTCCTCTATGACAAACACTACCCTATCAGGATTGTTTTCTACGATCGTATCCCGGCAAAAAACATATTCTTTAGTCAAGTCTACCGGCCCTGAAGCTGATATTCTCGGAGTGGATATTCTTGATATTAGTTTGCTGTCTTGATCGATGCAGGCTATAGCTCCGTCTTTTCCAGGATCTGCTGCTATATATAATACCATAATATATCAATTTAGATTCATGTCGATTTTACCAATGCTATCGTCATTTTCAAAGCCTCCATTGTCTGTAAGTTCGTAATCAATAGCCACAGCACCGTTACCAAGAATGTAAAAGCCTTTAAACATCTTTCCTATTTCAATAGGATACACTACATTTACGTCCCTTCCAATATCCTCAAACGGCATAGCGATATCTTCTGTTTCAGCTTCTTTTTGTTTTGCTAATACACCAACGGGTATATTTTTACCTTTTATAGATGCGTATGTAACCATATACAGAACATCGTTATTAACAAACGCCCTATCACTACTTACCTTATCCAAGCTAACATATATAATATGTTTTATAAAACTATTGATATCCCCACATATGTTAATAGCTTCTACTTCTTTCGGAATAACGACTTCCACTTCTTCTGGTTTTATATTTTTCTTTTTCATTGAATTAACATTTTTGTATTTTGTTTTACTTCTTCAACAAGATCCTGATCTTTCATCATCTCTTGCTTAAGTTTCTCATTCTCCTTAATTCTTTTCACCCTATCGGCAAGAATCTTTTTGTATCTTTTATCCGAGATCTTTATAAACCAAGGACAGTTCCTTGATGGAATCCTTTTACATGGATAGTCAGTGAGACCGTTCGGTCCAAACTGCTCGCATCGGTTACATTTCTCTTCGCCCGTCATTGTAATTATATTTTAGGAAAACATTCTTCAAGTTCTCTATAAGAGCACTCTACTACAACAGAATCTCCTTTAGGGAGAAATACGAAAATAGAATCGATAGAAAAAACGCTATCTACTTTTCTTACAAGTTGGCCATGCTTGTAAGAAGACATGACCAACCTAATCCCATACGAATCTGAATAAGATCCTTTCCTACATGGAATTATGTTTTCAACAATATAATCAAAGCCTCCTACGCTAACTTCATCGCCGGCATTGATTTCCATTAGGGGAACCATCTTAACCCTTCTATCTATGCTTATTTTCATTTAGCTACTTCGAATTTTATTTGCTCCTTCGGTTCATAATTCCATACCTCAAAATCATCAGCTACAAAATCATAAAATCCTTTCCCTTCCATACGAGACGAGATAGTAACCTGTGGAACCGGGCCGAATAGGGATCGACGAAGGAGCTCGTTTGCCTGCTCTTCGTGCCGGTCATATACGTGCATATCTTGAATGAAGTGCGTAAAAATAGCCGGCTTCAGGCCTGCGTCGTGAGCGAACATCATCATAAGTGCAGCGTACTGTGCTACATTCCATAGGCCGGCAACAATAGCATCCTGGCTGCGCTGATAAAGCGTCATATACAACTCATCTCCTTTAACAGATAAATTTACCTGAAACGCACATTCTTGAAGAGGTTTTAGTCCATTGGTTTCAGGATCAAACATAGATGCTACGATCCTTCTTGATGAACGATCATTCTTGAGTGACCAAAGAATGAAGTCTGTTTGGTTAAGAAAACCGTAAAGACCATCATGGATGTCTATCATACCCTCTGGAGCTTTTCCGGTTCCCATATAAACATGTCTGTTCACCATATCTCCATAACATCCTTCGATCTTTCCATTATCATCAGCCCACTGATCCCATATATGAAGACCAAGATCTTTGATATCTACCGATCTTTTTTGCCAAATCCACAAAATTTCTTTTATGGAGTTTTTAAGATTAGTAGGTCTAAGCGAACCAAGAGGAAATTCCCGGCGAAGATCGTACTGGTTACATACTTGTAGGATACGCTTCACCTTGACGCCTGTACCGTCACCGTAGACCGGACGCTTTACCTCTTCCCACGGCTGGCTCATTATAAGAGCCAAATTGTCTTGAAATATTTTATCTACTCTTGCCATATCCCTATTATTTAACCAACCACCATCCAGTCATCAGCCAACATATCTGATTGCGAAGCCAACCATCCGTTTACGATATTATCGTTAGCATCTTTCATGCACAGATAAGCGCAAAATTTAATCATGTTGGTTTCAGTTACGTCATAATAATCGTTTACGTATTTTTTAAACGAATCCGGCAATGACTTTACTTTATTAACTATCATATCAGTAGACAACCAATCTTCCGGGCGCTGGAATACGAACATACCTTTACCATTCCATCCGGCACGTGCAATCAACGCACCTTTTTTTACTTCTTCTAAAGCTTCTCCAAATTTCATAACTATATTTTTTATAAATTAAACTCTGCAAAATCTATTTCAGATCCGGTTGACAAATTAATCATTGACTTTTCAAGCTCTTCCATTGGAACCGGTTTCACAATACCTCCATTACCAAGAGTCCTTTTATAGAAGTTTATCACCACCTGATCGCTGGTTTTTACCGTCTTAGGAATAGGTTGACGAAGATATAATCCATCAAGAGACTTTACTCTTGAAAGAGCCGTATATAGCTGTCCTGTTTCAAAAGAATTAGATACGTCCATCATAGCCGCATCCAATGTCAGGCCTTGGGCTTTATGGATCGTGATAGAATAACCTATTTTTATAGGATACTGAATAATAGCTCCTACTACTTCAGATTCTATCTTATATCCGTTTCTTACGTATTTTACTTTCTCAAACGAACATGGTGTTATAACAACCTTAGTATGCTCATCATCTTTTGGTTTATCAAGGACTACTTCAATCTCCCCCTTTTTTATAGATAATACAGTACCAAGAGAGCCATTGAAGTACTCTCCTCCGTTTCTTGTTATCATAACTCTTGATCCTTCTTTCAAGAAAAGAGTTTTTTCAACCGGAGCATCTTTAGGATAATCGCCGTTTATAACAGCTTCTAATTTTCTTAAAGAGCCTGGTAACGATGATATTCTCATTTCGTTAATAGCCGTAGCTTTTGAGTTGGTAGTTACAATCTCAACATATCCTTGATTATTATCAGACTGAATACATCTGCTGTTTATTGTATCAAATACATCATCATCCATCTGCCCTTCACGCACCTTATTAAGGATGCTAATGAATTTCTCATCTTTCTGACGATATATTTTTTCAAAAGACACCATTTCCATACCAGAAGCCATAAGAGACTTGGAGCTAAAGAAGTAAGATGTATCGTATATTTCTCTAAAAAAATCCTCCTTAATTACTGGCGGAAGTTGAAATAAATCACCTACCATAATAAGTTTCACTCCGCCAAACGGGTCCTTGTCTCCTCTTGCATGACGAAGTATATCAGCCACGTTGTCAAGAAGATCAGGGCGAACCATAGAAATCTCGTCTATGATAAGATACTTTATATTCTGTAGAATCTTTTCCGAACCTCCGTTGAATTTATATTCGCAGTTATCCATAAACGCACCTTTTCGTATTTCAGGTATATACGGCTGCATTCCTATTCTAAAAAATGAATGAATGGTTTGACCACCTGCATTAACAGCAGCAACACCTGTAGGAGCTACAACAACCGCATTTTTTAATGCCGGTATAATACGCTTAAGGAACGTTGTTTTTCCACTTCCTCCTTTACCGGTTATAAACAGCGGTTTTGGTGACTTACAAATAGACTTAATAGCTTTTCCTTGTGCGACATTACCTTCGGACATAACTGAACGAAGAACGCACTCCATGATTTTTTTGTCGTAACTTATAGCCATCTTTTTTCTGATTTTGTTCTACAAAACAAAAGTACGAAAACAAGATAAAACATAAAATATAAAATGAATTAATTAGAATTAAAAAGAAATAATAAGTTGGATAAGTAGTTTTGAATCAGACAGTAATATGGTTTCGTATAGATATGGTTATGGCATAGTGGTGGCTAACGGGTGTTTCCGTCGATGTTCTACGAGATTATCGTTTTTCGGCTCTGTCGGCGACCAATGACATACTCCCATCGCTAAAGCGAATGGGATTCTTGGATACCAACGCAAGAAACCTCGATATTACTATCGTTGGAATTACTCTTGCTCTCCAATTCGGAAATGCCCTTCCGAAGTATATTACGGGCTGCAAGAATATCACGGTCGTTGACTGCACCGCACGCTGGGCACGCCCACGTGCGGTCGTGTAACGACAGTCCTTTATTAATGCAGCCACATTCGCAAGTTTTGGAAGAAGGATACCATTTGTCAATCTTATGTACAGTTACTCCATACTTTGAAGCAACATACGTAAGTTTGTTAATAAAAGAAGAATGACTAAGATCAGAAATCTTCTTTCCCCACAAACGTTTCATTCCTTCAATGCTTAAATCTTCAATGAAAATATAATCATATTGTTTGCATAACTGATGAGCTAATTTCCATTGAAAATCTGATCGAAGATCGTTTATTTTACGATACGTTTGTTGAAGTTCAAACAGTTTCCTTCTTCTATTATTGGATCCTTTCTTTGCATTAGAAAGCCGTTTGTTTAGTTTTCTAATCTTGTTTTGATATTGTTTGAAGAATAGTGGAGACCCAATTTTGCTACCATCACTTTTAGTTAAATAAGTTTTTAGTCCAAAATCCAATCCGATAGATGCACCATCATGTGTCTTTCTATAAGAGTTTATAGGATTATGATCTGTAACTATAATCAAACTAAAACGTGAACAGGTTTCTCTAACTATTCTTATTTGCTTAATATTACCTTCATAGACTCTACTGTATGAGAATCTAAATCGTTTGTTTCCTTTGTTAATTGTTAAACAATTGCCATTCAGGGTAAACCCTCCTTGTCTAAAAACAAAAGAGTTAAATTTCTCCGGTGATTTAAACTTGGGAGGTCGTTTAGCTAACTTCTTAAAGAAACGGTTGTAAGATTCATCAAGACGTTCAATTATTTCTTGTGTTGTTTGAGAATGAAGAAGATTTCTTTTAATTCTTTTAGCAAAATGCTTCTTCATCTTACCAACTGAGATATATTTTCCAAATAGTTTATAGTATCTACGTTGTAGAGCTAACGCATGATTCCATACAAAACAACATTCACGAAGCATCTTTTCCAGATACTTTGTTTTCTTTGAATGGTATATGTTGTATTTGTATGAAATCATTTTAATTAAACTTATAACACAAATATCGTAATATCTTTTGGATATACATCAAAATCAATTACTAAAAAAAATACATATATGAATATCCTACTTAAAAGTATGAGCTTAACAGAAGATCGCAATTCTATTCTAACATATCATTTCAATAATCATATCATCTTTATTTTTAGGCATTACCATATTAACAACATGCCCCAATACAGAATAAGACCATTGCCTATATTTTAGAATAAGTTTTCGAACAAAAAACTCGTCATAATCCTCCTCCATATCATATATGGCACACTCCTCTAATATTTGTTCCTTTTTTATATTAAGAAACAATAATGCTTCTCTTATATAATCCCTTATTCTTCTGAACTTCAAATCATCTCCAAATTTACTAAGTATCAAATCCTTAATTTTAATAAGTAGATTTATCTTAAATCTTCCATCTTTAGTCATAAACTTCCTGACCCCCTTTCTCTTCTTTAGGTTTTGAAGAATAAATTCAGCTACAGCACATACCTTCGATTTCGTCCTCTCCTTTCTTGCTGTATCACATCTTCTCTCTCCCCTTACTTTTTTAACACAACGAAATCTGGTTTTACTAACAAACATATCTCGATATTTCTCTCTGACATTCTTGAGATATCTTGCGTACCCTATTCTTTTTACTTCTCTTATCTCACTTATGACAACATTTGTTATATAATTAAGATCCTCAATGTGAGTAGTTGTAATACCAAAATATGTCACTCTGAAAAAATAAACAATACCAGACGCTAACTTATCATAATCTACTTGAATGCTTGAAAAAGGGTTTGCATTGGCTAAAATATACGCTACTGTTTGCATCTTGAACATCCAATACATATTGGAAGGAGCCTCCCATACACCAGTCTCTTCAAACTTTTTAATTCTATCTTTATACCACTCGTCTCTGGCATATTTAGGAATACCAGGAAAAATCAATGAGTTTTTAGACTGTCTGATAGCCATCTTCCCTTCCGATACCTGACGAGCCTCAGAAGGTGTAAACGAGAAATTCCTCCTTAAAAGCGAAAAATTTGATTCACCATTAATTGTAATTGAAATTATGTCAATATCTTTGTCCATATTGATTATTTGTTTTTTCTGCAAATATAGCAGAAAAGAATATATGATGTATGATACACGTATATTTATTTAAAGCTCCAGTCTGAGATAGATAGGAGCTTTTATTATTTTTTACATTATTTAACATATAAATTAGTTAGTAATCGTCTCATTTTCAGCAAGTGGCAATTTGGATATATAACATACTTCGTATGTATATAGCAGAAAATAAATTTTCAACTATATAATAGCTTAATTAAATGGATTTAATCTATTTACTTTCGGGAACACTCATGCGGTTCCCGCATTCGTATTCCCTTCTATGTATAATTATTACACTACATATGGATTTATAATAAATATTCTATTTTGTCATCATGTGTTATATTTATCAACATATGATGACAAAATAGATAGTAAAATACAAAATGTTATTACAAACTGATTCCATGAGATAAGCTGGACAGGCGGCTGGCACAGGGCAGGCTCGTGTCACCGCACCGACAGCCCCGGCAGCAGGGATAGCTTTTTACGTGGAACGATTAACCTTATTATATATATAAAATACGTTAATTTTAAATTTATAAATCCTTAATCCTTATCTTTGTATCAAAACGATAATCTCATGAAAGAAAGTGATAATAAAGATGTTAGTAATAGGGCTTATAGGCTTTTAGTACCTTATTCCAATACGGTAGATATGGCTAAGAAGATACTTCTGTTTTATAACGGATACTTAATGGCTTCCGGCAATGAGAAGAATGTCATAGATGCGAGGCACTTAAATCTTCTTGCCTATTATTTTGTGTTTGGATATTCGTATGAGACGAAGAAGAAGTTTTCTCATTGTTTCAGTACCGATCTTCAATATGTATCGGTTTTGGATACGGAGATGAAGAAGCGTGGTATTTTGATTGACCGTGAAGGGAATTACAGGACCAGGTGTTTGTGCCCGGATATAGAGAACATGCGCCGTCTTTTTGTATTGGAGGGTTCAAGAGATCAATGTGCGTTGGTTTCTTTATTTTACAGAAAAAAAACTTTTGAAGCCGATGGCGAAGAATAATTTCCCTATATCATTTGAGTCACATATTATAGATGATGTGATGGATAAGACCGGGAGCGTTTACGACCGAAACCAAATACGTGACGTTTTTAGAGCCAGTATTTCTTATGCTAATAACTTATGTACGTACACAGATAACGTGTCTGTATCGTTCCCGTATGTAGGCGATATGGTTTGTAACCTTCATGAGATGGAGAGGCGCAAACACAATCTTGAGCGTCTTAAATCCAAGGTAGAAAAATTATCTAAGTATCAGGAAAAAGAACTTCAGTGCCTTGATATTAAGATAAGGATGATAAAGGATGCTTATGACTCAGGTGAGATAAAAGGTGGGGATATGTTGATAAAACACAACAAATTATCTATCTTTAAATCTCGTAAGGGTCATAGTTTTAGTGAAATACAAAATATTCAAGAACAGGAATTTAACAGATAAGTCATGAAAAAAATTTTGCAAGCGGAAGTTATATACGATGCTTTTATGGATACGATATTAAAAAAACTTCCAAGAAAAAAAGAAGATTATCCTGATTGGTACAAGGAACGTCTTGAAAAGTGTGAAGGATGTAAATTCAATACCAAGAACGTCCCTAACTCTATGCTTCCTCTTTCTTTGTACGTAAGCAAGAAAATAGGTAAAAATCGTTGTTCGGTATGTACGTGCTTCATCAAGCAGAAGGCCTGGAGCAAGACAGAGGAGTGTGCGCTTGGGGAGGGGCTTCCCCGTCCTTCGTGGATGGATCGTCAGTATTCTATTGATTTTTATGATGAGAAGTCAAGATGGAACAGGTTAGAACTTATTACAATGGATTCTGATGAATTTAATGTTATTTCTACAGATGACAAGCAATATAATATTGACCTCTCTAAAGACGGTAAATCATTTGAAATCATTTTTGAACCGGTAGAAAAAGGGAACAGTATAAGGTTTTCATTTGTTCTTGAGTCGAAGCATGATATGAAGATAACAGCATCAGAGACATCTTGTGGTTGTACGTCATCTAATTTGAATATCATAGACTCCCGTCACTTTAAGTTCAATATAGATATACATACAGCAGGATTTGGAATAGGAAGATTTGTAAAGCACATGACTGTTCACTATCAAAAAGATGGGTCTCGAAAAGAGGAAAAAATTCCGTTTAATTTTGAAGGTACTATAATTCAAAAAAGTTAAGTTATGGGCGGATGTGGTAAAGCAAGGCATTTACAATGCGAGGATAAAAGGAAGTCCTTATTTTCTATGTTGCAGGCATCTTGTGACGATCTCCCCGATTATTCTGCCGGGGACATTCTCTATGCCGTACTTAGATCTTTTGCAAAGAAAAGAGGATTGTCTGTTTCTTTTTTAAGGACGTTGACAGACAGCGAGCTTTTTGAAGTGGCTGATTATAATTTATCAATGGAGTTGATGGACGTTATTATTCATGATAAAAAGGTTCTTGACAATGAAGAAGATTGATTTTGATTCAGATATAAAGCATCTTATTTCTTATTACAACCATCTACTGTCTGCGCAAGATAAGGTGGGAGAGGAGATGGAAGAGATAACTAAGGATATTATTAGGAAGAAGGATGAGGAAGACAACATAGAGTTGGAAGACTTTATTGATTTAGAAGAAAAGTCGTTTATGACCAACTTGTATCAACAAGAGATAATGAAAGTATCTTCTTCTGTTAAGACCGTCTACAGGTTATCTATTAACGCCGGTCATAATCTTAACATAGATGATGACAGCAAGAAGGTTCTTGACAGGATAGTAAACGACGGAGAATCGGATTTTATTATGTACGTTGACAATAATACTGATTCTGTTATGTTCAAGGAAGAATTTGTTGAGGAAGGAATAAAAAACATGTGTAGGTATCGTGTTAATTCATCTTCTCTTGAAGACAGGTTTAATATGCTTAAGTCTCAGTATGAGGCTTTTTTAAAAATGGTGAACAATGAAGGTAAGAAAGCCGACTAACGATGATGTCTCTTACGTAGATCGGAAACTTCTTGTGCTAAGGGATCAGATAGATAAGGCTGAACGTTATCTATCTGAAAACCCTTGGGATAAAATAGAAGATTCCGATAAGAGAGAGAAAGAATTTAGGTTTCAAAAGAGCTTGTCTGATAGCTTAATGCAATGGACTGAATCTTATATTAAGATGTGTGGGATAATGGATGTCTATAATCAGCTTGAGGCTGCCAAAAACAAGAAAAGCCTAAAAGGAGGACAAACAGTATCAGGTATTCAGTCTTTTGTGAAGAATGAAGCTAAGAACAAGTTTGGTAAGTAGTTTTGTTATGAATTTTGATAGTAAAGAACTTTATATAAATATGGGTAACGATATTCCGTTATGGAATGACCTTTATTCTTATGAAGAGCAAGACGATGATGTCAAGCAATTCTGGGAGAATGAGGCTATGAAACTCCTTAACGGTGTTACCATAAATGGTGTATTTATCCATCCTTGGCTATACTGGCATATCAATTTCTGGAAGATGATGATTGACGTAGGAGATGATCGTATTCCTGGAAATTCTCAGCTTCGTGATAATGAATGGATGTTTGCCGAATTTCTAAAGCAGGCTGAAGAAGAGAATAAAGGAATATTCATGTTCGGGTGCCGTCGTTTTGGAAAAGCCCTTCTTGACTCTGAGATACTTTATCTTGAGGACCGGGAAAAGATGATAGGAAATATCGTTGTAGGGGATAAGATATATGACGATAAAGGTAATTTGGTAGAAGTCGTAGGTGTCTATCCTCAAGGAAAAGTAACTACCTACAGAGTCGTATTCGAAGACGGTCGTAATGTTATTTGCTGCGGTAATCATCAATGGCGTGTCAATCATGGAGGAAAATGGCATGTTAGGAGTCTTAGAGCCATAGCCGGATTGGATTATAAGAGTATGTCTATTCCAGTAGGTGAGGCCCTGAACTACCCTACGGCAAAGCTGCCGGTTCCGCCGTCGGCCTACGCCTCGATGCTGGCGGCTTATCTCGGTGGCTATAGTGGGGATATGTTTTTTGATAAATACGTTTGTAAGAAGTTTTTAAGATCGTCCATAGATCAAAAGAAAGATTTTATAGAAAACTTCATTCGTTCTTTCAGAAACGTAGTGACCGGAGAAGAAGAACTTATGTTGTCTCATATCGACATGGATGTCATAAATTTTGTACAACGTATGTTTTGGGCTTCAGGTTGGTATGCTAAATTAGAGGGGAACAAACTTATACTATCAAGGAATCGTAAGGAATTAAAAATAAGATCCATATCAATATACGGGAAGGAACATGCCACTTGTATAACCGTTGATAATGACTCTCATTTATTTTTGACCACCAATTACATCGTTACTCATAATACGGCCATAATGAGCTCGTTTTTGGCTCGTAATGCTACAATGACGTACAATTTGACGCATAATGTTATTGGGTCAAGTAAGGAGGACCTTATGAGTCTTGGTGAGTATCTTGAGTTTGGTCTTGATAATATACATCCTTATCTAAGAATAAATAGAACAGGTAATGATTGGTTTAAAGAGGTTATTATGGGTACTAAGACGGTGAACAATATTCGTGACGTTCACGCTCGTATTCGTATTACCAATATTGATAGCGGTAAAGCCGGTGCCTCTCTTAAGACCGCATCTGGAACACCATATACATCTATTTATGATGAGGTAGGTAAATTTCCATTTTTAGCAGCATACTTACAAGGTCGTCCTGCCCATATGATGCACGGTAGAATGAGGGGGATGATGATATGCTCCGGTACGGGCGGCAACGTTGAAAAGTCTCAAGATGCTCAAAAAGTGATGAATAACCCTGCTGAATACGGGTTTATTGTCATGAATTATGATCTGCTTAATAAACGTTGTTTAAAACCAACTTGGCGTATTAGTCAATCCGGTTGTTTTGTTCCTGCTCAGATGTCTCATGCTTATGATAAGGAAACAACAACCTTAGATAAGTACCTTGGAATAGAGAAAGCTACAGGTCTTAAGAAAATAGATATTCAGGTATCAAAATTTGATGATAATACTAAGAAGATAAAATCTCGTCTTGATGAACTTGTCAAAAAGGATAGAGCTTTATACGTTCAGGAACGAATGGCATTTCCTTTGTCTATAGATGATTGTTTTCTTAATACGAATGTAAATAGGTTTCCTGTAGAAGATGCTTTGAAGCACAAAAGCCGTCTTCTTGAAGAAGGAAGACCAGGGAAAACAGTAGACATATATCAGACTGATGGAATGAAAATGGGCTATCATTTTAGTGATAAACAGCTCGCTGATTATCCGTTCCAAGGTGGAAATATAGATGCTCCTATTGTTATATACGAAAATCCGCCTGAAGATGGAGGTATTTTTGATTTCACATACGTGAGTGGATGTTTACTTCCAGGTGAGAGAGTATTAACAGATAAAGGGTGGAAATACGTTGAAGATGTAAAATATGAAGATAAGCTTGTAAATAAAGATGGAGAATATGTTTTTATTAACAAAAGACTGTTATATAATAAAATAGATGAAGATGTGTATGATGTTAAAATGTATAATGGAGTTTCAATAACACGTTTTACGAAAGAGCATCCATTGTATGTTAGTGACAATAAACTTAAAAATGGTAAAATAATATGTGAAGATTTATTTAGCTTTGATTTTGTTAAAGTATCTGATGTAAAGAGTGGAATGTGGATTAAATATCCAAATATTTACAGAAAGGAGATATATCCTTGTAAAGAATTATTCCCTTATGTAATGTCTGATGATTTATGGTATTTAATAGGAGCTTGGATAGGTAATGGGTATTCAAGGATAGACAAACATCATGTAGGCATATATATAAGTACACATAAAAACAATGATAAGTTTATAAAGAAAATAGATGATATATGTAAATCATGTTTTGGTAAATATACTAATAAAAGATTCAGGGATAATAGTTGCGAGATATTTTGCAGTGTAAAGGAGTTTGCAATATGGATGGACTCCACATTTGGTAAATATGCCAATGGAAAATTTATACCAGAATGGGTTAAGTATATACCTCATGAGTATAAGGTTTCTTTTTTGTGTGGATATCTTGATACGGATGGTTGTTGTTATGCCGTTAATGGTAAGAAATTATATACTATTGAATATACAAGCTGTAATTTAAAATTATTAGAGAGTGTACAAGATATTTTGTTTTCAATAGGAATAGTTTCTAATATAAAAATTAATAAAAACGATAGATCTGATGTTATTCAAGGTCATTTTAAGAAAAGTAATTGTTTATATTATTTATCTTTTGGTACAAATGGTATATTAAAATTACTATCATTTGGTATAAGCAGTGTTAAGCTTGATGGTATTATTATTTCAGATAAAATAATCAAGGCTAAGAAAAAGGGGTGTTTTATAAGTAGTGATGGTAATTATATTTATATAAGGATTAAAAGTATAGAGAAGGAATTGTATTCTGGTCCTGTGTATAATTTTGATTGTGATACGCATACCTATTTATGTCATCACATAACTACCCATAATTGCGACCCCTATAAATCAGACAAGGCTGATACTGATTCTGTTGGTACGTTTTATGTACTTAAAAGGTATGTAAAAATCAACGATCCATTTGCTTATTGCATAGTAGCATCATACGCATCACGTCCTCCATCTTCCGATGATTTTTGTAGGAATTGTGAAATACTTCAAGAAGCGTATGGGGCTAAGTGTCTTATGGAGAATGCCGATCGAATGTATGAACTGTATCTTACGAGACGAAATAAGCAGCTCATGTTACTGGAAGACGGTGAACGTCTTGCCGGTAAGATTATCCGTGCTGGCGCCCGTCAGAACAACAAGCTCGGTTTGGCTCCTACGGTTCCCAATCAGCGCATGCTTTTCAATACCGTTATTCAATATTGTTGGGAGGATGTTGTTGTCGGGTATGATGATGATGGTAATGAAATAACACAGAAAGGTATTTACCGTATCCCTGATATAGAACTTCTTGATGAGATCATAGCCTTCGGCCCTGGGGTCAACACCGACCGTATCATAGCCTTCGGCCACGCTCTTCTTCTGGCTAAGTATTATGATGATATGGGTTACATGCCTGAAAGTACGACTCAGAAGGAGAATCAAAAGAAGAGGGAACGTAAGAAGATGGAACAGGTTAAAGGATTTACGGTAAGAAGACATAACCCGTATAAAATGAGGTGACGAGAACAAATTCCTTATCTTTGTGAAAAATAGGATAATAGGATGGAATATTTCAATAGAGATCAGGCTTTTCCGGCCAGAGGAGTATTTTCAGGTTTGCCGGTGCAGGCTATACCTACCAAGAGAAAAACCAAGGAGTGGTTTAAAGCCACTATGGATTCTCTTGAATTGATTGGTTTGAAGCAGCTTGATGAGAACCAAAAGTTCAAAGATTTTTACAGGATGATGGAAGGGAAGCTGTCATTTATGGAGCTGAAAGATGTAATTCCTTATCTTAAGGATGTTCAGTCTATAAGGGACAACGTAAATATTCCATCATTCTTACGTCATTATGATATAATAGGTACGATCGTAAACGCTTTTGTAGGATGGTTGGGCAACCTTTCTGACAAGTATAATGTAGTGGGATTGGACGAATCTGAAGTGAATCAGTATTCTGCCACGAAGGAAAATCTTCTTTATAATTACATTAGAGAGGAATTGGACAGAAGGGTTAGGCAAGAGTTATTAAATAGAGGATTGGATCCGGATTATAATAATTTTTCCAGCGAAGAAGAAAAGCAGGCTTATGCTCAACAGATACAAGAGGTGAAAGCATCTATGACCCCTCCTGAGATAGAGAACTTCATGAATACAAAATGGAAGACTGCCGAGGTTATATGGGGTTCTCATACGCTTGAAGCAGACAGGGGGCGTTTTTACATGGATGAGATAGACACCGAGAATTTCATCGACTATCTTCTTACCGGTCGTTGCTTTAGAAATTATCATGTAGGATACGACTATTATAAGCCGGAGAGGTGGTCTCCGTTGAATACGTTTTATTCTAAGACATTAGATAGCAAGTATCCTCAATATGGGGATTATATTGGTCGTGTTCATTATTATACTGCCAATGATATTATAGTAAGGTGGGGGCATCTTCTTACGGCGAAAGACAAGCAGAAGCTTATAGGGGGTGCTGATAATTTCAATGGTACTTATCATAATGGTGATAATGGGAGCTATGTAAGTTTATCCAAATCGGCGAGTGTAGGGATGTTATATCAGAATAAGGTAATACCTTGGAAAGGATATAATGATTATGCCTCTATAAAAGCTTATGAAGATTATTACGGTATTCCAGCCGGCACATATACCGGATACGATAGTAATGGCAACGAATATCACAGAACCAGATTCATGCCAAATTTAGAGCATGGTAATTATTATAACCGTGCCCAGAGTTTAAGCGACGAGCATGTTCGTAGTGATTTGTATCAGGTAACTGAATCATATTGGGTATCTCCGGCTCAGGTGTATGTAATTACCTACCAAACTGAAACCGGATTAGTAACTACTGAAATGGTAACCGACGAGCTTCTTCAAGACTTTTTACAGGAAAATGGTATTAAGAAAATTACCAGGACCATGAGTAAGGGAATGGAGAACCCGGAGATTAATACCTATTTCGTAGATTACGTTCCACAGGTAAGGTACGGGGTTAAGATTAGTGGCGGGGCTCTCGCTCAGGACAACCTGTATCTGGATGGAGAACCTATCGATCACCAGATAAAAGGGGATAGCAATATCTATGACTTTGTTCTACCCGTTGCAGGATATATCGGTACTTCTATGGCGAACAGGATTCAGCCATATCAAATATTTTATAATTTCTCCATAAATCAGATAAATAATATTCTTGAAAAGGAGATCGGTAAATTCTTCTTAGGGGATATAAATCTGGTTCCAAGTGAATACAAGGATTTGGGTGAAGATGTGGCTGATATATGGGCTAACCTTCTTGATGTGGCTAAGTCTGTAGGAGCTCTGACATTAGATACCTCATCTCAAAACACGAAAGGCGGTGTTCCTTTCAACCAGTTTGCCGTCTATGATTTGTCGCAGACAGAGCAGCTTAAAACAAGAATGGAGCTTGCTGAATGGTCAAGGATGAAGTGTTTTGAAATGGTTGGCATCACGCCTCAAGTAATTAACGGTCCCAACAGGTATGAGACTGCCACCGGGGTCCAGCAGGGCGTTACAGCATCTATGTTACAAACACAGATATACTTTGATAACTTCGGTTACTTCAAGAAACGCGCTTTGGATCTTCATCTGGCTGTCGCTCAACAATGCCAGGAAGAAGGAAAGGATATTTCTGTAATGTACACAAAAAGTGACCTTACCAGAGCGTTTTTATCTATAGGAACCGACGGTCTTAGCCTAAGGCATCTTGGTGTTCAGGCATTATCTAATTCCAAGAAAAGGGATGAGCTTGAAAAGTTCAAGACCTTTATGTTGCAGCTAAATACGGCCGGAGGAGACATTTACGATCTTGCATCTATCTTCACATCAGATTCTATGGTAGAGCTTATACAGAATGCAAGGAATACTCGTGCATACAACGAGCGTCAGATGCAGCAGCAACAACAGAATCAGATGCAGCTTAACCAGCAACAGATACAAGCTGAAGCTGCTGAGAAGGATAAGCAACGTCAGCATGAACTTGCTTTAGAAGACAAGAAAGGTCAATACAGGATACTTCAAGAGAAGATCCAGGCGGCAGGCAGGGCGGCAGACGCCAAGAGCGACGCCACCTCCCTCAACTTCCTGGCTTCTGTTTCAGATCAGACCGTAAGGCAAGCTGATATAGAAAGCAAGGAAAGGATAGAGGATAAGAAGATCGAAAACGATTCCAAACTTCATGATGATGAAATGAGAATGAAAATGGAAGAGTTAAAATTAAAATCCAAAGAGCTTGCTCAACGAGCGAGGGAAGATGCCACCAAAAGGTATGTAGCCGGAATCAATAAAAATTAAGGATTAAATATCCCCAAATTTCATTAGAAAATCTCTAATAAAATTTGGGGATATTTAATTTTTAGTGAAGATTAAACACTTATAAGTTTTTTGTCTGAAATATAGGTATTTAAATATTTTTGCAGTATGGGAAAATTAGAAAAAAATGGAATAGTAGAATTGGACGATATTTTTAGTATCGGTCCGGTTGATGATGTTTATAATAGGGAAGAAGATATTCTGCCTATTAATGGTAATGAACCGGCTAAAAAAGATGAGAAGCCTGTAGAAGAAGGTTCTCAAATTAAAGAAGATCCGGTTGTTGATCCTACTCCTGATCCTAAAGAGGATAAAAAAGGAGAAGAGAATGTAGTTGATGTTAATCAGGATCAGGTAGAGACCCCGGTTATCAATTACAGAAAAGTATTGGATGCCCTTTCTTCAAGGGGAATCATTCCCGATTTGAAAGATGTGGTATTTAGTGGTGAAAACGGCGAAGAGATCACTATCAATGATCTTGATTTTAGTAAAGAAGATTCGTTGTGTGACATACTATCTACAGTCCTTGAAAGCCAGAAAGAGGACATTGTTAAGGATAAGATAGATGTTACCTCTGTTTCTGATATTACTAAGAAGCTTATCCAGGCTGATAAGGCCGGCGCGAATATCGTTGATATTCTTAAGCAATATGATACGAATGTCGCTCCTATAGAAAAGCTTGACATTGAAAACAAAGCAGATCAGATAAAGATCGTTCGCCATTATGTTGATCTTCTTGGGTTGCCCAAAGATGAAGCTGATGAGTTTTTCAAAGGCATTATCAATAAAGGAGAAGAGTATGTTGAAGCAAAGGCTATAAAGTACAAGGCTGAGCTTGATAAGAGAATGGATGATATTATCCAGCAACGTACTAAAGAGGCTGCCGAAAAGAAGGCGAAGGATGCAGAAGATTTTAGAAGGTATAAGAAAGACCTTAAGTCTTCTATCCAGGCAAAGTATCAGCTAAATGACACTATGGTATCTAAAGCTCTTGATTTTGCCCTAAAACCTTCTGAATCGAATCCCGGAATTACCAAAGCATTTAATAGGGTAAGGGAGATGATGATGAATCCGGAAGAAGCGCCAGATTTGATTATGTTTCTTATGAACCCAGGAGAGTTCATAAAACAGAAGTCGAATCAAGCTGTAGTTGATGAGAAGAAGAAAATTTATAAGCTCATCAGCCACACAAATAAAGACAAGAGGGTAGCTCCGGTAGATGATAAAGGTGATCAAGTTCAAGGTGTGAAGTTCGATGAAATCAGTATAGATTAAAAATTAAAACATTTTTTCGTTCATGGCTAATGTACTTTTAACAAAAAAATTCCCGGCCACCATGAATGGTGACACGGTGATTGGATATACCGACGCTAAAGTCGTTAAGCAAAGTATCGTAGAGCACGATCTTAGCTCTTTAGAAGATTGGTACTACGAAAATCCGGATAAGAACCATCTGGGTATGCTTGAGTTGTTTTCTAACATTACAAACTATCCTCTGCCTATGTATATGGGTATGATTAAACAGGATGCTACTATTACCGTAAATGGTATCAATGGTTCATTCCGTTATGATCTTCCGGTATCAGAAACGTATGAGGTGGTTACAGTAGAAGACACGTCTTTGAAATATGCAAAACCTGGTATTGATGAAAGCTTCTTCGAAATTGTGTTGAATGCACAATTCAAACAAGGAGATGTTATTACTTACGATGTGATTAACGGTTGCCAGGCTCTTATCTCTACAGAGCGCCCTCCGAAACAAGAAGGTGAAAACTGGAGATATTGGTGTAAGCTGTGGGGTCGTTCTCGTGCTAAATACTTCCCGAAAGACATGCTTCGCGCCGGTATTAAATACTGGAAGGTAACAAACGTTCTTGGTGAGTTCTCTACTCAGTTCTCTGGTGTAGGAGGTGCTTCTAAGGCCGGTTCTATGACTTGTGAATTTACGCTTGGTGGACACCGTGGTGTTGAAGGTGAAACGACTATGTACGCTGGTATTAAGTCTTTGGCTTATGCGGACGAACGTACACAGAATTTCATCGACAAGGCTTACCAGAAAGTTCGTCAGCTTTCTGAAATCAGAGGAGGTGATGCAAGTTATGCCATTATCGGTTCTCGTCTTGGTGACGGAAGCATTGATATGCGTACGGCACGTGTAGCCAATACAGTGTCTTTGTTCTGTTTGGCTGAGTTGGCTAAGATGGAAGCATACGAACTTATGTTCATGCGTGGAGGTAGAGTTAAGGGTCATAATGGTGTTTTGATGAAAAACGAAGGTTTGTACCATCAACTTCGCCGTGGTTTCGTTATCTCATATGCACGTCCGGGCGGTATCAAGCGCGAACACTTCCTGGCTGCTGCTGACTATATTTTCCGTGGTCGTAGCGATATGCCGATTGAAAATCGTGTAATGAAATTCAAGGTAGGTGCTATGGCTTACAAGAACATCGTTGAAATCTTCCGTGATGAGTTCTTCTCTCAATTGGGTGCCTTGGCTCCGCTTATGGGTACAGAACGTATTATCAATAATCCGGTAACAGGATCAAACGATGCTCTTGAATTAGGAACTGTAAAGATCAAGGGTGTTACTATTCCGGGTATTGGTAAGGTTATTGTAGAACACGAACCTTCTTTGGATTACGTTGATATGGTAGATAGAAGCCAGTTGGTAGACGGTATGACTCCTATCACATCATATTCATGTATTATGGAAGACTTGACCGCTCCTGAATATTCCAATGCATTCGCCGGCATCCCTGCTTCAGCCGAAGCTCGTATTGGTAATATCAACAGCAACGTATTCTACGTTAAGCCTGATATCGGTTCTATGTGGTGGGGTTACGAACAAGGTAGATGGTCATCCAGAGTATCGGCTCAAGAAATTGTATCCAGCCATCCTCGTATGTCAGAACAATTCTGGTGCCATTCTGTATCGGCTTGTTGGGTAAAAGATACCAGCCGGTTCGTAACAATTGAATTGTTACCAAGCTCTTTGTAATCATAACTTTTAATATTAACTTGCGGTCGGCTTTAAAACCGGCCGCAAATTTTGTTTCTAACATAGTCTTTTCATATATGAAAAGACGTAGGGTATATAAAAAAATGGGAAAAAAGATTTTTGAAGAAAGCCATGAGTCTAAGAAACTGCTGGCTACCGTAGGAGGAATGAAGATATATTCCGACTCTATTTATGTTATAACAGGTAAGATGGATGAAGAAGCTCCTTCCGGATATCAGGAAAGAGGCATTTCCAAGACTCCTTTCCCTGGGAACAAGACAGTATCTTGTTGTGGATGGGACAAGGATCTTAGGGTGTATGATACAGGTTTCTTTATCAATTCAGCATGTTATAAAGGTTACTCACTTGAAGACAAGAAGAATGAAATGGATATGCGTATTAAGAATATTCGGTATCCGTTTGAAGAAACTGTCAATGAGGACCTGGACCAAAAGAACTTCGATTTCTGGGATTCTTACAGAATTGACTTATATGATGGTCGTTTGTTCTACACTAATGACGTTCGTGATTTATTTGAGCTGTATATAGCTATTTTATCCAAGTCTCTTACTCCTAAAGAGGAAGACGGTAATCCGATGTACGTTGAATCTTATTATTGTGTAGAAGACAAGACTACGGCCGTAGATATCAGGAAACAACGTCAGATTGACAAGGCTGATATTTTATACGAGTTCATGAACAAACTGAAAGGATCCGAGGCTGAAAGGAAAAGCATCTACGATCTGCTTTTGTATCTTGATATCATATATAGCGTAGAGCTTGATCAGAGCATGGTTCAATACATATTCACTAATTGGATTGATGCTAAGAATACGAACGTTGACATGTATAAAGAAGCAAGCTCAAGGTTCTTGTCTGATGATGAATCTTCTGAGGGAATGCAGGTGATCAAATTCCATCGTATGATTAGGGAAATGATCGAGGGACTGGCTGTCACCGTCAACACCGACGGACTGTATCTGAATGGCGAGCTCCTGGGCGCCGACGCTATCTCTGCGTCTATGGCTCTTGCTTCCAATAAGTCGATGTTAGAAACCAAGTCACGTGTTCTGGAAGCGTATAATGCTTTAAAGAACAAGCATAAAAAAATAGAAGGAGATAAGTCTGACAAGAAGAAAAAGGAAGACGAAAAAGGTTTTGATATTGATCAATACGCTGATAAAAAAGAATAATTTATGAAGATTGTTGATTGTTATCTTCGGGCCTTACAGAAGGCTGAAGAAAACATGACCAACGGTGGTATAAAACTTGACAAGGCACGTTTTGTTCAGCTTTTTAATGACGAACAAAACCGCCTTGTTCGTTATATCCTTGATAAGAAAAACGAAGAGGATATACGTTATATCCAAAAGTTAGTTGTGTATTCAAAAGAACTTGACGAGAAAGGAGATAAAGATAATCCGGAAAGCACTTTGTTTTCATTGCCTTCTGATTTCTTTTCTTTTTCAAACATATCAGGCGTATTTACCAAAGGTGAATGCACGGTCACTGATTTTACCATGTGGGAGGCTAAGAACGAAAACCCGCATGAGCTTCTTGCCGACTTTTTTAACAAACCTGATTTTGATTTTAGGGAAACGTTCTACACTATAGGCGAAGATTCGGTAAGGGTGTACAAGTCTGGTTTTGAAGTAGACACCGTTTACCTTACGTATTACCGCTATCCTAAGGAAGTTGACATCGAAGGATATGTTAAATCCGATGGTTCTAATTCAACCGATATAGATCCTGAATTAGATGATAAATTAATTGGTATTATCCTTAACATGATTGAAAAGCAATTTGCTTTGAATGAAAGCGAATATGGACGTTATCAAATAGACTCAAACAACGTCCAATCTCCTTTATAGCAGAATAAAGACGTGTCCTAAATTAAAGACTATCAAAAAGCATTAAGAATTAATTAATTCCTAATGCTTTTTGTTGCTTATATGACTATCGCTATTTTTGAGACAGATAACAGAATATTAATTTTTAAAATATTATAAGGCTATGGCTATCCATAAACCGTATGACAGACACATTATCTGTCCTCCGCACGCTAAGTTGGCGGACGTAGATTCTTTGTTGCTTCAAGAAGGTCAGATCGCTATCTATGATTTGGATGGTGAGCAGACTAAAGATGGTTTGAAAGCGTTGAAAGACTTGAAAGGATATCGTAAGGACGAACAACGTTTCCAGATCAGAATCGGACGTAATGAGATGGTGAACGACCGTGTATCTGATGATAAATCATTCTCTACACCTACGTTTGCTATTGATGAAATTATAGAAGTGTATGCTTCTGCTCCGAAGAGCAAAGAAATTAAAGTAGATGAAGTTATTTTCGGTTACAACGGAATTGACGACAATACCGCTATTACAGCAAGAAAAGGCGATCGTATCCCTATTCATATTAAGCTGACAGGACGTTTGTTCGAGCTTCGTGGTTATCCGATGGGTGAGGTGAATATCGATGATTACATCATTTTCGAAAACTGTCCTGGTCGTGAGGATATGTGTTCAGAATGTGATCCTTGCGAAGATGTTGATATTTTGGCTGCTATCTTGAAAACAATCGAACGTATCAAGAATCAGCCGATTGCAGGTGGTGGAAAGGTAGGTGATTTTGTAGAAATCCATCCTATCCATTCTTGTGACGAGTTGGAAAAAACTCCGGTGGAAACCGACATGAATTTCTATTGTATGGAAATGTGTGATACCGGTGATGCTTATGCCCTGGCTCAGCTTAAGGCTGCTTATCCTGGTTTGGATATCAAGAGAGTCGGACGTCATCTTTCTACTTCCAAATATCAGGTGATGAAAGAAGGTGGTAAGCCTGCTGATTATACTCAAAAGCTGTCTTCTATAATGAAAGGCTGCGAAGAGTGTCCTGAAGGATATACTAAGGTAGACGGCGGTTTGATTTATGCCGTAACGTTAGAGGATGATGGCGTTGATCAGTCTACTGTAGTAGAAAGCATTAAGAATGCCGTTAGTAGCACTGCCGAGAAAACAGCAGCCCAAGATGGCGGCGTAGGTATGTACACTGTGGCCGTAAGCAAGAAACTGACGAAGGCTGATATCGATGCATTTGTAGAAACCAATCCGACTGCCACAGTAACGTTCGTTGCTAAAACAGCAGATATGTGTAGCAATCCTACTGTTACTACCGTTAGCTGGGAAGCATGTGGTTCTTGTAAGATTTCGAAAGAAGCTTATGAAATTACGTTGCCAGATGATGAATGTGGTAACAGTGCTAAAGAAGAATTACAGGCAGCATTCCCGTATCTGACAATCGAAGATTACGGTACACCTGGTGGATGTCAACACAAATTCAAAACAACGGTCGTTACTAACATGGTTTGCGACGAATGCGATAAAATTTTCAAAGACTTCTTCGTATCAAAAGCTCCCGAATCTTATCGTGGACGTAACTGGAAACGTTTGGGTGCCGTAGCAGGAGATCAGTTCATTATCGCCGATCCGCTTCCTAAGAACTGCAAATGCGGTATCTTGTTCCGTGGTATTGACTACATGATTTCTCCGTCTGACTGTTTGATTGACCGTCTGACATTCCAAGAAGGATCTGTTCGTATTGCTGTAAATGGCGGTTATCCGGATGAACAGCGCGAGACTATCAGCACGTACTTCAACCCGATCCATACCGAATATAAACAGCACTGGGCTCCGCGTACTCACCTCGGCGCTGAATTGCTGGATAAGGAACGCGAACAACGTATGTTCTTCGATTTCCGTAAGACTCACCAAGAACTTATGGAACGGATGTTTACCAACGAAGAAACCCGCTTAGATCTGTTGGCTCCGTATGCTGATTATTCAGTAACGTTGAAGCCGGCACGTTACTCTAACGGCTTCGGTAGGGTAATTGATGATCATATTACAGTACACTTCCATGTACCGTATGGCGCTCACGAAGGTATTCAAGACCTTATGGACTTGTTAGCTGCTTCGGCAAATATCAAGCCCTGCAAGATTTGATTTTCCTTTTTTCTATATATCCCAAGGGGGAGGAGGCTGGTCCTCCACCCCCTTTTTTGTAATAAAATAATTTGAAATAGATCAATTTCATATGAACGGCGTGGATTTTTTATCCGGTGCCTTTGGTAGGGGCATTGATAAAATAACCAACATAGTTGGAAAATGGGGTTCCTCCCAACCGGTAGATGACAGCAAATCCGGTATAAAAATAGGGGACAAAATCTACCAAGTGGTTGTGTCCTTAAATGGCTGTTATTGGTATCTTGACGAAGAAGGTAAGAAGCATCCTGTTTCTGGTATTCCGGCCACAACCGAATGGGAGTGGATTAACATAGCTGAGAAAGTTATCAAAGATTTCAAAACCTGTTACCGTACACCTGGTGGAAAGGTTGAAGTATGGAGTTGGTATCTTCTTAACGATCAGATGGATGTTCTTAAAGAAACCCATAGAATTACCGACAGTACCGACATGGATAATCCGGTAGGTAAGGTTCTTACTAAAATACCGGACGAGTGGGTTATGATCGACTGCGATCTTCCTGATATGACAGAACGCGATATTACATTCGTTAACAGATGTTATAAGACTCCGGATGGTAAGGTTGAAATAGAAGGATTGGAAGCCATAGATGATAAGATAAATATCAGGGAGTCTATTTATACCGTTATTCAGTCGACGGACGATAATTTCCCTGCCGGCCATGTTTTTAAACTAATTCCAGAGAATTGGGTTCGAATGGTTTGTGACTTTCCTGACATGACAGAACGAGACGTAACTTACGTTCTTGAATGTTACACTACTAAAAAAGGAAAAGTTCAAGTAGAAGGTTTGGTAGCCATAGATAACATCCTTGGAGCCAGGGAAGAGGTTTATACCGTTCTTCAGTCAACTGATCCTGATATTAAGGTAGGAACCGTGCTGGATTCCATTCCCGAAGATTGGGTGAGGATGGTCTGCGATTTTCCTGACATGACGGACAGGGAAATTGTTGAAGTGGACGAATGTTATAAGACTGATGGTGGCAAGGTCAATATAAAAGGTTATCAAGCTATTGATGCCGTTCTTGGTGTAAGGGAACAGTATTATTATATTGTTAAGACAACGGACGACGCCTATCCTCAGTGGACGAGAATAGATAAGATACCTAACGAATGGACGAAAACCGAATGCGATTTTCCTGATCTTACGGAAAGACATATTATGTCCGTAGATGAATGTTATACTACTCCTGGTGGTAAAATACATCTTGGTGGATATAGGTCGGTAGATAGCATAATAGGTGTCCGGGACGAGTATCTTATTGTCTTAGAAACTACCGACCCTGATATACAAAGAGGCGCCACATTCAGCAAAATACAAGAAGGATGGCAGCGTATTGTTTGTGATTTCCCTGATGCTACTACATCCGACACGGAAATAGTAGAAAACTGCTATAAGACGGAAAAGGGCAAGGTTCAGATCCGGACATACATAACAATGGACGGATACGGGAATACAAGGGAATTGAGACATATGGTTCTTAAAACAACCGATCCTGATTACAATATCGGATCCAATATTGATCAGATACCGGTAGGGTGGTTAAGTATTGAGTGTGATTTTGCGTCTGCTACACAGCGCCATATAAGACAGGTCAAAAACTGCTACGTTTCTGATGCAGGGAGCATTTACGTTGAGGGAGAAATCGTTTACGATAATGACCTTGACGTGGACAAGATGGCGCTGACGGTCATGGAAAGCACTGACCCGGCGATAGCCGTAGGGACGGAGCTGGCTGCCATTCCCTCTGGCTACGTGAGAACAGTTTGTAGATGTAATTGTTGCAACCACTAAATCTTATTGTCATGAGCTGTAACGAATATTTTTTAGTAACACTGGAGTCTAAACCGACTCCAGTCCGTCATAAATACACGAATTTAACAGACGAATGGTATGGTCCTGATGGTGTTAAGTACGAAGATCCTGATACGATAGCCAAAATCGAAGAACAAGCTACAGATAAGAATCGTATAGGGGATAACACTTTATATCAGAAACTTATTGAAATACATTCTCAAGGAGAGTCAATAAAATCAGACATCGGAGACATAGGTCAGGTATTAGATTACATAAATGGGGAGGAAGTGTAATGGGAACCATATCAGATAAGTTAATGAGGATCATAAATACCAAAGAGGATATAAGGCAAGCCCTTATATCCAAAGGGTATGATGTACCTACTTCAATACCTTTTAAAGAGTATGCTAAAATGATATCGGACTTACCATGTAGAGTGGATTCTTTTCCTGATATAGAAGGAATTGTAGCTCGTTATTCAGCATTAGGTCTTACTAATGAACAAATGGCAGAGAACCCTGTATGGAAAGACCTTACAGATAATGGGCATGATTTACAGATGAAGAATTTAGATTGGAAGGGGATGTCAGGGGTTGGAGGATATGTTGGTGATTTTTCTAAATGGGTGAATAATAGAGATACTACAGAAATAGGAATAACTAAAAGTAACTCGAAAGTCATTATTGATGTTAAAGTATCACAGGGTTCAGGAAAGAATATTGTGTTTATCAGTAAATCTAATTTAGGTATATCTAATAATGTCACCATTAAGATTACAAGTACTTACCCGGAAGGAGTTATGAAATTTGCCAATTCCGCTTCGAATAAGTATTTAAAGTTGCCTTCAAATGGAATAATAACATTACAAGATAACCCAGAATATACAAGAAATGAAATGCATCTTCATTTAGCAAGTGCGGATTTAGGTCAAATCACCATCGAACAACTACCTCTCTACCCCGGTGCACTTGTCTTTGACGGAGTAGACGATTATGGTGTCTGTGAGAACTTCCCTATTCTGACTAAAGAAAAGGGATATACGGTTGTGGCGTTGAGACAGTGGATTACAAGGGGAGAAAGAGCATTAGGATTAGTATCTAATGTAAAGAATTGGCTCAATAATGGTGCCTTCTTGTTAGAATATAGAAATATACAAGCCGATCATCTTAATAAGCCTATATCTTTTGGAGCAATAGGGAGTGAAATGGATTTACCACACATCCTTACTTATCAGACATCTAAAAGTTGTAATGGTGTTTCGATTACAACTGGTAATTTTGAGGGAACAGATGTGCTACATGTTGGGAAATTAGCTCCAACTAATGTAGGAACTTGTATTAACGCTGCTATCTGGGAACTTGTATTTCTCGATCACGATGCCATCGAAGAAGAACTGACCAAGATCAAAGACTACTTCGTTAAAACCTATCCCTGGCTCTTTCCCGACCAGGCATGGACAGTCACCGGCAAAACCAACGAGGACGAAGATCGTGCTACTATTGCCAACATTACGGGCAATGGTAATGATCTTGTGCTGTCGAATTTTGGGTTTGCAGAAGGGAGCGGGTATGGGTTGTATGCTGAGAATTATGCTGGTGGTAGATGGGTTCAATCTACTGATAGAGCGGATTTAACTTGGACGAGTTATTCTGTAAATATAACTTCAGTTAAAGTTGCGTCTACACAGTTATATTATCAATCCTATCCTGAACAACCTTCTTTTACAGTTCCTTCTTATAAGATAAAAGTTTATGGACTGAAAGATGGTCAAACTCTATCCTATAAACAAGTAACTTCTGAAGGACAACAGATATACAAAATATCAGAAGATGGAATTTATACATTACCGTCTTTTTTATTTAAAGCAAATGGAGATTGGTATGGATTTACATTAGATAAAATACAAGAAACCTGTGATATCACCATTGAGCAAATCCCTGAATACGAAGGATACCTGGTTACTGATGGGGTGGATGATATAGCATCTTCCAATACTGTCGTTTACGAAGCAGATTTTACATTTATAGGTGAATGGAAATTCATTCAAAAAGATGATACTGTGGCTGGTATAAATAGTGTGTCTCATTTATATATACAAAATAGATACAATAGAGGTGCTACTGTAATGATAAATTCAACTTTTGAAAACAAGAAAAATATCACCGATTATATGACATTTAAAGCTATAACGTCTAAAGGTAAGGCTTATGATGAAAATTGGAATGAAGTTGATTTATTATACGGTGATGGAAATAAAGGACTATCTCAAGTGAATATTGGAGGACAAGGGGGCTCTGATTTTTGTCATATGATTTTTAAAAATATGGCTTTGTATATGAATAAAGTCTTTTCCAAAGACGAATGTATCAAAGCATATAACTATTTACAAACATTAAAAGCAAAATAATATGAAATTCATTATCATACCAAAAGAAGTATATGATTCCGTATCTGAAGAAAAGAGACGTGAATTAGGAATAGACAGCCCAAGAGCGAGCGTAGATGGTTCTAAAGTTATTTTACATGTAGAACATTATGATCATCTATTTAAGTCTTTAGACATGCAGGCTGATGACGAACCTCAATACCCGTATCCGGTATATGACAGCTCTTCTTCTGAGTTTGAATCTATTCTTTCATCTAAAGAATGGGTGTCCGATGTTAATAACGAACATCTTTGATCTTGTTATAGTTGGGACAATTGATATATTTGTAAAAAGTTGAATAATTAAAGCGTGTGGTAGCGTTATCTACCATATAATCATCATGTTTCAAATAATAATCGGATGTGTTTTGGCTAATATTCTTACGATAGCAATCATCGGTTTAGCTCTGTATTTAGTGTATCGTAAAAACGAAGATCGTTTAAAAGCTTTGGATTCTAAGATCGATCAGAAGGTTGAGGACGTAAAAAACAAGGTTGGTGCGGTGATGGACATCGTGGACCAGATCAAGAAGTTGTTGGATAAAATTAACAAAAAATAAATATGGCAGAAGTAGGTTATAACAGTAAATTCGAAGGTCAGGGGGTTGATTCCAGACTTGAGAATGTGGTGCAGGCCGCTCCCGGAACAGGTTCGGAGTCGGGGAAGGGAGGCCTCATCCCGGCTCCCCCTGCCGGAAGTCAGGACGGTAGCAAGACTCTTCTTAGTGACATGACATGGGGAGATCATGTAACAAAACAGTACATAGATGATGCTGTATCGGCAGCAGGGTGGAAGAAGCAGATTGTTAGCAAACTTCCTACTGTTGAAGAGGCGAAGGATAATGTCATGTATCTTGTAAAAGACGATGTGGCATCTACAGAAACCAAAAACGTGTATAACGAATATATTTTGGTTACTGAAGAAGGTGGAAATAAGGTGCTTGAATCACTTGGTATGGTAAGTACCGGAGTAGATTCGACTTATCTTGATCTATCCATATTTCCCAGTACTTCTACTTCTGGAACTCTTGATGAGGATTCGTATGCAAAAGTTATGGATGCTTACAATAACAGGATTACATTAGGTAAGCTTAGTTTTTATTATTTTTCTTTGGATTATTTTTTAGATAATGATAATTCTGAATTAAAAATAATAGCTGTTTTATTTAATAACACCAACTCAGAGGAAGACGTATCTGGATCTTATATAGATATTGAGATGGTAACTTATATTGTTGCCCAAGATAAGACATATAGGGCTATAGCTAATACGGCTACGTTGTCTAATGCCATGTTGTCTTATTTGAAGTTTATGGCTAAGACTCCTAAGGTTGTTACAACATTAGCAAGTTTGCCAATAGATGCTCATAATATCATAGCTAACGTAGCTTCCGCTACGAACCTGTCTATGGCCGTATCTTCCGATGATGTTGGGCGGGAATGGCAGGTGCGGGTTAACAACACCACCGGCACGGACATCACACAGCCGCTTCCTACCTCCGGTCTGTTCCAGAGTATGTCAGGCGATAGCGTAGTGATACCTAAAAATAGTTTTATAGAATTAAGTATCTGGTATATCAATGATAAGTTGGTTATCAGAGTAGGTGAACAAGCTTAATAGAAAGAATAGAATATGCTTTATGTAAATAAGAATATAAAAGGTTTTTATTGGGAAGGATACGAGTTGGATTCCTCTTCTTACGAAGTAGGGTATTCTTACCAAGATTTCTTAGATGGTAAATGGGTTCAACTTGACTCCGATCAAGAAAAATTCCATCAAGACAATCCTGATGCGAGTGTGAAAGAAGTTATTGCCATGCAGCTTGACCCGGAGCCCCCTGGACCAACTGAAGAGGAGTTGCTTGCCAAGGCCAAGGACAAGAAGGTTTCTGAGGCCAGGGAATATGCTTATTCTGATGCTGTCCGCTCTTATAGTTTGGATGGTAAACAGATATGGTACAACAGCAGCATGAGACAGAAGGTTAAAAACGATATTGATGTAGCAAAAGGAAGCGGGATATACACCGTATCCGTAGCAGATTCAGAATACGAGCTTGATATTGCTAATACGGCAATGAATGAAATGCATGTATATGAATCTGAGTGCAACGATCGTACTGCTGCCATAGAAAAGGAAATAGCTTCTAAAACCAACAGGAGTGAAGTTGAGTCTATGAAAGTAGATGAAGGATATCCTGAAAAGTTGGTAAGAACAAAGGATCAGATAATAGAAAAAAATAAGATTCTTGAAGCTAACGATCCGGAGAAAGCTACAGCTATGTATATGAGAGCGATGATTAATACTCCTACTATGCTTGAAAACACTGACCAGAATCTTGCTCTTAAGATAAAGGGATTGTACCCCATCTGGGATAAGGATGGAGTTTACGGCGACAAAGGTCTTCCTATGGGTACGGCTGTTGTAAAAGGGCAACGTTTCCGTAGCAAGAACAAACCTTCGGATTTGGATTGGACCCTGTTTGAAGTAAGGCAAAATCATAATCTCCAAGCCGACTGGGTTCCTGGTCAGGGAGGTGGAGCTGAAAGCCTGTATATGGTTGTTCAGGAAAAGCATTCAGGTACGATAGATGATCCTATTCCTTGGGTATATAATTCTATTTTAGAGAATGGAAAGTATTACATTGACAAAGAAATTAAGTATCTTTGCATAAGAGATTCAGGCATCCCTTTGGCTTACGAGAATCTTTCTGATCTTGTATCAGCAGGATACGTGAGGGTTGTTTAGGTCGTGATTTGTTGTTAATGTTATGGATAACCCCTGTATATTTATTTATGCAGGGGTTTTTCTTTAATCCAGACTCTACTTATTTTTCATATCGGTAAGGTTCTGATTATCTTTGTGAAAAAGGTTAAGTTATGGAAAGAAAAAACATTATAAAAGAATTGAGTCAGTATTTTAGTATTGTTGAATTAGTTGGTCCTAAAGAATACGGTAGAGACAAAGATCTTTGCTGGAGGTATTTAAGAACTGAATTGCTTCACACGATACTGGTTTTAAGGAAAGACATCTTAAAAACTCCAATGACGGTTAATACCTGGAAGTCGGGTGGAAGGTTTGATGAGCGTGGTTTTAGGAACAATATCTCGGATATAGTAAAATCCAAGACCGTATCAGGGTCTTTGTATATCAGTCCTCATATGCTTGGGGCAGCCATCGATTTTGATGCCAAGGGTATGACGGCAGAAGAGGCAAGGAATAAAATAATTCAGTCGCAGGATTTACTTCCTTGTCCCATTAGATTAGAATCAGGTACCAATTGGGTCCATATTGACGTATATGACTCTCTTGGAAGTAGCAAGAAAGTAACTATGTTCTAATATGGCTTATCGTTTTGTAGGAAGGATGAATTTAGAAAGTTTCTGGGCTTTTCTCATTTCCGGATTATCAGCATTGTGGATGAATTTCCAGGAGATTCACCACCTTATATATTCTATATTGTTTATATTAGCTATAAATCTTTTGTTAGCTACTATAAAAAGTATCAAACACTGCTATATCCGAAGAAAGAGAAAGAGGCCTTTTAAGATATTGACATGCATAAGCGAAATGGGAGTTTTGAAAATCCTTCTTGAGTTCTCGGCCTGCTCTTTCGGGTTGTTCACCATATCCGGAATGGATCTTATTATGTCTATGGGAGGGCATAAATCCCCAGAGTTTATAGACATGCTTCTTCAGTGGATTACGATATTCGCCTTAATATTATACGGTGGAATGGCATTCAAACGCCTCGGCGACCTTGCACCTGATTTGATGATAGTAAAAGGTGTTAAGTATTTCTTTAGCAAAGTAAGTTGGTGGCAAAAAGTTCCATTCGGAGAAGAGCTTAAAGAAGGTATTAACAACGGTGATATACAAGAACTTTTAGACGAAGATAAGGAGGGTAAAAGATGTGTTTGCAAAAAATGAGAGCCAGGCATGTGTTAGGAGTTCTTCTACTGTGTTTTATATCTTTCTTGTTTGGTAAAACATGCAAGAAACAAGAAATAATATACGATATAAAAATAGATACTGTAATAGATACCATTATCCAACCTGTTCCTGTTCCTCAGTATATAGTTGACGTAGGGGAGGTAGAAATACCTTTCCCTATGGATGCTATAGTTGAAAAAGATACGATAAAAGACACTGTTTATATCAATATTCCTATACAAAGAAAAACATACAACACAGATGATTATCGGGCTGTTATAAGCGGATACAGACCTAATTTAGACACGATGATCATCTACCACAAAAAAGAAATAATATACGAAAAGAGCCGGCGCTGGGGCATAGGACTGACGGCAGGGTATGGGGTTGGGCGCGAGGGCTTTTCCCCCTACTTAGGCGCTGGAATCTATTATAGGATATGGTAATAATCACGTCCTATTTTATTTAATACACAACATTTTAAACTTTTATCACCCCATTTACTTATCTTTGTGGAAAAAGGTAAGTTATGAATTATATCGATATTTTACCACAGATAAGAAATAACATTTTCTATGTCAGGATAGTAATGACCGACTACGATGTGGAAAATCAGATGGTTATTAGAATAGTATCCAGAAGAAATGACGGTCTGTACAAGACGGAAGTAGTACAGTATCCAAATGAAGGAACTGATTACAACGGAGAAATCATTGTTCCTATGTTTGGTATGGCTAAGTCATTGGTGGCCCAAATAGTAGGAGTTAAGATAAATGGTACCGAGGTACGTGTTAATAGTACTGAAGTAGAGGGAGCTGATATAACAGCCAGATACGATGATTCCCTTACCAGAATGGGATGGGAGGAGAGTATGAACAACATCCATCTTGATTTTGAGGTTATAAGCACCAACAACCCTAAAACGCTTCGCATAGCCGATCAGTCGGAATGGGGGATACTTGCAGACAGACCGGCTATTATAGAGATCGTGCCACCTGAAGACGAGAATAAGTATGTTTATTATCTTGGTAAGAATCAGTTGAATGTATTCAACAGTAAGACTCTTGGCATAAATCCAGGTCGCGGAAATGATTTTGAAAACCTAAAAGATGGTATATACGATATTACCATAAAAGGCAGTCCTTCCTCTTATTCATTTAATAGAAAGTATTTAAAAACAGATCTGATCCGTCTTAACATAGATAAGATATGGGCCAGGTCAACTGTGTTATGTGATCATGAGGATGATGACGTTATTGACAAAATAAAAGAAATAGAGTTTCTGCTGGCTGCGGCTGAAGCTAATATGAGATTAGGGAATTTTGAAAACGTAAAACAATTATACGAAAAAGCATCTAAATTGATTTACGTTCTCAATAATTGTGAAAATTGTGGTTGCAAAATGTAATTAATTAAATATAAATAAGTTATGGGATGTGGATGTGGAAGAAGTAATATTACTTCTGTTAATAGAAATAGGGCTATAAAGCCTCAGTCGAATACGACACCTAAAGCTGATTCTAATGCGGCTTGTATTCAGAAATACGATGAACTTGCTGTATTGGACAAGAAAATCATAGACCTTCATCGCAAGTTCAGGTTTGTAGGAGGTGTAAGTAAAAGGTATGCTGATATTCAAAAGCTGGTAAGAGGCTGGATTGTTAATTTGAAGAACGAGTGCCCGGATCCGGATGATCTTGCTACTTATTCTGAATACATAAATAAAGAATACGCCAGGTATTTTACCGTGAAGTGATATGGCAGTTACCGGAAGTACACAGCAAATTCTTTTCCCTTCATCTTACTTATGTGAGTGTGCTGATCGTTTTATAGCATGTAAGGCTGATCAGTATCTACAATATCATAAGTATAAGGTAGGTATTAAGCCTGATATGGATATGGTTCTTAAAATAGATCGTATGAGAAGAATCGTATGTGAAGGGGAATGCGGGTTGTGCCCGGACGAGATTCAGAAATTTAAAGAAGAACTTAATAAGATCTTGTCATGAAAAAGATGTATTACAACAAAGAATACAGAAAAGCTTTCAAGAAATCGGACTGTCCGGAAGATCTTGGTTCTGAAGAAACGTTTATCGTTCATGAGGCTGAATTTTGTTCGGATATAAGCCAGGATGATGCAGATAGGAAAGCGGAAGAGTTTGCGGAGAAAGAAGGCCCGTTGTATGCTAATAAAGTAGGTGGCTGTTGCGAGGTATATTATAACACAAGACAGGAAGGGGATTTCTTTAAAAATGATTGTCCTGATGGTCAAAAACAAGAACAACCCACACATCACGTGGTAGAGGCCGGGCGTGTATGGTCTAAGTTCAGTACCGAAATAGCCAACTACGAAGCTGCGAAGATTCTTGAGCAAGAAGGGCAGGCTGCCGCTAACGAATCTGGAGTATGTAAAACCGTTTATTACAACGAAGATCAACATGGTTGGTTTAGTAAACGTTGTAAGGAAGGATGGAAGGCCCCTGAGAAATACAGGAGGATATACGCTGGTACCGTAACGTCTTTCATTAGCGTTGATGATGCCAATGAAAAGGCTAAGAAGATACTGGAAGAAGAGGGCATGAAATGGGTTAATGAAAATACCAAATGCGAGCCTGTTGTTGATGAATGCAAATTTGATTTTTGAAAATGAGCAACGTAAAATTTAATCCGACAGAAGGTGAGAACGATAAACTGGTGTCGGTGTTTTCTGAAATAAATGAAGGCCTTGATACGACTTTGAATTACACTATTTCCGATGAAGGGAATAAGGCTAAGAAGAGCATCGTCGTTAATCAAGTTGGTAAAAGGGAAAAGTTTTTATCGAAGAAAGGGGAGGAATCTGAGCCTTTTGTTTTGTCTGATGGTAATACTTTCAACGTTCTTAAAGAAGGTGCTTCAGGATCGGCATCCGCTTGGGCTGAGGACCAACTTCCTCCAGAAGCCACGGAATCAGTTGGCGACAAAAGCCTTCTCCCTTCTTGGGATTTTTACCTTATAGACATGACTCAAAATACCGGAGACAAAGTGCGTCCGGTAGGAAAGCTTCGTAAGAATAATCTCCTTAGATTTGAAAACGGAGATTTTGCTCCTACGGTAGGTATAACCGAGGAAATGAGAGCCGAATGCGATGTGGAACTGTATTTGGATAACGGTCATAAAAATAAGTATTGTGATGCCGGAGCATTTGACGCCAAGGCTTTTTACGAAGAGTATGGTATTGGTCAAAAACTTTATAATGTATCAGGATCAGAGGTAAGGATTTTAAGACCTTGGGAGACTACTTCAAAGAATTATAGCATATTCTTAGGATGTAGCAAGAGCCTGTATGTGGCTGACAAGGTAGTTGGAAAAAGCGGGAAAATATGGTCTGGGGTGTACGACGCAGACACGGTTCCTATGCTGGACGGACTTGACCTGCGCCAGACGTGCCATGTGCTGCCACCCACGGCCTTATCTCCTGGACCGGTATGTACAGTAGACTCCAAGGCAAGATCTTTCTTTTTCTTGTATGAGGGAGAAACAAATTGTAAATCCGGAGCCGGAGTTGGTAACGCCTGCACGATGTTTCTAAATGGAAGAACTTATCCGAGGAGCAATGACGTAAATCAAATCAATATAGCTAAGTATTCGAGGGCTAATAACGTAGATCCTGAATCTTCTTATCCTTTTTCTGAAGGTGGGTTTTTGACCTTGAATGCTTATATTATATACCTTGAAATGCTGTATGGTACTAAATACTTGGTTAATCCAGATACTTTCGGCTCAGGAATATCAAGTAATAGCGGAGTAGGTAATGATGTCAATTATCGCAAATATGGAGGAGTGAAATACCGTAAAAAAGGAGAAGAGTCGTGGTTGTATGGAGTATGGGCTACAAATGCTTCTATTATACATTATGAACCTGCTAAAAAAACTAATTTTTCTTTCCTCATAAATTCAGACTATCCTAAAGAACAGTGCATGGAAAGCCAGATGGCGGCTTCTTTTGCATTTGAGACAGGAGTAGAGGAAGGATTAGAGTTTGATTTTTATGGAGGAAAATACTGGTATAAGAACGTCCAGGGAGCCAAGAGTATGGCTGAAGGTCATATGAATGTTATTGTGTTTAAGGAAATGACTGGTACCATATCAGCCTTAAACGAAAATGACGAACCGGCAGAATTTGATTTGGAAGTTATTTTAAGGATGTCTTTATACGATGGTATGAATCTGTCTGGAGACGTCTTTAGGTATTGTGGAGGAGGATACGAACAGGTAGGGACTTGTTTAAATGATCCTAATGTCACTCGAATAGGTAATACTATTGATATTTATATAGAGCCAGATCAAAAGAAATGGACATATGAGAAAAGGTCTACTATAAATAATGGTGAGGTTTTTAATTTTGAATCTAAATATAAAAAGATAGCAACTACCCAAAATTTAGGAGATAGTTATGCTTTACACCGTATTCCTTATACCGGATGGAAGGATAAAAAAGGGGGAAGTATCGGAACAGGAGAATGTTTTTATACATGGGACAATTGCTACTGGGCTTTGTCTGTCGGTATAAAGTCCAGAGTGGCTGCTCGTTTCGGCGGTAATGCGAACAATGGCAATTGCTCGCCTCGTAATCTGCATGCGCCTAACGCCCCTTTTCATACGCTTCGCTACACTTGCGGCCTTGCCCAGTTGTTATTAGACGTCAGTCAACCGCAGGTTTGATGGGTGCAACCCATTGATGGCGCAGCCATCATAAGCGCAGCGCTAAGGCGCAGCCTTTTATACTATATCACGGCGCAGCCGTATCTTGTTAATATAATATTTTATAGCTACAAAACAAAAATTTAAAATATTTAATACAAATTGTTTTGTAGCTATAAAATATTATACATACATTTGCAATGTCATTAGACAACAGAGATAGTTAACATTATAAACAATAAAAATTTATTCAATGAAATCCGTCAGTCTGCTAACAAGTCTTACATTGGGATCTGACCTCTGAAATAGCAAATAACGGTTGAGAAAAAGGTTAAAAAGAATTGGCTGCTCGTTTCGGCGGTAATGCGAACAATGGCAATTGCTCGCCTCGTAATCTGAATGCGAATAAAATAAATCCGAATAATTTATTATTTTAATCGTAGTAATCATTATATTTGCCATGTGGATATAATAATTGATACATGAAAGTTATTAACGTTGTTGGGTATGAAGGTATATATGCAGTAAGTGATACTGGTATTATTTTCAATATTAAAAAAGGAACTGTAATGAAGACTCGTATTAATATATATGGTTACGAGGAGGTGACGCTTTCAAGTGCTAAGAGTGGAAAGAGCAAAATGAGGGTGCATAGGATAGTATATGAGTCTTTTAATGGTAAGGTAAAAGATGATTTGGTAATAGATCATATAGACAATAATAAGTTAAATAATAATCTTAGTAATTTAAGAAAACTCACAAATAGAGAGAATATATGTAGGTCAAAGGTTTCAAAATACGGAAGGGGAGTGCATTACTTTGAGAAGATAAATAAATATGGTGCTTGCATTCAGATAAATAAGATACAATATCATTTAGGTGTGTTTTGTGATGTTGAAGATGCAAGAAATGCATACGACAAAGCTTTATCGGACTGGAACGATAATGGTATATTGCCTTATAAGAGAGATAGGACTGTAAAAAAATGTAATGCATGCAACGAGGTGAAATCTGTATCTGAATTTTATTACATAAAGGGTCATGGCTATCAGTATATGTGTAAAGAGTGTCAAAAAAAGTACGGAAAAGAATACAGGATTAAAAAGAAAAAAAAATGCGAATAATAACATAGAATACATTGATTGACTTCTTTTTGTGATGGTGTGGATAAAAAACACTATCTTGCACCAAAAAAAAGAAAGTCATGAACTCATGTAACACTTGTAAAGATGACAGACCTGATATTCTGAGATCTAATATCTGTATCGGGTCTGATCCGTGTAATGACTGTACGGACAATTGCGAAATTCTTCCAAAAGAATGCGATTGCCCGTATGGTCATTTAAGCGATCATTGCATTCATTATACAGGATGCAAGACATTCATATCCAAATTAACTCCAGGTATGCCTTATAATGAGGTTATGCATAATATAGAACTTGTTTTCGAAAACATAGATAAGTTTTTGGATAGGATGGTTGAAGAAAATACGCTTCTAAAACAAAGGGTTGAACAACTTGAAAAACAACTTCAAAATGGAAAAGAGTGCACAAATTGGTGAGGACTTAAGTGGTAAACACGTATATGTTCCACATGTGGACGAGACGCCGGTGCCATGTCCGGACGGATACACCTGCACGAACTGCGTGTACTGCGCTGACGGCATCAACGCTGGCTACTTCAGTCTGGCTCAGAAATCTGATCTTACGGCTTTAATCAATGCAATGATATGCCGTATGGAATATCAGGATAGGGAAATAGAATTTTTAAAACAAAAAATAAATATTTTAAGCAATAATGGCAATAACAGGTAACGGTTGTTTTGGCAGTCATAGTGGGTGCGAACGCCCTCATCATTGCGATATTCCTTCTTCTAAAATATTCTATGATGGGGAAACTATAGAAGAAGCTGGTTTGTATCATGGTATGCCTTTAAACAGGGCTTTGGCTAATTTAGCTAAATACGTTTCAAGGGCTATTAACGTAAGTGGATCTGTCAATACAGAAGTATTTGACGGTACTTCTCATGTGGTTCTAAAGAAGGATCCGGCAGAGATTTTGCTTGTATCTTATTGCGGAGGTGTCGTACCTTCTGATATGTATAAAGTCCAGGGCCGTACTGTTAGGTTCTGCCGGGATATGTGTCAACAAGATGAATTTGCTGAAGTGAGGGTCGTGTACCGAGAAGAGGCAAATAGTTCTTATGGGTTCCATTGTTAATTTAGGAGGATAAGAAATGGCAGAAAAATGCAAAGGATTTATATGTGGGGGTAATCTCATTGATGGCTCTGTGCCTTCTGATAAGTTAGATAAAGAAACTATTGTCGAGCTTATTAAAGAGATTTTAAAAGAGGAAATGCACGAATCTTGGCTTAAGGAGATAATAGAAACCATACTTAAGGAATCTATTGATTCAGATTGGCTTCGTGAGTTCTTTAAAGAGGTTCTTAAAAAATATGCTAAAGAGGAATGGTTTAAGGACATTATCTGTGGTTTAGGATGTGTAGGGGTACAAGAGATATTTGACGTTATTCCTACTGACATAACATTTGAAGCCACAGGTGGTACGGCCACGGTACAGGTTGTGGTAGATGATGGCGTTGAATGGGAACTGACACTTTAATGAAGGAGGGTTATTATGAGCAAAGAAAGAATATATAAGATGGATGATGGTTCTTGGCTTACCTCGGACAAGAAGGAAGGTGTCGGTCGTGATAAAATGAATTTCGATGCTCCATCTTGGAAAGGAAGGGAAGACAGGATCACTATCCGAATTGTGAAGAAATCCGATACTGAAAGTATGAAAGCTATTACTTTCAGGCAAAAAGGCATTAAGATCACAGAAGTCTCGGTTAGCAGGCTGGAGTTCCCTATATCTGGTGGAGATAAGCAGATTCTTATTACTACCAACGCCGCTTCGATCAATGCCCTTATTACGGGTGAGAAAGATATAAAGGGTGTCATAAAAGCATTTACCACCGCTTCCGGTCTTAATATTGACGTCAATGATATTAGGCTTGATTATGGTTTCCCTGGTGATCCGGGTCTTGAAGACACGTTCCAGGTTTCGATGATTGTTTCCATGCCTGGCAATGAGGATGGGAATGAAGTTAATGAGAACATAACTATAAATGGTGTACTGATTCCTATTTATCAACCCGGAAAGGTCGTTCCTTACATTAAATTGGATAAGGAATTTGAACAGGTTGAGGGTGATGAAACAAGCACGCAGTTAAGTATAGAAAGTAATATAAAAGATTATGTTATTGAAATAGTTGAATGCGAGTCTGTGGATAAGGAGGAAATTCACCTGGACAAGGATGTTGTTAATCTTGATTTCGATGGATCACCGGAGGTAATCAACGTAAATACAAATCCCGAAAATTTAAGATGGAGGATCAGCGAATGAAAGTAGGTAATTGTTGGGCGAACATAGATAAGAAAGAAGGCAGTCTTAACAGCAAGGTTAATATTTACTTTGATGAAAATGATACTGGTGCCAACAGAAGTGTCAAGATAAGGGTGTCTTCCAGGGATGGTGACGTATCTGAAGAATATACGTTAGTTCATAAAAAAAAAGAACAGGTAGTTTATAAAAATAAAAGACAGTCGGCTCTTTTCACAAAAGAAGGATGTAATCCTGAGACAGAGAAAGGGGAAGAGCTTGAGTATGTTGTTGAGGCCGGTAAATACACATCTATCATATCTCAGTCTGATGCTGATAACAAGGCTATGAAAGACATTGATCAAAATGGTCAGAACTGGGTTAATGAGCATGGTCGTTGTATAACCATATTGTGGTATAATGTTAAGAAATCAAAGTCGTTTAGAAAGAACGATTGCGATCCTGATACTGAAGAAGGAAGTTTGGTTACGATGACTATCGAAGCCGGGCAGTTATCTTCTACTATAAGCCAAGAGGATGCAGACAGAAAGGCTGAAGCTGAGTTGGATGCCAATGGTCAAGACTATGCTAATTCTCACGGCACTTGCAATACCGTCAAATGGTACAACGATAGGAAATCCAAAATGTTCCAAAAAACAGATTGTGAGGTGACTGAAGTTGGATCTACGGTAGAGTATGTTGTAGAAGCCGGCCGCTTCTCTTCTTCTGTTTCTAAGGAAGATGCTAATCGGAAGGCCTTGGAAGCCTTGGAAGCTGAAGGTCCAGGATATGCTAATGAGCATGGAACCTGTGAAACAAATTTATGGTATAGTGCAGAGAAGTCGAAAGTATTTTATAAGAATGACTGCGAAGATGGGTTTATCGGAGCCCCTTACACTTACACGGTAGAAGCCGGTAAATACACATCAGGCGTAAGTCAAGAAGATGCTAATAGGAAAGCTCTTGATGATATAGATAAAAATGGTCAAGGACAAGCCAACCTTAATGGTGAATGCATTGAGGATCCTAATTATTTTGTGGGAAAGGCTTCGGCTCGTGTTCAGAAAAATGATTGCGATGCCGAATCTCAGACCGGAAGCTTCGTTGATTTGACTGAAAGGGATCTTGCTGGATACCCTGATGCTTTTGTGTCAAGGGAAAGCCAGGAGGCTGCTAATGCGTTGGCTGAAGCTGCTATGGAAGAACAGAAACAAGGGTTAGCTAATAAGAAAGGTACTTGCATCGATAAAGATCAGTTTGTTGGTGTATATAGCAAGGTGTTCACAAAAGACAACTGTGAAGGGGAAGGAGTAGGTTCGGAAGTGACAGTAGACCAAGACGATGTAACCGGTGGTCCTTTTACTTCATACGAAAGCCAGGAGGCGGCTAACGCGCTCGCTCAGGCTGCCGTAGAGCAGCAGGGTCAGGCTATAGCTAACCGGGACGGCCATTGCACGTGGACTGGTAAATACAGTGAAGAATTTACTAAAAATGATTGTACTGAAGATCAGGTAGGATCTAAGATCACTGTAACTGAACGAGATGTTGTTGGTGCTCCTTTCACATCTACCGTAAGCCAAGATGATGCTAATAACAAGGCCAAGGCTGCTGTCAAAGAGCAAGGTCAGGCTATTGCCAACAATAAAGGTAATTGCGAAGATATGGCAATATATACCGGTCATTACAGCAAGAAATTCGTTCCTGAGTGCGAGGTTTGTCATAAAGGCGTAGAAATGGAGGTTACGGCTGTAATGGTTAACGGTAGTCCTGTTACGTCAACAGAAAGTCAAGAGGCGGCAGATACAGAGGCCCGCAGGATCGTAGAAGAAGGCGGTCAGGCTTATGCTAATAAAAACGGTAACTGTACGCCATTAAGCACCGATCCTGTATGGGAAGACGTAGAACCGGAAGAACTTAGATGTAGCGAAGGTAAGTCTCAGAAAAAGCAACGTGACACCAATGAGTGTTCTGAAACCCACAATCAAGAACGTTGGGTAGACGGCGGAAATAAAGTTTGTAGCTGGACCGGTCATTATTCAGAAACGTTCCAGAAGAACGACTGTGAGATACCGGATTCAGGAACAGAAGTAGAGGTAAGTGAAGCTGATGTTGAAGGTAATCCTTTTACTTCTTTCGTAAGTCAAGAAGATGCTGATAATAAGGCCAAGGAAGCTGTTAAAGCCCAAGGGCAGAACATTGCCAACCAGAGAGGTAAATGCCGGTTCGTAGGTGTATATAGCAAGGAATTTACGAAAGACAATTGCGGATCATGTCAGCATGGTGTTCCGATGAGCGTAACACAAGACATGGTGGGTGGACCGTTCTATTCCAATGAAAGTCAGGAAGAGGCAAATAGGTTGGCTCAGGAAGCCGTAGAAGCCCAGGGTCAGGCTTATGCTAACAAGAACGGAACGTGTGAAACAGATAACACCGATCCTGTATGGGAAGATTCTGAGCCGCTCGAAACCAAATGTGAAGGTGGTAAATCTTATAAAAAACAGGTTAATACCAACGAATGTTATGGTGGAGAACATGAGCGTTGGGTAGAAGGCGGAGACAAAGTATGTACCTGGATCGGAACATATAGCAAGCAATTTACAAAACAGTGTGCTGACGGAGGTGTCGGGTCTAAGGTTATCATAGACCAAGATGATGTAACTGGCGGTCCTTTTACGTCTACAGTAAGTCAAGAAGACGCAAATAGCAAGGCTCAGGCTGCCGTCGAACAGCAGGGGCAGGCTCTCGCCGACGCGCAGGGAACTTGTACCTGGACTGGTAAGGCAAGTAAGGTTTTCACCAGAAATAATTGTGGAAGCTGTCAGCATGGTTCTTCTGTTACCGTAACCCAAGACCAGGTAGGTGGTCCATTTACGTCCAATATCAGTCAAGCTGATGCCAACAAAAAAGCTCAAGATGCTGTAAATTCCCAAGGTCAGGCAGTGGCTAACAAAAACGGTGATTGCGTAGCTGATAGCACAACTCCTTCTTGGTCGGATACCGGAAGTACCCGTTGCAGCGGTTGTACATCTCAGAAGCAACAACGTGACACTAATCCATGTTCTTCTTCTTACAAC